TAAGAGCAAGGGCATCATTGCCATTTTGATAGGCGAAGTCCATGTGTTCGCCGGGGTAGCCGAGTCCATCAAATGGGCTACCTGTTCCGCTGTGAGCGTGTAAACCTACAAAGGGGATAGAGCTTTGTGTTCTTTCAATCATTTATTCTCCATGTTGTTTTTCATTTGCGTATAGGCTTGGACTAACTCTGTCTTAGAGATGCTAGGAGTTCCAGCAGTATCCCATTTTATACTTTTTTTGTCAACATCTTTTTTCAGATCCCACCACTGTTTCCACATTGCATTGAATATAGTTATCACTTTTTCATTATTAGCTTTGATAAATAAATTGCCCTCAAGACTGCAAGACTCATAATCTAGATTGATTTTACCGGCTTGCGCTCCCGCTCTTCTAAAAACAAAATCTGGTTTTGTCTTCCAGGTTATTTGTCTTTTGACTTGTTTCGTTTTGTAAGAATTAAATAAAAAAGATGGCAATTGTTTTTGTAATTGTTTAAAGCTTTCCCACGCTTGACTTTCACACTCGAAAGAGTGTTCTTCTTCTTCAAACTTTAAAGTTACATTTGCCTTGCCATCAGGCTTAAAAAACAACTTCTCTCCACCAGTTTTAATAGAAATTAGCAATAAAGAGTCTGCATCGTAGTCCTCTGATGTTAGAAACACAAAATCTTCATGTTCTAGAGGTAGTACTACTTTTTCTCTTTTTGTGCCTTTCTTTTTCCAAACCTGAAACACACATGGGACACTATATTCTATTTCTCCCATGGCATCTAAGCGAAAAGAGTTTGGATCTAATATTGTTTCTTCAATGAGATGGAAATTTAAATTTAATTGATTTTGTGTTGCATTTTTTCTAAATGTTCTTGGGACAATAAAGGCTATAGTATCCGCAAATTTAGCAGAGTGGTTAAAAAACTTTTTTGCTAAACTGCTGTTTTTGCCAAAAGGTGGATTGCCAATAACTAAATATTTTTTATTGCTCATTGGCTCATAATCAAAAAAATCTTTTTTTTCAATATCTGCCAATTTAGGGTCCAGATCTAATCCGACGCGTTTGTCTAAGGGCAGTAGATTAAAAAACGATCCGTCTCCTGCAGATGGCTCCAGTATGATATCATATGGATTTAAATCGAAACTAGCAACACATTTAGCCGCTACGCTTTGCTTTGTATAATATTGATCTAGATCAACCAAAAAGAACCTCTCTCTGACCCTTCGGTATTTCACATTTAGGATACTCATTGATCAAGTCGGCGCCATCAACAAATTTTACTCGCACTCTTGGAAACTCAACGATATCACAACAGATATAACACAACTTACGAGCCTTATTATGAGCTATTTCGGCATTGAATGTTCGACCTTGACCTAGTTGGTTTGATGGCTTAAACTTTAGTCCGTTTTTTGTAAAATTCTTGGCATCATACTTATTGCCAGAAGTATCAACGTGATCGTGGTCTTTGTTTCCTTCAATTCTTGTTAATTCTGGAAACCAGTGTTGCAGTTGCTCTTCAAGAAAAAAAGATGCAAGCCTCCCGTCTTTTAAAAGATCATACATGCGACTTTCTGAAATGCTTCCAAAGGATGTGCGACCTTTAAGTGAAAACTCATATGTTTTATTTTTTTCTAGCTTCATTTAACCTCTCCTAAACAATCTTTGTAACTGGTACATACTACTAAATCCTATTAAAAGTGTCAAGAACAAAACGTAGAATAATGCTTCGTTAATTATCTTCAGTGTCTTCTTCAATGTCCCTCCCTAGTGGATTCCATTCGTTATATGACATTAGAAAGTCTTTCGGTCTGGGTAGGCTGTGTTCTCCACCTAGCCAAGCTTTTAGACCCTCCCAGGAAGACACATCATAATACCAAGGCAGGCTACACGTTCCTGCGCCTTCTGTATTTACTTTGCTGAAAACAAAGTCGTGAGTAAAATATCGACCGGTCCAACTTTCAGATGCTTTTAGTTTGTTTAGTTGATCGTCGTAACCTTTTGTTTCGCTTTTCCTGAAATGTCTTCGGCATTCTAAAAAGTCTTCCGATAGGAAAGTAAAGGGTAGGAAACTGCCATCTTTAAAATTTTGATTATCACATTCCGCATAAAAGTTAGTGCTCGTGTTTCTTATCGCTGGTCTATGGTCTTTTAACCACCACGGAGAAAACATACCGTAAGGAAACGAAACAAAGTATTTATCTGGATGTGCGAAACGGCTTATTTTTCTACTTACGTGCCAAGCATATTGAGCGCCTGTGATAATGCTCCAAGCAAGGCAGTCTCTACGACCTGTATCTTTTGGATGCATTGGTGTGTAGTAGATGGGAACCTCATAGACTTTTGGTCGTTTACCGAACGTATGTCCTTTATCATAGCGAACAGGATCTATAACCCAGTCTCCTAAACGATACCGTATAAGAGGTTGCATATCCTTGGGGCAAACCAACCAGACGGTGTTACAACCTGCGACCACACAGTCAAAGACTGCTTTCTCAACTGCGAGATAGTTGTGTCCAATGGGCATTAAACTATCATGCCAGGGGAAGTTGAAGTCTAGCGGCTGTCCTGCTACTGGAACTATGCCTGCTAGATTTACGTGTGTTTTATTTTTTATTGTTAGTGCGGGTTCATACATAAATAAACTTTATTTTTTCTGCTTCCTCATAAATGTTCATTTTAGGTTTGACTATTCGTTCTTGGACTTCTAAAACAATCTCGTCTCTTTTCATGAAGTTTCCCGTGAAACCTACATCTTTTAGTATTGTCTCTGTCTTGAACTTAGCCATTGTATCAGAAAAATCAAAGTTGTTCAACTGCTTTTTAGTTAAGTTTGAAACAACTGCTATCTTTGCTGGACTGTTTATGTAATCTTTGTGAATGTGGATTTCATTTGCTAAATCATCACCTGTTTTTAGAGTAAAAGCAGTGTCTTTGAAAACAAAAGAAACAGCCATCATCGTATCTATTACAGTAAATTGATCGACCTCTTCTTTTTGATCGGGCAAACCTATAACATTTTGGTCATCAAAAAGAGTTACTTTATTGTAAGTTGTTCTATTTATTATATTATTTTTACAGGCGACAGTGATTTCATCATCGTCGACTCGGACTGCGTTTACATAATCACCACCGATTATTTTGCCGTCCATCATTAGTTTGTAGTAAAGTAGCCCCCAGGCAAGTTTTTTGTCTGAGGGCTCGTAGGAGGGAGGAAAGGAAGGCTTATTTATTATCAATCTAGTCCCGTGTTGATAAGCCCATTGAAGAGCATTTAAGCTTCCACCAATTGTTATATTAACATCCTGGATCATAATTTTTAATGTTTCTTTTCCATTTTCTGAGTTTTTTCCAATGTTTTGTCCGTTGGAAGCAGCGATAACGATTTTCTTTCGTTAAGCGACCTCTAACTGCCTGAGCCCAAGCCCCTAGCCATTTTTGTTTATTTGTGAGTTTGTAACCTCTGCAGCGATTTTTATCACGAGTGTTCGCAACGTGAATCATCCAAACGTGTGCTGATTGTATTGGATCAAGTCGATTGAGTCCATATTCCTTTTCTGCCCAATGCCAGAACTGAAGTATACCCTTGGCTCTTGGGTGTTTTTTTGTTTTGAAAGTTATCTTCCAATCGCCCTTTGCTCGGGCGTCATAGCCGCTCTCAACGCACGCGGCTGCTAGCAACATTCCTCGTAGATCTTCTGGGATATTATATGATTGAAAATAAAAATCCTCTATTTCAACCAGCTTCTCTATTATTCCTGTATCTAAGATTTTTGCCTTTGCGTTTTTACAGTTATATGCTTCACTCATTAAATCACTGTAATCATATGATAAATTTGTCACACTAATGACATTTAAAATTAATAATCCTATCAAACCTTATTCTCCTTCCACGCCTCTACAGTTATTGGATACAACTCTTGTGAAATATCCAGCATTGCTTTGGCAAGTTGTTGGATTTCCCACTGGGCACCCTCATGTGTGCGTAAATCAATAAACTTAAATAGATTGTTTAAGTTGGTAGTTGCATAATATTCTGTATAAAGATTTTGTGGAAGCACTCCTCTTGCTTGTTCGCGGCATACTCCTAGCTTTATTAACTTGTTAAAAAGATCCAAACTTCTCATATGGTGAGCCTGTATAGCTTCACTGGCTTTGTAAGAAGGGATAGGCACCACAGCATTACCAATAAAGATGTCATCAAACTTAGAAATATTTGGATTTATTAGTTCTTCTATGTTTGATGCTTGTCGGTTTGACTTATGTTGTGTTCTAAGTGCTTCTGGCTCATAGAACTGTAAATTAAAGTCTGTGTATCGGCGGCTGATTTCATTGTAAGACCAAGTGCGGTGCCTGTGGTGCTGTGATCGAATATAAAGCGGCACCTTGATGCGAAATGTAACCGTGCAATGTTCCAAGGTGGAAGTGTGGCGGTGCTTAATTAAATAATTAATTAATTTTTTATCTTTATTTGATAGCTCCTCCACTTCTTTACCAAAACTGACTCTTGCTGAATTTACAATAGTCATGTCTGATCCCATATGACAAACATAATCTACTTTGCCTATTCCGTCATCGAACAACTGCACGGTTTTCATCATACGCTAAACTCCCAATACTCCATAAACGTGGTTTTCTTGAACCAAGAGAAAATCACCTTGGTCTAGACTTGCTGTCTCAACCATCGTATCGTTAACAACAGCTAGATTTCCAACGTCATCAAGACTAACTTTGGTACAATCAGTTGCAACTTGGCTAATCTTGTATACGCCAAATGGATTCGTCTTTACATTGTAATCATCTGGGAGAAGAATAGTTGGAGCATCCTCTTCTGCCTGTTGTGGCGCCTCTTCTAACAATAAAAAGCGATTTCGTGGATCTAAACTCATACTTCCTCCTTGATTCCGAATTTCTTTTCAATAATATCGAACATTTCATTTACAGCATCAAGATCGGCTGATTTTTGATACATTCGAAGGGCTTTAACGGCGGACCAAATGTCTTCCTTTGTAAGCCAACCATTCTCAATGAACTCTGCTCGTAGTTCTTTCTTTTGCTCTTTATAAGGCTCTATTGCCTCCTCAAGAGCAATCATTGATTTAAGATAGTTAACAATATATTCTTCTTTAGACTTTTCATTTTCTGTATTTTCATCTTGTACGACTTGTAGAATAGCTTGATTCATTTTTTCTCCTTAGTAACAACCGTAGTCATAAGTTTCCCACCGGCAAGTGTCCCAGTAGTAACAATATTCAATATAGCACTCGTAATCAATAACTGTTGGGTCATAAACTACATAACAATCGCAGTCACCAAGTTCATCATACGATGTGCAATACTCATAATTTCTTGGACCAGTGTAGTAAAAGTTATATTCGCAGGCAGCAACTGGTGGTGCTGACTGGCTGGTAAAGTTTACTCTTGAAAAGGGATGAGGTCGCATCTCGCACCCAAGAGTAAGTGCGAGGACCAAACCAATGATTGATTTCTTCATGGGTATATAATAATAAACTTTTATTATTTTGTCAAGGGGTTTTTTTATGTAATCTCACAGGCGCCGCCTGCACAAGCCAGTTCGCCTTTGAGATCGGTATTGTCGGATACTTCAACAACTTTGGACAAATCAATGTCCTCTAGTGTGTCTAGCAGTCTATTGTAGGTTACTTCGTCGCAGTCTTCAAAGGGTGCTTGCTTATAAGTTCCGCCGTCATGAGGAAGAACTGAAAGACCGTTATAAACGGCTCTGTTATCCCACATCCATTGACCTACAGGCTCCCACTCTTCTTCACGGATGGAAACAGTAGCTGAAACATTGTGAGTGTTTTGACCTTTTCCGTGTCCGTTCTTTACCCACTGTGTAGATACTTTCTTTACTCTCTCCAACATATCCATAGCGGTTTCGCCTCGTGTGATCGCACCTGCGGGTGCTTTCTGCGGAACAGAAATGACTGCGGTGTCATGTGGTCTGAAAAACTCGTCCTCGACCAAATCTGGGTGATAAACAGACAGGTAGTTGTAGATTGCCTCGTTTTTACCAACCCGTAGTCGACGAATGTAGTATTCATTGTGCCAAGCGTGGATACCAGAAGAAGTGCCAAGAGCTAGGCTTGTTGTTCCTGCTGGCTTTACACAAGTAGTCCGTGCTGCAGGTTTAATTCCTACGAGATTAGCGATTCTTTTATTTTCTTTCCTAACTTCTTTAGCTGCTTCTTTCATATCCAGTTTTAGGACGTTACCAGAGGCAATACCAGTCATAGAAACACCCACAAGAGCGTCTTTTTCGGTAGTTCTACGCCAAACATCACGAAGATAGTGAAAGTCGGTGTAGGTTGCCTGTAATGTGCCTATGAAAGACGCTGCACGAGAGCGAGCGTTGATTTCTTCTTGTGAGTCAACGTCAGAAGCGTTGATTTCCGTAAGATTACAGAACTGATAAGGTCTTAGGGCAATCTCACAACACGGATTAGTGCCCCAGTCTTTATCATTTGAGAAATAAAACCCTGGTTCACCTGCTCCTGAAGCTTTTACACGAAACCAAAGGTCTTTAAAAAACTCTTCTGTGACCAAGTGACGCATAAGAACGATTGAGTTGTTTGCTCTACCACGTTGTGGGTTCTTTTCCCACCAATGTCCGCTTTTTGCGGAGATCATTTCATCATCACCAGCAGAGAATAGGGATATAAGCGCTGCTCGTCTAATGCCGCCAGCCAAAACTGCGTCAGCTATATAACAAACCATATCGTGAACTTCAATAGGAGTAAGTTTGTCGCCAACTTCCTTATTTGACAGAACGCCCTCTAGTTTGACTAAACACTCGCGGAGAGGTTGTGGTCCTGGGGCTCTACCTCCAGAGGTTACGAGACGAGCGCCTTTTGGTCTAATATCGCTGTAGTCAAAGCGAACTTTGGAGCCGCCAACAAAATAAGACTTCATTAGAACCTTTACAGCGTCTGCCCAACCTTCTATGGAATCACCGATAAGATGGCGTCTAGTGCGCTTTGTAGATGGGTGAACAATCTCGGGAAGCTCCCGTGTGTGATGAAATTGCACACTATAACCAACACCAGTGCCGCCGAGAAGTAAAAACATAACTTCATGAAACGAACGCCAATCATCAATAGGAACATAGGCGCAATTAAAGATGCGATTAGGGGCAACTTCAATGGGCTTGCCGCCAAACTGCATAGAACGCATAGAAGGAAGAACTTTTTTATCGTAAACATATTGATAAGCTGCCTCTATTTCTTCTTTCAACTCTGGAAATTTCTTAAGGTGCATTCCTTTATTTCTGTCTACTAACTCGGACCATACTTCTCTTCTTTCTTTCTCGGGTAAATACTTTGCATACTTCATGTGGACAGTAATGTCCGACAGGGTTTTGTTAGCAATGTCTTGTGGCATATGTCTCTCCTTATTTGTTCATATTTCTAAAGACTTCTCGGGCTTTGGAGAACTCTTTTTGTTGTTGTTTTGCTAATTGTTGTTGTTGTAATTTTACAACGTCATCTCTTTCTAGAACTTTAATAGACACACTTGATGTATCCATAAACGCGGAAAACACAATTCCATCAGGACCATTTCTGTTTTTGGCGACAAAAATACGCGCAATATTAGCATTTCTATCCTTGATAGTTCTGGATAGACTAATAATAAAATCTGCAACAAAGCACTTGTTAAATGCTTCCGAGATTGACTCCATTGTGATTACTTCTTCGTTTAGACCCTTTCGGTTGGTTTGTGAGGCGGTTACTATAGGGCAACCAAACTCTTGTCCAAGTCCGCGTAGCTCTTCATAAATAGATTCTAATTCATGTCTTTTCTCAGAATTTTTACGAACTATTGAACTTTTTAGCAAATCGCCGTAGTCAACAACGATCATATCGATTTCCATTTCTGTTTGTCTGATCTTTTCCAAATGGGTTTTAAGAGTTATAGTAGAAGCAGACTTAGTTGGAAACTCTTTTACAATAAGTTGCCCATCAATATCTTTGATTACGTCATAAACTTCATCTTTTTGATTTATAAGCTCATCTAACGGAATCCCAGTAAGACAGGCATCATAACGTTGAGCAACGGACGTATCGGCAAGTTCTAGTGTAAAATGGACAACATTTTTACCTTGTTTTAGGGCTTGTGCTCCAAGATGAACGAGAACGTGAGATTTTCCGGCTCCTGTTGGGGCAACTACAACTACAAGTTCGCCTTGACCTAAACCGCCCTTTGTTATCTTGTCTATTTTTGTCCAGCCAGTTGTTACTGGATTGCGGGCTCGTTCGATAAACCGAGCCTCAAAATCTTTAATATAATCATAGCCATGATCATTACTTATGCCTAAACGTAGGGCATCAGCTATTAATTTTTCTATTTCCTCAAACGAACATTTGTTCAGAAGCGGCACAGACTTCATCATCGCCTTTTTAAGAACTTGTTTTCTGCAGAAGTCTACAGACTTTGATATTATATATTCTGTATCTTGTATCTCTGGAAAAGCCTGAACTTTTACAAAATAGTCCATGACTTGTTTTTTAATTATTTCGTTTTCTTCTCCTAGTTCTGTATTTAGAACTGAGTTAAGTGTATCGTTTGTTGGGTGAATACCATATTCTTTTTTATAATTAAAAAGTTTGTCGGTAAAAACTTGAAGATATTTTAGCTCCAGATATTTAACATCTAATACTTCTTGCATCTGGTCGCAATACGATCGATCGTAAAGCATAAGCTTACACATATTTTCTTGGAAACTCTTTCCAAAAATTCCTAAACTGTCCATTAATTCCTCGCTGACTTGTGGATATAAATATAACCTTTATGGTTTGAAAAGTCAAGTTGAATATCAACTATTTTATAAGTGGTGAATGTTAAAGGATAAAAAAACTTAGCGTCTCAGTCTGCGCTTTTTTTTCTTTTTCTTTTTACCTTTTGAAGATTCGGAAGTCTCTGAAATACTTGAGGATTCGCTAAAATCAACTGGTTGAACAAAAGCGCTAGTGAGCAAGATATACAGTAATAAACCTAAACCGTATAAAAAATTACGCACCACTGCCTCCTGTGTTATACAGTAACTATAATTTAACTTAATCTAAAAGCAATGTCAAGAGCAATTTATTTAAATATTTTTTCTTTTGATGTAAGAAACATTTTAGGTAGAAAGGATTTCTTTAAACTCAACAACCTATCAAACTTTGCTCTATTTCTAGAATTGACATATTGACCCGTTGGTTTTTTAATTTCACCATCGATCATTTGATCTCCGAAATCATAGAACTTTGATTTTTTTGGGGGTGCCGCTGTCGCAGCAAAAGATAAGATTAGTAACGTGATAATAAGTATTTTTTTCAATAGTATAACTCCCATAAGGGGTGCGGAAATGATCACACCCGTTATAGGTAATTATGTTGGTTATTAACTTTGACGACTGAACAGGCTTTTTACATAACTTGTCCATGCCCAAAACTTTCTTTCTTCTAGGTAGTCTGGGTCTAGGTCGTTTGCGTAAGCTTCCACCTCAAATGGGTTTCCGTAATACGCCGCTTTCCAACTTCCCTTTGTGAAACGACCAATAACATAAAATAAACCATACAATATCCATTGAAGGACAAACAACATTTCTAATTGTTGTAAGAAGTGGATAGTTTCATGAGTTATTGTTTTCTCGCTTAACTGTCCACGGCAAACAACAAATGGTCCAGCAGAAAACGCCCATACGTCAATAGGAGCAATCTTTGATAGCCAAGATGGTAGTTTGCTATTTTCAATAAAAATTGGTTTTAAGTTCTTCATTTATTAAGTTCCTTTTTATCCCTTTGGATTCTTGCGAAACTTTCAAACATAGCACTCCAACTGATCTCATTGATCCCATCCTCTAACATCATTTTATACGTTTGAGTTTTATTGAAGGTGTGTTCGAAGTTGTCAATAATCCATTCGATGCTCTGTTTAGTCTGCGCCGAAAGGCTTGGGCTATACAGTTGCATCAGGTTATAATTAGACTGAATAAGTGGTTTATTCTCTTTTATAGAGGTGAACGCTTTAGCATTACTTTCTTGATTTTCACAGAACTCTATCAAATCATTGACATAAACATCCTCTTCTTTTTCGAAGAAAGGGAAGCGTTTAGCAACTGTTTTCAGTCCAATACCGGGAACTCCATCTAGATTATCGGATTTATCTCCAACAATAGCACGAGCAAGGGCAAAATTGTTTGGATGTATGCCGTGCTCTTCTATTATACTATTTTGTGTTAAAAGCTTTTTCTGCACAGGGCGATATAAAATAGTATTTTGATCAAGCAACTGATAAAAATCTTTATCGCTTGAGACAATTACCTTTTGATCGTCGCGGAAACAGCTATAACGACACAAGTAAGAGATAATATCATCTGCTTCAACTTCATCTGCGATTAGCTGCATAACTGGGAAGTTATTTAAATACTCACAGATCCTTTCTTGTTGCCAGATTTTATTTTCTTTTTCTTGATCCTCAGTTAAAACCTTAAAGTTGCGGTTGAGACGAATAGGTGCTCTACCTTCTTTATAGTTTTTATTTTGCTGCTTCCGCTTGCGACTGCCGCCGCGACCATCCCAACAAACAACCACCTGTGTAGGCTTCATTTCTCGGCAAAGCTTTTGAAGAGATTTAAGAAAGCCAGTTGTTCCCCCAATGGGCTGACCTTCTTTAGAAAGCTGTGGAACTACAATGTAACTTCGTAGAAACATATTTAGTCCATCTATAATGATTACTCGCTCGCTCATATTCTACCTTACGCAGTTTCCTCGTAGAACTCAGTAGCATCACCAGTTCGTTTATCAAACTTGCGAACAACTTCTTCATCCATTATTTCAAGAACTCGTGCTTTAAATTTATCATCTTGAAGCTTGTCAATCCAACGTGCAGACTGAAACTTTTCGCTTGTGCCGTCTTCGAACTTAAGCTCATACCAAGCTCCGGCGCGATCTAAGTGTTCGGATCCTTGGATAGCATCAAACCAACTTTCTTCGTCAGCAACACCGACTTGATCACCCCAAAGGATTTGAAACTTACATTGTCGTCCTTGTGAACCAAAACGAGACTTCTCTAGCTTAACCTTGACAGTGTTGCCAATACGATAGCCTTTGTCGTCAGTTACAAAAGAAGCTTTTGCTTTTGGTCTAGTCAACCATACCCGCAATGAATAAGAATAAATCATTGCCTTGCCACCCGGTGTTACATAAGGTGTAGTAAGTGTTTCCGATGGTGATCTAGTAATATTTGTCTTAAGCTGATTCAGCACTAGAAATGTCGATTGACTATTCGCGATAGGAACAGTTAACTTAGACATACCCTTTGCTAAAATTCGTGCTTTTACAGCCATACTAGACTGTGGATTGAAGTCACCCTCAACATCAGAGATAGAAGGAGTAAGAGCCAAACTATCCCAGATAAAAAGAAACTGACTATCTGTAGAAGAAAGTAGTTCCTCCATTGTCTCCAAAACAAACTCTACCGAGGTTGCTTGGACATATAAAATCTTTGATGGATCACACCCCGCTTTCTCTAAGAAGCTGAAGTCTAATGAAGACTCTGAATCAAAGTAAACAACATCAATGCCCATGTCTTGAGCGTTGCCTGCTATTTGTGCAGCCATATAAGACTTGCCACTTGCTTCTAGTCCAGCTATCTCTGAAACTTTGCCCACTGGAATACCAGCCAGCTTACCACGGCAGATAATACTATCGAGCCATCTTGATCCAGTTGGAATCCATTGTTTTACCGTTGTTGGATTGTTTGGATCTGCTAGATCCACAGAAACTTCTTGTCCTGCTTTTTTATTTATTAGTTTTCTCATCTGGTCCATCGATAGACGACCAGCGGATTTCTTTTTAGCCAATCTCATGTTCCTCCTCTGTTTGATCACTTCTATCTGGTCTAAAGGCATATATAGGACCACGATAGCCACGTTTATCTATCTTCATAGAAACATTGTCTCCAAAGTCTCTGACCTCTAAAATATAATCTTTAGATCGTTGGATTAGATTTGAAACATCGCTGTTATCAGACCAAAACCAAGCAAATCCTTCTCTAATATCTTGCTTTGAGGCATATGCCGAGGACTCACTATTTGGACCCCCACCAAGACCTTTGTATCTGCTTGCTAGCTCCCGTAGAGCGTCCTCGAAACCATCGTCTCCTTTTTTCCATTTTTTCACAGTATTTCTCCTAAAAAATATAAGTTGATTGTGTTTTCTTTTCTTGTGTTTGTTTTTTTATCAACCCAAACTTGTCTTCCATATTTTCGTAATCGTCATAGAGATCGCTTGGTGTTGCTTTAATGTTCATTTTTATTGTTTTATATTTGGTTTTTTTATCTGTGATTTCATATTTGAAGTGACCCATAAAGCCGCCGTAAACTCTGACACGACCGCACTCACACTCTCTTAGGTCATCTGTTGCTCTTGAATAGACAGTTGTATTACACTCTTCGCAATGAATCGCTCTTACTAGCAATTTTGTCCTTCCTTTCGTGATAAAAATAAAAAAGGGGGGACAAGCCCCCCACAAGATTAGCTACCTAGTAGCTCAGAGAATGCCTTGTCGACATCCGAAACCGATCCAGCAGTGGATACTGCTGATTGATTGGCGACTGTCTCGTCAACAGTGTTGAGGAAACGGTCAAGAATGTCTGTAACCTGTGTTGTGGTTCGACGAGCATCTGAAAAGACCTCATCAAAATCAGGCACGGATTCCATGAGAGTTCGCGCTTGTGTCTCATCTTCGTGAAGAAGAGAAGACTTACGCCGAGGAGTAATCTTGGTCTCAGGGAAAGATGCCCCTGCTGGCTTTGAGTAGCCAATCACCAAGTCAGTTCCCTCTGACGGGTCTGTGATATCGCCATACTCTGGGTTAAGAACAAGACCAAGTAGAGTTTCATAAGCACGCTTACCAAATCCCCAAACCTTTACGCCTTCTTCCTCTTGTCCTCGGACAAGAACTGGAGCAAAGAAACGTTGCTTCGCACCTAGCTTACGTGCTACACGCTTGGACTCTTCAGAGCCTTCACGCCATAGGGCACGCACATAGTCATCGAGTGGGCAGTCCTCACCAAAGTTACGCTTTGGCGAAAGAAATCCAGGCTCACCCGCTACGTCATAGTGAAACCAAAAGTCTCGGAAGGGGTCGCCGTCCGATGGAGCTACCAAACGAATAGTTTGTTCACCCTCTTGTGGTTTCCAAAAGTTGTTCTTCTTATTTCCGTTTCCTTGTAGCGCCTCTAGACGAGCACGCATCTTCTCCATATTAATTCCCATAATTATTTTCTCCTTAGTTAAAGTCAGTGCGTTGATCTTTCACACTGCTAGTTGTTGTATTAAAGTGCTGCTTTTTTCGCAGTAAGCTATAAGCTCATTATAATCAGTTGAGTGAACTGAGTAAGTAGTTTTCATTTTTTCGTGTTCTATATTTGATTTTAGGTTTCCACGAATAACCTCCATAAGATTAGGATCTTCTTCTAGTTGTTTTTTCGGAACTCCATAATAATAACTTTTTTCTCTTGGAATGTCAAGCTCAAAAAACATATTTTCTTGATTATTTTCTGGATTGAGTAAGCCAAAGGTGGATACACGAGCAGTATCAATACGCTTTGTTTGCGTGGTCATTACTGGTTGTGTATTTTGAAAAACATTTAACATGTGATATGTTGTTGCCACCAAGTTATTCATTGAGTCCCACAACTTCATTATTGGAACAGGACCCATTATACCAGATAATTTAGAATTGTCAACTAAAAAAACACGGTCTAGTAATCCTGATCGGGCATATTCTTGAAAGACGTTGAAAAGTAAGTTGTTTTGTAGAAGTTTTTCACCCGCAAGGTCGTCTCTCTGTGGGAGGATATACACTACTTGTATGTTTGTTTTCTTGTGTATCTTTTGTAAAATCTTCAGGGAAGCACCAGAAACAGCACCACAACTTGTGATAAATAAAGTTTCGGACATCACCCCCTCTAAGAAGTTATTAATACCTTTCGGTAGATTATTTTTTTCATAAAGTTCGGGACTGTCCTGATGCTTAAGACCAAATGTTGTTTTGGTCTTTTTTAGACCTACATCTATTTTTTTTATTTGATATTGTGGGTATTGTGACAGATGATCTGCTATGTTGCAGCCTGCTTTACCCAAACCTATGACGGTTTGCATTTATTCCTCTTTTAAGCTATTTTTTATTTATCAACAGGTAATGTTTCCTCTAGTTCTTTTAATTTTGTATCAAAGATATTCGGAATAGTTTCAGAAATGTTAAAGTAGCTAATGATATCTAAAAGTCTTTCAACATAAGGCAGTTCTCTATCGTTTATACGTTCCATACCAGACACCGCCATCGTTCTCATCCTTCTTTTTATTTCGTTTTTAGTTTTTATTTCGTCTCGACTTGGGTTTTCTTTGTCTTCGTCTGGCTTTGGATCTTGCTCGTTATTTGTTAGATTTTCTATTTCTTCTAAAATAATTTTTTTTAATTCTTTTTGTGTAAGCTGCATATGCATCCCTCATTTGATGTGTAAAGGTTTCATACCTGACCAGTTTTTTCCACCTTCGTGGTTTATTTTAAACTTGCCAAACCTAGTATTACTAAATAGTTTAGAGATTTGGTTTATGTCATATTGATCTTCTTCTGCCAGATCAATAACTAAACTATCGTGGTTGCAGAACTTAACAAAAGACTTCTTGTCCTCAAGAAACTCCCAAACTTTATACATTTGCTCAAAAACTAGATCCGCTGCTGTGGATTGGATAATATAACTAATAGCATGATCCTCATCGGCATCAATCTCACGACCGAACTGCGTGTAAACCTTACCCAAAACTTTATCAAAATACATATCTTTTAGGATTTTACGGTCGTAAATCTTATCAACCTTATCGTCGGTGCTGTTTGGGTTATAAAGCCAAGAAAAAATCCTTTTCTTTGCATTTTCTCTACTTTTAGTTCTGGTGAAAACATTCTTTAAGTTCCAGTCGTGCAAGTCCTCTTCGGGTTGGTCATGACCAAGAAGAGCAAGGGCAATGCGCAATTCACAAGCATTGAAATCCAACTCATAAAGCCAATCGTTAGTGGGGGTTAGGATCTGACGATATTTCTTTGGAAGCGTCATTACTGGAAATGAGTTTGTCTTAGTCGCCAAGCGACCTGTGACTGTTTTAAACATGTCATAATCAATATAAGGCTTACAGCCACTCACAGTCTTAAACATGTTTCGGTCTTGAACTGTAAGTCGTTCTATCTTTGTTGGATCGATATTGACCTTACGGTTTTTGATATCTGCGATAACTTTGTTAATCTTGAGCAACTGATCGTAGTTTGTGGGTTTTGGATAGTTGGTAAAGATGTCTTCACAGATTTTATTTTTTATCTCTGCAAAGTTTTGCAAATAATGACTTGGGATTAGGTCATATAAGCAATGATCGTCAAGAGTTAGACCTACTTCGTTTGCTGCTTTGAACGCTGCTTTGATTCTTGCTTGGACTGCGGACCACTCCCCTCTAGAACCTTCTGGGCAAAGCTCGTCCAGGGATTTACCCCCGGTGTAAAGATTAGCATACTCGACCTCCTTGTCGCGTAGATAAGTAGCATAAGACCAAGTTTTGGTACAATTGTCTGTAATTTGTTCGCTAAATGTTCCTTTTCTATAGATTAGGGAACATTTATTTTTTTCGTCGAATGTCTGGAAAAGCATTTAGTATCCGCTGGTTGAGCCACCAGTTGTATTATCAAAAAATGAAGATGGGCTGGTGCCGTTAACTTGTTGCTGGGTTAATATACCAGTATTGGTAGGTGCTGTCAAGTAGTTTTTATTTTGGGCTCTCATTTGAGCTAAAAAATCAGATATCGCCACTGTGGTTTGAAATATATCTTTTGATTTTAAATTAGATAACATCCTTCTATATAATTTTATTTTATTTTTATTATTTAATTTTATGCCCTCTTCTATTAATCTTATATCCAAATATCTTTTTAAAAATTCTTTTTCAGGATATATACTAAGAAATGTGTCATAGTCTATTTGATTGTTGTCTGGAAATTCATTTGGTCTAGCTCTTATTATTCTTTCTGTTTTAAACGTTGATTGTAAAAAATTGTCTTTAATACAATTTTTTTGTATTATCTTTTCTATTCTTGGTTGAAAATCAATAAAACCTACATATGACAGGTACATGTATTTTTTAAATGAAATATAACTAATATACTCAGCTTGAAAATAACTTAAGTTAAAGTTTTGTACATCATTTCCTATACCGTAGGGAGCCATATATTTTTTAAGCTGTTTTGAATTCAAGTTTGCAACTATTGACCACGGTATGTGCTTGTTGACATAAAAACCATAAGACGCAGCAATTTTAATATAATCTGTAAAATAATCACTTGAAAGAAAATTATTCCATTTCGGGGCATCGCTACCATACTCACTATCATCAGAAAATTCAATAATTAATCCACTAGTTCTAGAACTACAGTTGACAGATGATAAATAACCTGCTAAGGTATAAGGAAAGACAGGATTGATAAGACAATATTGATAAAATTTGTCTGCATACTGCTTAAAGCTAGAGATAGTGTTTTTATCTTTTTTAGATAAAAACATATTAATAAAATTTAGATCGATAGTTTGATTAAAATATTGATTATATTCACCTATTAAATCTTGATAAGCTTTTTTTGGATTTTCGATATCAATTATTGTTGTCATACAAGTTCTAAAAGAGTCTCTGGCATTTAATATAAATTGAGTCATTTCATTGTAAGCATCAACAACAAAGTTAATAGCCAACAATTCTTCTTTATCTGTTAAATATTTCAAAGACGTTGGCTTTGGATATACATATCTTTGCTTTGTATCGACTTTTCCCCACAATGGTCGACCATACCAAAAATCAATCGGTCTGGATAATCCAGGAGAAACAGGGTAAATGTTTATGTTTCTTTGGTAATACTCTCTTTGGTTGAATAAGTAATCCGCTGGTAAATTATTTCTAGCAAAGGGTGCTATGTTTATATCTCTAGGCATAATATAAATAGAAATATTTTAAAATATTATTCTGGTTCTTACGGCTCTGCGGTTGTTCCTGCAGCATACTCAGGATATTGTTTTAATAAAGCTTCTTCTTTTTGTAATTTTTCTCTTAATTTTTGCTCTGCGAGCTTTTTATTCGCACCCTGCTTTCCTACGCCGGCGGTGCCGGCTGCTATTTGTGCGCGATACAACGCAACTTTTGAAGAATATACACCAGCTTGCTCATCTTTTGCTTTAAATTCTTGTATCAATCGATTAACTTCTCGCTCTTTGGCTTTTGAATCGCCCGCAGACATTGTTTGTGCCTTAGCCCTATTAACTTGTCTTTTTGTACTGTATTGTACCCCAGTTACCTTTGTTTCGAAAAAACCTCCGGCGCTATAATAGTGATCGACGCTTTTAACTTGATATTGTCCCTCTCCATAAAACCACCCATTTACTTTAGGATCTGTTGCTGTGTTTAATGTTGGAGTAATCACATTAAACCTCATCCCCAATTGAAATATAGGTAATCCAACAGTTGTCATTGAAACCTCAAAGATTAGGGGTATCATTTTCTTATCATAATTAAGTTGCTCAAAAACAACTTTTTCAAGATCAGAATCTTTTATAGCCTCCAAGCCTATTTTCTTTAGAGCACCTCTATCAACGCCGCCAAAAGTAAAAGTTGGAACAAAATCTGAATCATCTACTATACTTTCTCCATCAGACTTTCTCTTGGCATATAAAATTAACCCGTGCTTTAAATCGGCATGAGCTTTTGTATTTTTAATTATTTTAAAATTAGGACTTTCACCTGTCAATGAAAAAGTAATATTCCCAAGCTGATAAGAGCCGTTAAAATCTGAAACGTTCAACAATCTCCCTTTGTTTATTCTCGCAACCGAAACAAGATTTATTAGTGATTGCATTATCTCAAATACTGACAATGAGTTTTTTGAAGTTCCATAAAGTTTTTTTGCGAGAATGTATTTAAGATTTTTCAAAGAAATGGGCAAGTCATAAATGTCTCTGCTGATCGCCACTCTATCTTTACCTGCGAACAGTGTGATATCAGAAAAAATAAACCTACTTCTTTTTATTGTATTCTCAGCGACTTGTGCGGCATTAGACGGGTAAACAGTATCAACAAAAGGTGTATTTCTTCGTATGTTGCTGTTTATATTATTATATATTCTATTAAACACCAATCTAACTAAATCTCCGAACAAAATATAACGCACGGTATAAAAATTACTAAACTCTTTGACTATTTGCTCTATTGTGCCTCCTAAAACTTCTGATGTTTGAGTGGCTAACGATCTTTGTTTTTGTAGTTCATTTATTTGTTTATCTATTTCTGTAATCTGTTCGTCGACACTACCTTTTTGTTTATTTAACTGCTCGATATTTGCCGCTTTATTTCTTTCCTCGCTCGCAGAGCCTGTTTTCTTTGATTGTTGTTCTTTTATCTTACCTTGTAATAGTCTTGATTGTCGAGCTATACCCTCTTTTTTAGAGATTAGCTCCTCTATCTTATATGTGAAATTGCGAATCGCCGTGTTTTTAGCGGTTGTTTCTTGATCGGCTGTTACTGGTTTTTTTCTTGTTTTTTTTGACGCTGAGTTACCAGGATCTGACAATAAATCTTTTACTGTTCCACCGCTAGATAATATATTATTGTAGTATTCTATTATGGATTTAGCATCGATGGTTATTTCTTTTATTACACCAGATTTTTGTATTTCAGCAGAAAAGAAAGTTTCTTCTAGTGCCTTAGATATTTGGTCCATCCTCAGATTATCAAACTTAGCCTCTGCTTTTTGCTTTTCATTATCGTAATCAGCAGTTGCTTTACCAATTAATGAATTTTTTGCGGCTTCAGCAGAATCTATAAATTTTTGTTTTTGCGCTCGTAGTTGCTCTTGAAGTGCTTTTTCTTTTCTAATAATCACTGAAGCTGCACTCTTTTCGTCTTCACCCACAGATTCTGTGTTCGATGTGGTTATACGTCGCTGTACTTCCTCTCTATCAACACTTTGTTTTATTTGTTCATCAATTTCTGTTAAGAATTTTTTACCGTGTATTCCTTCTGCACTTCTAGCCTTGGCATAAGTTTCTGCCGCCTTTATAGCTATATCTCTCTGGGTTTTTGCGTCTTTAACGTTTCTTTCCAAAACAACTGCGGCTGAAGCTAAATCTAAATTCAAGATATCGAAAAGCTCTCTTGTGCCAAATAAACTTTCCTCTTGACCAAAATATTCAACATCAACAATTGTTTTTGAATTTTCTTCTAGGTTAAGATTTGTTTTTATTAAATTTAAACTCAACGAAAAAGCTAAAGCCTCAGAATTTAAAGCATACTTTTCATTTATTTCTTTATTTGAAGTTGAGTATGATATAGTTATTTTAGTAAACCACGGACTAACACCAGTTCTACCAGCCGCTCTAAACACCTGGGCATATGTCAAGCTTTCACCAAAAACCGCTTCTGAACCAGGTATTTTATCCGTAAATGTATTCAAGGAGTCAAATATGAGTTTCACTTTTACATAATATGTTTTACCGAATAATGGCTGTCCAGTGCCGTCCAATCTCATTTCCAACGTTTTTAACCCTACGTTGTTTGTAGTGTAATACCCTAAGCTACCCAGACCCTTTTGTATGTTGGCAGGACTAGTCAGAGGAATTGATAATTGTAATCCTGGGTCTTTAGCGTTTACCAAAAATAAATCTATTTTTGGCACCATTTGGGCGTATTCGTTTGGAGTTAATAAGTTTATAAAATTAGAGTTTTTTTCTACCTCTACTTGAATCATACTATTAACAGTTTTTAAAAAGTCTTTACTTATTTTTGGTACATTGGGGGCACCTGGACCCGATACATTAGTTGTTGTGTCTATTGCCTTTTCTGATAAAGGAATTTCAGAAAAGATATCCAAAAGCATCATTTGTGGATTATTTAAAACCTCTTTATCAAATGTTTTGCCGCTAGTATCGGTATTTTTTTGAATTGGATCTGTCATGCTTTTTCTAGTACCCCAAAGCAGATAATATTGATTCTAAGGGAAATGGGATTAAAATATTTTGACCTAATTCCACATCTGTTTCCAAAGGTGTTTTATTGAAAGAGGCGATAACCCACCAGTATGTGGGATCTCCGTAATATTTATCTGCTAGTTTGAAAAACCTATCAGATGACTTCCAAGTATGTGTATCTATTTGTATCCCCAAAAAATCTCTAACTTTTAAATCTTTAAAGCTTTCAAATGAATAGTGAGTAATTGAGTTGACACCGCGATTTGTTAAAACATCTGCGTATTCTTCACTATTTGTTGTTACGATTGCATTATTTCTATATCGCGATACTGCCATTGATTAATTTCTCCTATTTTCTTAATTGTATTATTCTTTTAAGCTAGCATAATATTCTACAAATGCTTCTTGAGAGCTTTCTTCATTTAGTCCTGTTCCTAGCGCATTTGCTACATTGTATGCTGTAATTACTTCTTCTGGTTCTGGACCAGAAGAATATATAAATTCTCCTTGCGCTGTAAAATCTTTATCGCTGACCCATCCTGGGGTTTGTTTATGTAGCACAACAAAGCCAAGATTTATTTCGTACTGTCTCTCATAAAATATACCTTCGTCTGTTCCCATAGCGGTGATGCCGCCGGCACTTCCAGGCTTTACGTCTAAGCTATTTATATACCCTTGCACTGTCGTGTATAACTTTCCATTTAAAACGGATATTTCAAAAAATGGAGGCGCACTCAACACCTTGCTCCCCCCTTGAGAGTTTACATATTTTGGATACTGGCTTCTCATAAGATTGTTTACATTATTGTGAAGATCTACAGCCGATTCAAGCTGCTTTCCTCTCGCAACAAAAGAATAGTCTATTTCTCTTGTTACATTGGAGAAAGTTGCGATCTCGTCCATTTTTCCATACGATGCTTCAGATGCCCATTTTGGATTTAACTTCTGTTGTATAGACAAAGACGCACAACTAAACTTTGAAGAAAAGCTTCCATTTAAGTGAAGCGGCTTGATGTTTATAACTTGTATCGTACTAGTCATATAATTAACCTTTAATGCTCATGGTTTCTCTAACTTGCCCTCTAGCAAGCTCTACTGTTCTTCTATCTAGTCTTTCGTTACCAATATTAATCGTAAACTCAGTCTTTTTCTTATCATCAGATAGTATGTCTTTCATTGCGTTTATAGATTCTGCTAGCATTATAAATGCCTCTTGGTTTATAACATTTGATCCGACCATGTTACCTCCAGCAATCATCTCTGGCTCTCTTTCACCAACAACAATTGCTTGATTCACATTAGGATTAAATGTTCTTCCTTGCGTTATTGGACCGGCATTCTTAAATCCATAATCTACGTTTCCTTCTCCATATATAGCTTCATTTATTTTATGACCTATAAACGCTCCGCCGGCTAAAGCAGCAGTTACACCAAGAGATCCTAACATCCCAATGCCTCCAGCGGCTGTGGTGGCGGCTGCGGTGGTGGCTGTGGTGCCGGCTGCTGCGGCTACGCCACCGCCAGCAGTCGCTTGGGCTACAGCAGCAGCTTTCGATGCAGCAACAAAGGCAGGAACCTTAGCAATAAATGCCTTCATACCACCAAGTAGCCCCTGAGCCCCCATAGCTGCCGAAGATGCTAGAGATGCCGCACGTAGACCTTTAAATAATACAATCGCGCCTTTTATTATTGCTAGTGATTTAAAAGCAATAACTAAACTGCCAATAACCGTAACCATACCTCCAAGAAAAAATAAAATTGGAGCTAAGAATATTTTAAGCCTATCGAACATTCTAGCAAGCTTATTAATTGCCACTGTTAATGCTTTATTTCCCTCGATAGCTTTTTCTTGAGCAATTCTCTCTAGTTCTTGCCTTTTTGTGTTATCTGATGCTTGTTTAGCTAAATCGCCTATACCAGCAGCTTGTCCCTCTATAGCTTTTGTTGCGTCTTCTATGTTTTTAATGTTCTTATCGTTAAATATTTTTTCTGCCACATCTACGCCTACGCCTAAAGTATTAGCGAATGCTAATCTTTCAAAACGTTTTAGGTCACTAAATGTTCTACCGCTTTGCTCCATGCCTTTTCTTAGTAACTCAATTCTCTCTTCTTCTGTTGCGTTTAACAATTCCATAGAGTTAAGAAGGGGTCCACCAAGAATAAAGTTTAATTTTCCTGCGCTTTCCATTGCACCTTCAAATGTATCAAATTTCTTACCAACGGTTAAAAGGTCGTTCATTTCTACACCAGCCCTCTTTGCCACAACAGCCAATTCCTTGAATATTTCTATGCCTCTTTTACCGCCATGAGTGGCTATAATGTCAAAGTTTTGGTTTAAATCTTCTAGCATCTTGTTTGGACCGACGCCAAGGGCTTGACCGAACTTTGTTAATTCCGTTGTTGTTCTTATTATTTGATCTGTAGTTTGTCCGCTACCTTGATTTAAATTTCTAAATGCTCCCGCAAGAGTTGTTGTGTTGACGCCAAATCTCTCTAGTGTTGCTGCTTGTCTAGTTAGCTCTGATCTTTGACCCGCTGACAAATTAGTAAAGTTTTGAAAGTTATCTGTCAACCCTCTGTAGGCTTGATTGGTTTCTGCGGCTGTAAAGTTAAGATCTAGAAACTGACCCTGTAAGTTTTCAACTTCTTGCCCAAATTTTTGTAACTGACCTGTTTCTCTTACAAATGCTATATCTGTCTCTCTCAGGCTCGTCAGTGTGCTTTGTGCGCCATAAGAAAGCTGTTTAAAATTATCACCTAACTTTTTAGCCCCGGCTTTTAATGCGTCCATTGCTCTTTGTGCTAGTGCGACCGGTGTTAAAACTTCTTTTGCCGCCATTCCAGCCGACTCTAAAGCACCACTGAAGCCTCTACCTTCTACTAAACTTTTTGCTATAATGTCAGTGACACTTCCAGCGGTTTCTTTTACGCCTGTTAGTTGGGTTATTTGATTTTTAAATATATCTCTACTGTCCGCATTGAAGTCTGCGGCATCAGATGTTATCTTTAATATTCTTTGAAGTTCTTCGCGCTGTTTTTTAAGATTAGCTGCGTTTGCTTGTGTTGTTCCGGTTAGTTTTAACTCATTGTTAACTTTTTGAAGAGCCACTTTAGCACTTTCTTCTTCGCTCTTAAAACCGAGGTCACGGGCATCTCTAATTTTTTCTGCTAGCTCTACTTGTTTGTCTAGTAATTCTATTTTTTTAACTGTGGCGTCAAGCGCAGCTTGTTCAACAGCTTGTTGCTTCTCTATCTCAGTTAAGAACTCGACTTGTTTACCAAAAGTTTTATTTAAAGCGTCTTCTACCTTTTGACCTTCTATCTTTAACTTTAATATTTCTGAAAGAGTTTTTTTCTGTTCTATTAGTAGATCATTGAATTCTTCTAGATTATCTATATCGTTTTGTGTTGGGTTATTGCCGCCACCGTCAGCCATACTCTACTCCCTACTTTAGCGGCCATTTAATGCCAGTTTCTTTTTCAAATTTTTCAACCGCTTTATCCAAACGATATCTATTGTTTAAAACACCTGGATCATTAAGACCGTGCTTTAAATAAGAATCCATATATGCTTTTTCCGAAGCTAGCGCAGCGCCGAATGCCATTACATCTGGTCTGTTCCCCCTTATTTGAAAGGCTCTCAAGCTTTGTCCTGGCTCTGCAAACATATAATAAAGCATTTGTTTTACTTTCGCACCAAAAGAAATAAGAGAGGCTTCTTCTTTTAGAAGCTTGGCATCGTTGAGATCTATAGTAATGGTTTCTTTCATAAAAATAATTAGTTTTAATAATCAAAAAGTGCTACTAGGCGGCAGATAATTGGTTGGTTGCGTGGCTTCTTCTGTTTTTTCTCTCTCATCTTCTTTATGATCGATTAACAGTTGAACATACCAGTCTCTTAAGCCAATGGGTAGGCTATACAATTCAAACAAGCTCCATCCTCCATAATATTTCATATAGAAGAAGTTCTTGTATATATTTTGCATATACTTAGGACTTAAGCCAAAAAAATTCCGCATTAAGCGGAACCTCCACTACGCCCTCGTGATCACAATGCGAACACTCAAAGTGGCAGCTAAAATCGATCCCCGGTGTCATTCTGGAATACGCGGCTCTTAAATATCGACTGTCAACCGCAGTCATTGAATCGATGTAGGACCTGATATATATTGGATCTGAATTTCCGTTAACAGATCTAATAATCTTTCTGTATAGACTAGTAATGGCGCCAAGTTTACTTTTTTTAGATTTCTTTTTGTCTTCTTGCGTGTCAAATATTAAGGCAAGTTGCAATTTTGTTTGAGTTCGGGGTATAATAAAATTTATTACTTTTTTATCATAATCCACTGACGCATCGAATTCTTCGACCTGAGACATAAAATCTTTGTTGTCAATATCTTCTAAATCAAAAGTATATTCTTGTTTTGTTCCGCAAGATGGACAATTAAAACTTGTCTCGTAATCTGCACCATAGCCGTGCTTACGACAAGCAATCGTTAGCGCGTCCTTATCACCGACAATCATATCTCTAACTTTGACGCCCGGTGTCACTATCACTGACTGCAATAGCCGGTCAATCACGGTGCCATTTTTGATAAAAGACTGGTTTGTTAAAATATCTTCCTCTTTCGTGGTCATATGTTTAATCTCTATTGAATCTTTTTCATACAAAGGATGCCCTTCATCATAGAATAAACCTTTGCTTGGTAGCTCAACAACCTCAACTGGGGCGATAAAATCCAGTTGATTTGTGACCTGTGGCGGCTCGTGGCTTTGAGGTACGGGTGCTTCAGGGGCACCAACACCTAAACGATCTTGATTGTTTCTCATTTTTCCTCCTGTCGGAAATTAGTTTGTTGGGTTTAATTTTTCATACTCAGCACTAACATATTGTACACCCATTGTAACATACATTACCGAAGAATTTTCATAATTTAATTCTTCACCAAAATCTATGTTGGTTGGCTGTGCGTCTATCAAAGACCACCTTTCAAATGATTTACCTTCAGCGTTAATATGCTCTAAAGTAATAGTCATGGTGTCTGCTTTGTGTAAGTTTTGAAATAACTTACCAAGATTAGTCACTGTTTGATTTGGCTCATACCCTAAAGATAAAAGCCACCTGTATATATTAGAAGATGCATTGTAAACTTCGCTCTCAACATCAACCATGCGAATTTGTATATCTTCCCACATGTAATTTTTAATGATGTTGCTCGTCTCAGAAGTAAAATTACCTAAAATTATATCGGCTTCGAATTTTAATTTTGGCTTAGTAAAACTAGAGACAAGAAACGTTGCTGGTCCTAAATCTGTTTGTGGGATGTTATTTAAGCCGGATGAGTTTAAGTTTACATACCCGAGCCACCGAAAGCTTCGTTTCGGCTCAAGTAAACTATTCCCTTCTGTGCTATTTGCTGACCAAAAAGCCATGATGCCTCACTTACTCTGGTGTGCTAACTCCAGCATTAACTCCTGGGGTTCCTAGAGACTTGAGTGTTGCATAATCATAATCAATGGTCAAAGTGTATTCTACTAGTGCGTCATCATCATAACCAACGTTCCCGAAGTCTACTTGTGTCAAGAAAGGATTCCAAAGTTTCCATTCTTCAATATCTCTGCCTTCAGCATCAATCTGTCTTAAGAAAATGGTACCCATAGCTTGATTTGCTCCAGCTTTTGAAATTGATTGAAGCGCATTACGCTCATCATCAGGCTTAGTGTAACCAGAGTTATTTAAGATATTCATTAAAATGGCAGCAGAATCTGGAAGAACAGGGTCTAAAATGGTAACACTAATTGGTTGCCAAGTGATACGACCAGGATACTTGAATGTATGCTGAATAAATTTTACAGCACCAGTGCCATCCATTTGAAAATTAGGCTTTGTCGATGTGCGAACAAAGAAGCTCGCAATTCTATTTGCCTCACCAGCCGGTGTTATATCCATTAAAAATCTAAATCTACGTTTAGGTTCAACTCTGTTATCTGTCCAAAATGCCATTTAATGTGTCTCCCTTATACTAATAAGTAGTTTAAATATTTTTTTAATCCTCAAAAGAAGCACCAGAGTCAGTAATTACAAAATCGATTGCGATAAACTCAATTGACCTTGCTGGCTTCAAGAAGATTTGAGCGTACATGATATTTCTATCGATTAAGTCTGGAGTTGTCGTTGTCTCATCAAGGACCAACTTGTAATCCTCCAATCCAAGACCAGCCTTAACTGAAGCCAACAGTGGACCAACTCTACTGCGGAATCGATTCCAGGTTGATTGTACGTTCTGGTCGAATAACAGTGTTGCCGCAATTCTGGAGATTTCTCTCTTTAAGAAGATCAGCAAACGTCTTACGTTAATACGATCCAAAGCAGATGGTGTTATCTGGAGGGTCTTCTGACCGAAGATAACAATACCCTCTGCTGGGAATTGTGCGATTGGGTTAATATTCGCATCATACAGAGAATCTCTATCTTTTGAGATTAAACGCTCGCGAACGCCAACAACCGGTATACCTGCCGCATTGTTAGCAGAAAGCCCGCCACGAGTAAATCCAGCCGGAGCAAACCAAAGTTCTTGGGTAGCTTGACCGTAGGATAGCGCACCGAGTGCTGCCACCGAAGGAGGTGCCCAAATTATTGACCCGTTAATGGTATCCTGAATTTGTACCCATGGGTAATACGTCGCACCAAAGCTGGAGTTGATTTGAAGGTTCTGTTTTTTCTGCTCGATTGTATCTGTAACAGATCCCAAGCGATTCTCAACAGAATCTGTATTTTCTGTCTCTGGGACATATCCACCTGCTAGGTCAACAAGCGCCAGTGCATCGCCTCTGTCTTCACACATGTCGATGAGACTTCTGTTGAGCGTGGCATTTGTAATACCAGGCTGTACAGCTAGATCAAATTCAACATTTTCTGGATCTCTACAAGTATCAATCGCCACTTTCAAAGAGTTGAAAGCGTAGCTATTTCTTTCATTTTTATCAGAAAGTCCAGTATTTCTAAATGGCTCTGCCTCGGTTATATCTAGACCATCAAAGCCACCGTGTAAAACGGTCGTAAATCCTGTGCCACCTAGATCCAAAATCTCTTGGTATGTACCATCGCCACCAGTCGCCTCGCGAACGTAAACAAGACCCTCTCGATTTGTGTCGTTCTGTCTAGAGCCAGATTTATACACCAAAGTGCCAGAAAGCGCTGCAGTGCCATCAACCTGTGTTGTACACATATCATCCAAAGTAAAGATATACATGAATTCGGTTCTTGCGGCTCCAGTGGAACGAACATCATCATTTGGAATATCTTTTGGCTTAGTTAGTGTGTAATCACCAATAGTATCAGATGGTCTTCCGTTAAGATTAAACGTCGTATCAACGCCGAAGAATACCCTTCTAGGATTAGTTGGGCTTCCCTCTGATGCTGACACTCTTAAGCGTAGCTTGGGAAAATCAAACTTCATATCAAAGAATCCACTTCCGAAAATCAATCTCTCGTGGAACTGACCAGTTTCGCGCGTTTTGGCTGCAAAGTTACCACCACCAGTTACCATAGTGTTAGCATCGCTCGCTTTATTTTTCGCAGTAAATGGTAGGAACTTAGGCGGTCCATAAACACCAAACGGTAATGACTCTTTGACAACTTTTCCTTCCGCAACAGAAGCATCTAGTATAACATAAATATAGTCAGAGAGGTTATTAAAATCACCATATTCTCTGTATCTTCTATCTTCGTCATCCCACTGTAAAAACTTGTTACCAATTTTTCTAGCAACAAAGTTTTCAGATGCAGGGTTTAGGTTACAGTTATTAAACTGCTCTAAAATCTTTGGACGATTATCTGTATCATCCATCGCACGAACAAGTATGCTAAACGTTCCATAAGGGTTGGTCGTATCGGAAGATGCTCTAAGATCCGCAATAGAAACTTTTACATTTCTAGACGCCCAACGCCCAGTATTTCTAGCTCTAAGCTTGAAAAGCTTTTCCATGTTCTCTGCTTGATAAGAACCAGAGTTATCAGTTAAGTCTTGAGCGATGAAGAAACCAGTCTCTGGATCTGAAAAATCTCTTCTAAAATCACCACCATGGGCAGTTCCACCAACAGAATAGAGCGGCAGCATAACGCCAACTTGATTACCGGTACCGGTAAACAGAGCATTAACCTCATCCTCAAATGTCTGACCTAGCCAGTATTTTCTGTAGGCTTTGTTGTCTACAGAAGTGATTTGTGTGTTTGTTAAAGTTGGATCTGTGTTAAAAACTTTACGAATAAAATTTTCAGATGAATTTGTAAAGTTAAACTTAGTATCAACAACCACGTCATCCAAAGTGTCTTTAATTACAACTTTAAACTCTTTGTTCCCGGTGGCTCTAATAAACTTATTTGTCGCCGCTTCAGTGCTCGCACCTGCGAAGCCTGGTCCTAAGTTATTTGAACTACCAGAAAGAACAGTTCCAGAAAGAGCAACAGAACCAGTTGTTGCGTACCATATGGCAGCTAGAGTACCAGTTGTTTCAGCAAGAGAAAAGCCTGAGCTAGCAGATTGAAAAACAAACAAGCCGTATGCACCACCATCTGTATCGGTGGATGTAAGTGAGGGCTCAACGGCTGCGCCGCCGGCTGTCTGTAATCTCCATCCTGCCTCACCGCTATTTGTGATAGCGTTAATCGACTCTTGCCCCACCAATCTAACAAATGTAATAGGTGAGTTGTTTCTTAGCCAAGCTTGTGCAGCATAGGCACCATAAGTTGGTCCAGTGTTGGCATCTTCTCTAGACACGTCAAATGCGGTGTTTCCAGGTTCTGGCGCACCAAATACTTGAACAAACTCTTGAAATGAGTTTACTCTAGTTGGGATTAGACCGGGACCTTGTTTTGTTCTACCTATAACGACAGGTCCTACATCACCAGGGGCAGCGGCTAGCTGGGAGTTGTCAATTTCGTTGATAAATACTCCAGGTGAAATAAACTTAAAGTCTTTTGCTGGCATGTTTGATTCTCCTTTTGCTGAAACTTAAGATAAATGTTTCTTTATTAATTAGTGAGTTAAGAGCGCAAAAACCGTTTTCTATGTCATTCTATATACTTTGACTTTCCATCTCCATAATCAGGAATGTCTCCAAAAATAACTCGCTCTCGGGGTATTTTAACTTTTACAGCACTTTCTCTTTTTATTATTCTCTTTCTCTCGCCGTTTGGCTCTTCGCCTATAATGTAACCTAACACTTCAAATGATATCTTTGATAGATAGGTTCTCTCATCTACTCCTAGATTCGATACATTGTTTTGTAAACCTAAACCTTCTTGTAAAAATGTTTCATATCTATGTCCATTTTTTTCAATTACAAAATAGCTAATAGAAGAACCAAGAGTTATAAATGGAGACATGAGATTGTTCATTTGCTGTACATATTCGGTTCTGATTGTTACTTCATAATTCATAGTCACATAAACTGGCAATGGTATGCTAAGTGTTTCATAAACAACATTTTTGTTTTCTTCTTTAGGATAATAACTTTGTCTTCTCGGAGTTCTATTGACGCTACCTGCGAATCTTTTTCTATTGCTTGCCACTGTATAGTTGTTTGTCTTGTCTTTGACAATTTTTCTAGCTAACATTATTCTTCCAAACCTATTTGATTCCAATAAATCTCCACTTAGTCCATAATATTTGCCTTTTCTTGTTTTGCTTTTTGTCATACTAGTTCTTTCAATGCTGATAATTGGCAAATTTAAAGTCCCATCAGCATCTCTTAAATCTTGATTATTCTTGGACAAAAATGCTCGTTCGGCTGTAGCCCAAACAACTGGAACTTTTTTAGAACCTTCGTTATCTGTGGCTTTATTATTCATTTTGTCATTAACAAAATCAAAGAATGCAAAATCTATATTTTCTAACGTAGAGGGTTCTATTTCTTCAATGCTTATGTTATCCTCTGCGTTCTCTACTCCTCTGTATTGATCGCTACTTGGCATTAAATGTCCCCCTGCGTGCTTTAATACACTTTGCTTCTACTTCCATTTTATGATCTACTTGACCAAATATCTGTTTTGGTTCATTGAGTTGAACAATTTCATAAAACGTATCACCATATTGTACGAAATCCCCCTCTCTTACAAACAAATCTTGATCCTCCGTTAGTCTTCTCTTGTGAAAATGAACCACAATAGAAGGTCTGCGATCTATACCTAGATTGGTTGTTTGAGTTTCAAAACCCTCCCACATTACAAGAGCATAAACTCTTACTGGAGGTAAAAATGTCTTTTCCACAGCTTCGCCATACATCGGATGAAAATTAGTGTGCTTGGTGCTAATAGGGTAATAAAATATACCCTGACCAATAACACGCTCAATAAGTTCATCATTGACTTGTTTTACAAAGTCGCGCTCCTTCTTCCCTAAGAATAGTGGCGGGGGTGGCGCATCCGGCTGGGACCATTCATTATCAGCCATTTATCATCCTACAAAAATCCGCATTGGGATCCTCTCCTGAACTTTATTTACTGCTTCTGACAACTCAGAATCACCTTGAGCTATTTTAGCATAAGTAAGTTCATCAAAAATTGTTTTTAACTCGTCTCTCAATTTTTCTTGCTCTGATTGTCCTTGTGAAATTAGCGCAGCGCCATCTAAAGTAACACTATCGCCAGGAATTGGAATAGAGCTTATCTTTGAGCGAATATTTCCAAGTGTCTCTTTAGAGACTGCAAGCGCAAAGCGCCTTATCCATTGCTTACCAATAGAGTTAATAGATTGATAAGGTGTGTTTTCGAATGGCAACGTGTTAATATTGTTTATTCCATTTACTCCGTTGTCAGTTGTCCCGTCTTCTTTCCACGGCGTATCAGAGTCAATAAAAAACTCAACCCACATAGTTCTCGGACTGACGTTCACAGAATTTGGAAAAATTCTTAGCTTATTGTCTTTAATTTCAAAACTGTAATGACTATTTCTCGTGTATATTGCATCTTCAAAAGCCATGGCTTGCGATTTATTTTGCCAAGTTGGAATCAACTGGAATGTGCTATCATCAGCATATTGACCATAACTAGCCAAATCTCCAACCGTATTTAAGCCTCCATAATAACCGTAAAATCTCCACATCGCTTGTGGTGTCTTGTAATAAACCTTTGTCACGTTAATTCTTGCGTTGCCTATCAGATTGTAATATGGCGCTCCTGTGTCATTGATAGCAGATGATGAAACTATTGACTGTAGGTTATAATCCTGTTTCCCTGTTTGTGTTGTAAAAGAAGCAGAATATATGGGTGTAACCCCTCCAAGCCCTGCTTCTGTTGAGTAACCGTGACCAACTCTTCTAGTATATTCAAACTTAAACTTAGGGAATTTTAGAGCCACATCCTCAAGATCGGTTGTATCTTGTAATTGACCCTCTTCGTTAAAAGATCCGGTCTTTGCACCTAAAAGATCGCCAATTGAATTCTTAGCTTGATGGATGTTTAAAAGATAAGAGTACTCTAAAACAGATTCTTGATAAGAGGAAAATATTTGCTCTTTTGTTAGTTCAATGTCTAAAACGTCACCGCCTAACTTATGAAAAGTATAAGCGACTTGATCTGCCGCACCAGACAAAAAATACTGATCGGATGTATAGATCGAAAAAGGAAAAGTCGCATCAGCGGCATCGCTTGGGCTACTACCAGTGGGCAGTATGACCTTGCTCATTTGTGAAGCTGGTGTTAGTGTGGGTTCAGACATTTATAGATCTCCTCCCTATAAATAGTAAGAGAAGGTCTAAATAGCTTTGTCTGTTGTTGGTTTAGTTGTTCTTGCCCTAGTGGTTGTAGTTCTTCTTCTTCGCTTTGGTGTGGCTACCCGCTCTGGAGGCGCACTAGGCTCTTCAATTGCAGGTATTTGTGTAGGTTGAGCTTTTTCAGCGATAGGTTCTGGCACCTGCTCGGGTTTGGGAAGTGGCGCTGGTGTGGGCGAAGTCACGGCTTTTGATTTTGATTTTTTTTCAGCCGCTGTTTTTGCCGCGGCGGCTTTAAGAGCATAATATTTCTTTTTTCTTGGATTCATCTAAACTCCTCCTTTCTTATAAGTAGTTGTTTAGATAATAAAAAACCCCGCACCTCACAAGAAGCACGGGGTCGATTTATCTAGACTAAGCTAAGATTTAGCTGGCTGCGCCTGACTCTCCTAAGAGTCCACGACAGATAACTAGACCGTACATATCCGGACGAACCATCTTCTTCGCGTAGCGAGTCATAACACCCTTACGTGGTACAAAGTCTTCCACACCGAAGATGGTAGGAGTGACCTGTAGTGGCACGTATGGAGCGTATACATAGCCGCTCTCTAGGAAGGAACCACCCTTACGCCCAACAAGAAGTAGGTTACGTGGGAAGTAAGGATCGACGTATACGTCATAGCGCTTGCTTAATGTACCAACTTGTTGCGCACCGGCTGCACCAGTAGCATCATCATGGGTTACATTAGCACGGAAGCCGGCGGTAAACTCAAGGATTGCTGACACCTCTGGAGATGTAACAATGAAGTTTGCGCCGCCGCGTAGAGTCTTACGGTGAATCTGAGCGGAGATATCATTAATAGTCTCGCCAAGAGTCTCGTACCACTCTGAAACGGTACCGGTAAAGTCTGGAGCAGCAACGCCTGCACCAACCTCGGCACCAGTTACGCGGTCCACGAATAGACCTGGGCTGCGTGACCAGTAGTACTTACCAGCAGTTGCACCCTTAACAAGATCCTCAAGGATCTCACGGTCGATCTCAAGAGCAATCTGCTCGGAGAGAATCGAAGTAAGTTCGACCTCTGCATCAAGGTTGTGGTAAGCGTTTAGGTCTTGACCTAACTCTGGAGTCCACTTAGCCTTGAGCTTCTTGGTAACTGCAGTCACTGACACGGAATCAACCTTAAGGTTAATCTCTGGGATGTCAACGCTATTCTCAAGCCCGAATGCATCGGCTCCTACGACAGAGCCAAGAGCTTGCGATGTTGTAAAGTTATCAACAATCGGGAACGTAAGACCAGCAGCAAGAATGTCTGCGGATAGCTCTACTGGGGTTGCTGTATCCGAAGCGACAACAACTAGCAAGTCAGCCGTACCACGAGCAGGTGAATTTCCTGAGCGCTTATCAGCAACAGACTGGCTGAACTGAGTTAGACGACGCAAGTGGTTTGCGGTGCCGTTGTCAAGATCGCCACCAGTAAGAGTAACAGCTACTAAGTCATCAAAGTTGAACTCAGTACCATTAGTACCAGTAAGAGCAGATCTGGCGATAGATGCAATTGCAACATTTGTTGTACCCGAGACAATTGATGGATCGTAACGAAGGATAGAGCTAATGTGATCAGACACAGCCTGAGTAACACCGCCGGTACCTCCGTTAAAGCTATCTCCAACATCAGCAGTGTTAGCTGGGGAACCAAACGTACCAGAGAAAAGAACTGCGATATCGCCATCAAAAAAGCAAATCTCACCATTGGCGTAAGAAGCTGTTGGTGAGGAGTAACCATTGGTTAGGTTATAAAGCTGACCGCCTCCTGTGCCGTTCTCGCCATTTAAGGTGGCACCACCTGTCAACTGCGAACCAACAACGCCGCCGCCGTAGAGTGAATCATTGGCGCCGAAACCTAAACGTGACGTGTCAGTGGGGTTAGTTCCACCGAAAGTAAAGTCTAGGAAGAAGATAAGACCAGATGGAAGCGACATTGGCTGAACGCTAACAAGGTCATTTGCAATAAGACCACCGAATACACGACGGACAATTGGGAAAGCAACAGCAGCGAAACCTTCTACGTCGCCGCCTGCCATCGATGAAGCCGCCTCTTTAAGAAGCTGCTTTGCTTGGTTTTCGAGAAGACGCGCCATATTGTTTTTCTGCGCATCTGTCTGAAGACCTTCTAGAAGTCCGGTCTGCTCCCACTTATTGAGGAGTGCCGCACCTTCCTTACGCATGTCGCGTGATACGACACCTTCTGTAAGTTTTTGTAAAATAGACATTTTTTTAATCTCCTTTGTTTATTCTATTTCAATCCTGCCAAACGTTTCATCCTATCGGAGAATACGTCTGTATTGGGTTTTACCTCTTTTCGAGGAATAAACGCTGAAGAGCTACGTGTTACAACTTCGTTCAGTGATTCTTGCTTTCGGGTCTTTTTAGACTTTAAGCCCACTGCACTTTGAAGAGTTTCAAAAATTATTTTTGCTTCTTCAACTGTAGTTGCATTTGAGATAGCTTCGACAATTTTATCTTTTTGTCGCTCATTCAAGGAGATGCTATTTAAAATGCGATTCTGATATAACAACTTAGCATTAGTTAAGTTGCTCTCATCCAACTTTTCTTTAAGTTGGTTAATGACTGTGCCATACTTTTCTACTTTGTTTTCTAACAACTGGACTTTGTTGTTTGTTTTCTTTTGCTCTCTTAGGAGAGATTTGTTTTCTTTTTGGAGTAGTCTGGATTCTTTTTTAAGACCACGATCAGCAGCGGTGATGTCTGTGTTTTTATCACGACCAGCCTTTACGCTACGCATCCCATATTCTTTGTCTTCTTCAGTTTCCGGCTTTTTACCCTCTGCTTCCTCAAGTTCTTTTTTCTTCTCGTCCTTTTTTTCTTCTTTCTTTTTTGGTTTTTTTCTTGAGAAATAATCATCGCGCCCTGCGCTAGCAGCATCCATTGCGCTTCGGTAGTCGGGGTGGTCGCTCGTCATTCCCTCATCAAGATCAGGACCAAGCTCGGGCTCTTCCTCGGAAAGAAGTTCAGCGATAAGGTCGGCTAAGTTGGCTTCATCGATTTCGATTTCTTCGTCAAGATCTTCTTCTTCTAGAAGGTCGTTGATATCCTCATCAAGCTCAATCTCTTCATCGAGATCTTCTTCCTCGGTAAGTGCCTCAATTTCTTCAGCAACCTCTTCACGCTCAAGCATGTCGGCTGGGTCTAACGTGCCCTCTTCCATTTCTTCTGCCATCATCTCTTCGAGTTTGTCAAGATTAATTTCCACAATGTCATCATCCTCTGCTAGTTGCGCGGACGGAAGATCCTGTACCAAAGAAACATCACCGTCACCGGTCACTTCTAAAGCAACATCTTCATCTTCTTCTAAAGTGTCTTCCTGCTCTAAAATAGCATTAACAGCCTCTTTAATCTCAGTCTGATATTTTTCAACAACAGCTTCTTCGGCGGTTCTTTGAGCAGTTTCTTTTAGCTGCTCGGCATCAATAATAGCTTGTTCTAACATTGAGGACATACAAATCTCCTTTTATAACTAACATTAATTAGTTATGAAAATACTAAAAACCTATTTTTGTCTTTGTTCTTCGCGTAGTTGGCGCTCGCGGTTAAGTTTTTGAATAAGTCTTTTCTTTCTAAGTTTTTCTCTACGTCTTTTAATTGACGGTTTTTCATAACGTTTTTTAGATAAAACTTTTTCAATGACTCGTTCGTTTTTAACTTTTTTAGTAAAACGTCTAATCAGTTTTTCTACTGGTTCATCTCTATGTCTCGGCTTTACCTCGACGTGAATTGGTCTTTTCTTTCCCATGATAACCTCTAAATCATTTTTGACCAGTCGCGATTAGCAACTGCCATTATACCTGCGATATCCACACCAGCATCACTTGGTGAAACACCGCTCAATGCGCCTGCTTGACCATTGGAAGGATCTGCTGCCTCTTCTATTGGTTGTGTCCCGCTAAAAACATCTACACCAAAACCGGCAGCGTCTAGTAGTTTTCTTTTTTGTTCTTTCATCATTTCATACTTTTGTTCTTGTAACTCTTGACGCTGTTGTTGCATGAGTTTGTTATTCTCTTGCATTACAGGTCTTTGTTGTACAAAGGACTGCTGTTGGGGCTGAATGCCCTTTACAACCTCTGAAATGATATTAGATAGCAAGCCTTTCTCTAAGAGAACTTCTGTAATACATTCCTCTACGATAGGTTTAATAACTTTTTTTAGTTGTGATTTTTTCATTTTACCTCTTGTTTGAGTGGATTTTTTCAAAGTAAAGATCAAATGCCTCTAAAACAGCAATCGCCTCTGTAATTTGTTTATCGACACCCTCAGACAGACCTAACTTACCAAGTTCGGCTGATGCTGCTTTGCCAGCAGCCATACCTTTTTCTGTACGGGCACGACGAAGATTATAGTCTCTTTTCGATGTCCTTCCAGCGGTATAAGAATCTGATGCTATCATATCGCTATAGATCTTCTTTTGCATTCCTGCTCTAAATTTCTTATAAGCTTTAGGTTCCATGTCCACAATTTGCTTTAAAAAATTCAAAACAGCGGTTTTTGCTTGCACTGGTTTTATTATAGCGATCGCTCTCTCTACAGAGTCATTTGTTAAAAGCGATAATAATCCTCTTAAAAGCATTCTTCTTTGTGTGGGATCAACAATTAAGTCTCTAATGTCCTTGGCTGTTTTTGTAACAGATGCTGGCTTTGCTTCTTCTGGGGCTGCTGCAGCATCTCCTTCAGTGGACTTAGTTGGAGGATCACCTTTCGCATCTTCTGCCGCTTCGGCACTAGCTATTTGACTTGCTGCATCTTTACCTAAATCAAAGAATATTCTTGATAAATCTTTGTGATCTACTCTGCTTAATTCAGGATCTCCATCTAAGAAACGCTTAACCGTATCCTCTGCTTGTTTTTTTGTATAAGTTCCTTGATCTCTAAGGGTGACTGCCGCGGCGCCTGCTGCATCTTCAATCTTATCGGCTATCTCCATGTCTTCAATGTCTTTGTCAGTAGGACTCCAAGTTCCAAGAAGTTTTTGTAGCCACTTTTCATTTAAAGTTTGTTTCCGGCGTGATTCCCAAAGCATCTGCTCAACACTTGCGAATTGTTCTTTGCTGTTTAAAGAGTCAATTATCTGTTCTTTTATGATTTGCCTGAGTTGTCCCTTTGTAACCTTCATTTATTCTGCCCCCTTAGTATTTCGTTTAATGTGCGATTGATTCTATCGCCTTTTGTAAAAAATTCTTTTGACTTGTTTTCAGACATCCGAAGTTTTACATCACCTTTGTGCGGTTCTAAAACATAAGCACCAGGGGATGAAGGTTCTGAAACAGCATCAAAACAAATAAGTTGTAAGTCGTCTTGCACAACTTGAATGGAGTTTCCTTGTCCATCGCGACTTTCTTTTAGTGATCCCATGGCTCTTGATGAGAAACCAAAAAGCACACCACTTTCGTAAAGACCTCTAAGTATCTCACCAGAGGGCGTCTTAAGAACTTTAATGGTTCCCAATACACTATCACCATCCCAATACATTCTTGTAATCATATGAGAAGCGTTTTTAAGATTTATAACTGAATCGTCTGGGTGATCGCATTCACCAATAGCACGATTATCTCTAATCAACTTTTGATAATTTTCAACTTCTCTTTCTAAAACGTCACGAGGGTAGGTTCTGCCGTTGCCATTTCTAACATTACATTGTTGTAATTTAGCAGGAAAGACAAGGAATCCTTCATTTAGCATTTTCTTTTCGCCTTCGTTTAGAAGGTCGCGACAACCTCTGTCGTCACATTTAAGTTCAAAAAATTCTCGTAAAAGTTGTTTAGCCATTATTAATCCTTGTAGCGGGCGTTACCCGCTCGCCTATCGATCCGCTGCAGCAGCGACGGACAGGTTGTAATTTCCATTTGGAAGTCCATTCGTTACGCATTTTTACTCCTTTTGGTTTACTTTTAAACCAAAGTCATTAACAAGCATTGCTAATAAATAACTTGTTCCAGAGGACAAACATCCCAAAAGAAAAGCATTTATTAAACTATAGTCAAATGTAAATAGTTCTGTAAAAGGGTTTATGCTCCATAAAAAAACTCCAGCCCAAAAACCAAAGCACAGAGGGCACCTATAGAGTTTTCCATAAAATCCTGCTTTGTCCATTAGTTGTCTAAATCTTTCGAATATAGAACCATAGACGACGATCATCGTTAGACCGTAAGCACATAAAACAAAATGCAATAAATTCATTTATTCCTCGTAGTAGTAACCGACAAGACCATAGGCAGCGGTTGAGCCTGGGTAGGTATTATTAGTGCCTTGTCTTGGTTCGTGGGGGATTTTTCCTAGTCGGGTTGTTTCGTCGTCGGGTGGATCTGTTAAAACCTTATCAAAATTATTTTCATACTCTCTATAAGCCTTAACACCAGGAGCCTCTTTGTGTAAGAATCTTGCAATTGAATAAACAGCAACATCAATAGGGCTGACATCTTTTTGTTTTTCCTCTGGTATTAGTATTGTGCCTTCCAGAGATCCAAAAACATTACCGCCTCTAACTTTGCCTGGATCTACAACTCCATGTTTTGAGAGGTATTCAAACATTCTAGATTGTGTCGCATAGACGTGATCACCATAGCGATCTTTAGAAAGTGCAAAAATTTTATTTTTGGAGGGTGATACCAATATATCAATATCTGGATGATCGAATATCATAACATCACCAGCCATTGTTTTTCTTGCTTTTAATTTGACGACGGCATCCGGCTTATCAATTTTTACTCGCACTGGGTTTGGCGTATTGTCTATTGAAATCTTCATTACGATACAATCTCTTTTTCAAGTTGTTGTATTTGCAAAACCTTGTAAAGTGTGTTTTTATTAATAGGCTCTTTGTTGACATTTTCTAAAATGCTGTAAACTTTTGAGAGGTTTTCTTTTATTGTTTCGTCATCTTGTGTTTCTTCTAGGGTTTGAGCCTCCGTCACAACCTGCTTTAGTCTTCCCACCTCTTCACTTAAATAAAAGTTAAATTCCAAGCCGTTATCGGCAAAAGAAGAAATGTAGTTAGAAAGTAGTTGCTTTTGGCTCTCTAGTAGTGTAGAGTAAGAATCATTAAATCTTTTAGTAAAGGTCTTAACAACCAGCGAAGACACTTGTGGGGTTTGTGTTTCTTTTACTGGTGTGGAAGTTAGACGCTGAACAACTTGCGCCTCTAAGAGCACTTTTGTTTTTGGTCCACTTGTGCTTCCAAATATTTGTGAAAGGGTGGCGAGATACTTATAGTTTGGAACAAAGTTATTAAAAACATCTTTTGACAATTGCTTATTGATTTTTGATATAGCAACACTCTGCTCTTTGAAAAGCCGATCTTGATTCACCATAGAGTGCTGTGTTTTAGCTTCCACGAGAATCTTTTCAGCAATTTTTTCTTGTAAGCTATTGTTTTCCATTAGAGTTTTATATAAATCTAACTCTTTACGAAGTTCCGTTCTTAGCGCAAATGCTTCTTTCATTATCTGAATGGCAGCATTTCTTTTCTCGTTGTTCTTTGCTACTGATTGCTTTACAATCTCTCTAACGAGTGCTTCATAAATAAAAGCAGTGTTTCTTTTTTTATTGTGCCTTGCCATTTAGTTTTGCTCCAAATCTTTAAATATCTCTTTTAATTCGTCTCTAACTTCGAAGATTTGTTTTTCTTCCTCTTCATAATTAGTTGCCTTGTTCTCAAAAATGCCTCTGCTCATAGACTTGAAAGAATCAAGACCAAGCATCGCTTTTGCATCTGATGACAAATTCATTGTTACTTGTCTTTTAGGTGCTCGCGATATTTCATGAGAGTGTTTAGCACGAAAGTGGCGCTTTCGAGCACCATCGGGGCGTTTGTCTACATCAACTGGTGTATAAATTTTTCCTTTCGATTTGTCGTCACGTTTACCAAGGGGTTCTTCATCGCCTGCCGATGGCTCTGCGAGTAAAGCAGTTTCTTCTGCTGGGGGTTCGAGAGCCGGCTCTTCACCGCCTAAATCTTCACCACCGAGACCTTCTTCATCTCCTAAATCACCTAACTCATCACCACCTAAGTCACCACCTCCGAGTTCACCTAGTCCACCACCAGTTGGGTCTGCAGCAGTTTCCTCGGCAACCTTTTCTAATGCGGTTGAAACCTGTCTGTCGTAGAATATTTCTCGTTGATTTCTTAAAAACTCGTCTTCCGAGACGTCAAAAATATTTTCAGCGATCCAACGTTTTGAGAAAAATCCTTCAGTTGCCTGCGCTGCAACACTAAACTTAGTGTTCCAGGTTTCAAGCTCCTGTAGCTCAGAAATCTTTGAAGGATTATTAAGTTTCAACTTAAAGTTAATTAAATCATCACCTCGGTAGCCAAGAACGTAAAGATGGATTGTTGCTATTTTTTCTAATTCAGATATAAGCGAACGTTGCATTCTTTGAACTGTTCTTGCAAAGCGGATATCTTTCTGTGCTAATGCGCCTTTTTCCTCTTCGCCACCTTCACCCCTAATAAGATAAGATTGTGGGATCTTAAGAGCAGAGAACATTTTATCTCGTAAATATTTTACATCATCAATATCGCCTGTAAAAGAACCACCAGGAAGTGACTCAATTGTTGTGCTAACTCCACCACGGACAGGAATAAAATAATCTTCCTCAACAGACATGGGATTGTAACGAAGGTCAACTCTGCCTGTCTCTGGGTCGACAACTTGATTTCTCTTCATGGAGGTAATAAACCTCTGCATAAAGTTTTCTACGTCTTGTGCTGGAATGTTTCCAACATCAACTTTAAAAACCTTTCTCTCTGGTGAGCGAACGATGCGGTAAGCCATCATTGCGTCCTCAAGAAGAGTTAACTGGCGCCATATTCTACGAGCAGGATCAAGAACTGATGTTCCATAAGGAGCGAATTTATCATTTCCTAAGATACGGAAGTGCGCCACCTGCCAGTTTTCGAAGGTTACACCAGCACTATTCCATTGATATTGCACGTAGTTTGGATTTTGTTTATCCTCGCCCTCAAGCCTTTCTATTTCACGAGAAGGAAGACCAATGACATTCTTAACTCCAAGATGCGAATCAATGTCCATATAAAGATAGAAATCACCATACTTACACATTGTTCGTGCCCAACCAAAAAGATTAAATTCAAGATTTAATACTTTGTAGTAAAGCGTCTCTAAAATCTGCTTTATCTCTTCGTCTTGACATTGGATTTTTAACATCCTATTATAAACATTGAATGTGGTCATTTCATCTGCGAAAATATCGAGAGCGGAAGCCAACTCTGGTGTATACTCCATTTGATCAAAATCTGCATAACGAGCTAAACGACTTTGAGTGCTCATGTTATAATTTGAAAAATTATCTAGAGGATTGTAGCCGGTGCGCTCAAATTTTTGACCAGCAACATCTTTAAAAGTCTGGGCGTATTTATCCAATCTTCTTCTACGAAGCTGTCTTGTGTTTTGTGTTCTATAGTTGATAATTGGACCAGAAAATAAACGAGTAAGCCTCTTGAAGAGAGGTGATTCATTATTTTTGGTATTTTTATTTTCTGCCATTTTTTATCCCTTAAATATCCAAGAAAAATCTTTTCTTATTTTTTGCTCTTCATCAAATCTTTCTCTTAAAGAGTCTTTATATTGACCAGGGGCTCTTGTGTCCAAATTTGTTCTGGTAGTTGATATGCTATTTAAGAAAGCTTTTTTATATTCAACATCTCGTTGATTTTCTATAATAGCTGTATCTCTAACCCAACAACCAATAGCTGCAGCCATAACCAAATCATCGTTATATCCGCGCTGGGCTTCCGGTCTTCCATTTTTCCAAATGAACGTATCTAACTCATTTGCCAAACGTTTAGAATAAATAGTCAAAACTTTGTTTCTTATGAACTCTTCGAACTTCGCAATGATTAAAGGTCTTGTTTTGAGAGACGTAGTGAAACCAGGGACAACAGATGAATCCCCCAAAGCAGCGTGTTGTTCCACATACTGATGAGAGCCTTTTTTACTATGGTAAACATTTTTATATCCCTTTTCCAAAAGCTTTTCTAGAACACTGAAGCCTACGTTGTTGTTTTCAACGACCAACATTGCCTCCTTATATTCTACACCAGTTGTGTAAAGTATTTCAGAAAAAAGGTCTGAGGTTGGCTTGCCTTTATATTCCGCTACTATCTCCATTGTTTGTAATTTAAATACATGAAATGTGCTTGAGTCAGCGCCATCGCCGCGGGCGACATCTGCCACTAATAAATAGTTGTCGTCATCTTGTGCCTCTTCCCATATCCAAGTGTTTCTATCAAAACCAACTTTATATTTTGGTTCTGATATTCCCTCTTTTATTCTTAGGATATCGTCTCCATGTATAACAGTATCGCCAGACGTATTAAAGTTACATTCATATTCTTGCGCAATCTGGCGTCGAGACATGTTTTTGGTTTCTGTTTTAAACCACTCGTCATCTCTATCAGGATGCACAGCCCACGGTAGGTTAACCGGAAGAAATTCATTTTCTCCGCTTTCTGCGCCAACAAATGTTTCGTGAAACCAATCTCCTACGCCATTTGGAGTTGAGATAGCAATACAACGACCACCAGTAGAAATGGTAGGATAAAGACCAGTCCACAATTCATCAAGTCCATCGATGTGTGCAGCCTCATCAATAACAAGAAGAGACAAAGCTTCTGAACGACCAGCATCACCTGACGTGGATGATGCCTTGACTTGACTGCCATTTGTAAGCTCGATGCTATTTTTGTTATCGACGTTGAAGTCTGCTATCTTCAGCCAAGGAGGTAGATTCTTTAAAATAGTTTTTACTTTTTTTACTAAGTTTGCTGCTGTCGCTAGTTTTGTTGCAACAATAAGAACGTTCTTGTCTCTATGAAAAAGAACCAACCAGGCAACGTAAGCAGCAGTGATGGTAGATATACCTAGCTGTCGGGCTTTCAGAACAACGATAAACCTGTGGAGTGCTAGTTCATCTACTAGATCTGCCTGAAAATCATAAGTTTTGAATGGAATAAGACCTTTTCCTGGGTGCGGTATCTTACAATATGTGTTGATAAAGTAAACGGGTTTCTTGCCCGATTTGACAACTTCTTTTACTATCTTTTCTTTTGTAAGTTTGTAAGCCATTAATCATTTGGTCTGGTTACGTTTTCGGGGTTCTTGTCGGTTGATTGCTCAAGAAACTTTTTAAACTTATCCTCTAGACGATCTTCTGATGGTTCGCCAACAGGAATAATATCTTTCATATTGCCTATGGTATATACCTTAGAGGCTTGAATAAAAGTTCTTATTTTCGAAATGTTCTGCAGAATCATAGATGCAGGACCTTCTTCTGTGAGAGCCAATGTATCTCCAGAGAGATTCTTATATTCTCTCTTTAAAAACTTTGTAATATCGGCAAAAGTTTGCTCCAATTCTTCATCAAGCTTTGTGTTGTGAAAAGAGGCTAACGGCATCTCTGACTGATAAGAAACAATAAGCTTTGGACCGCTCATTCGAACTTTAAACCCGTCCATAACCCTTGAATCATTCAAAGCGCAACCTTTTTCACGTTTAAGACCAATTGGATCATCTTTGCCATCTGTTCGAAACCTCGAATCATGTGATCCATCATAAGCATTTGCTGCCGCTTGATTGATTCCTTTAACAATATCATATACTGTAGCCATTAATTTTGCTCCTTGTCGGGTCGCCAGCCTTCTAACCATTTTTCCTCTCTGCCTTCGACCCATTGAATATAACATTTATAACAACATTCAAATTTGTTCATATATAGATCATCTCTACCAGAGAAAGAGTAAGTGTCACAAACCGGGCAAACTCTTTTTATTTCTTTATTAATTAGGTTTCTAGTGATGAAAAAGCCGTCTTCATTTATTTTGTCTTCAGCTTCTTTAGATTCTTCTGAATAAAAATGTTTTAAATCCTCTAAATATTGTTTTTCTTTTTCATCATCCCAGCCGGATTTTGGATTAGTAATGGATTCTTCTCCAAATTTCTTGGACATTGCTTTTTCTATTTTTGCAATTTGATTTAAATCTTTTTTCATTTATAACCTTATAGAAATAAACATTATTGTAACACTATAATAAGTAGTTTTTAATAAAAAAGGGGAAGACCCGAAAGTCTTCCCCAAGAGAACCTATACTAAAAGTAAAAGATTACTTGTTCTCTAATTGCTTCTTAAGTGAAGCGATCTGTGCGGACTGCTCTTGGATAGCAGAAACAAGGATAGCGGATAGACGACCGTAATCGACACCGTAGAGACCCTCATCTGTACCGTGAACAGCTTGTGGCACAACTTGCTTAAGCTCTTGCGCCATGAAACCGAAGTCTCTGGAACCGTCCTTCTTCCAAGTGAAGTTAACAGCCTTAAGGTTGTTAACAGTCTCAAGACCGTTATCGATAGCGGTAACGTCAGTCTTAAGTCTTTCATCAGAGTAAGTTACGAAAGCTGCAGCACGAATCTTGTTCTGAGCATTAGAGCCATCAGCAACGTCAACAGCGTACTCACTAGTTGCATCACCACCAAGCTGTAGCCAAGTTACGCTTGAAGCATCAGTAAACTTGAGACGGTGATCAGCAGCAACGTACTCCATCTTCTCGCTGGCAGCGCCACCGTGGAATGTTACGTCTTTACCAGAACCATCAGCACCGAAAGCACTTGTGTCGTTGAAGTGAAGACCAGCAGAACCACCGTCGAATCTAACCACGTTAGCAGCGGATACGAACTGGATGCTACCATCATCGTCATCACCAAAAGTTACTTTCTTGTCATCTTGCACAAGAAGACCCTCGTAGAACTCTGCCTCTTTGTGTAAGAAGATACCCTCTTGACCATTTGTAGTATCGAATACCATGTAGTTATCCGAACCTTCTTTGATCTCTAGAGCAGCAGAGCGGTTGTCAGTTAAGCTAAGATCAATGTCTGTGCCATCAGCAGAAATGCTATCAAGCGCAATGTTACCAACGTTAGTGATGTTACCATCGCGAACACTTAGTGAAGTAACAGTAGCAGCGCCGAAAGCAACTGTACCAGCTTGAATGCCGTATTGACCGAAATCTGCAGAGCCACTGAAGCGTAGACCGTTTGCCGTACCAGACATCTCTAAGATGTTATCAGCCGAAATGTACTTAAGGTGACTCTCGTTACCATTGCTACCAAGGTTAAGAACCTGATCATCTTCGATTGAAGCGCCCATCGCAAAGGATGCTTGCTTGCCAACCTGGATGTATTCTTGACCGTCTGTGGTAACAAACTTCATGTAAGAAGTTCCACCCTGGGTGATATCAAGCGCAGCGGCTTGGTTATCTGGAAGGTTAAGATCGATATCGGCACCATCAGCAGAAATGCTGTCAAGAGCAATGTCACCGACGTTTGTGATATTACCATCGGAAACGCTTAGTGAAGTACCAACGAGAGCAGCGAAAGTACCTGCAGCAGCAGAGTTAGCACCGATAACAGTACCATCGATTGCACCACTGTCTACATTGATGTTAGTGATTGCTTGGTTATTTGCGTCAAGAGCAGCACCAAGTTGATCAGCGCGAAGCTCGTCAACGTAAGCAACACCGTCAAGGTAAAGATCCTTGAACTCAGCACCAGAAGCACCTAAGTCAACATCATTGTCTGTCTCTGGACGTAGAACACCGTCTTGGAGGCGAACCTCAGTTGTGCCACCAATGTTAAAGTCAAGAGCGCTATTAGCGTGATCATAAAGAACAGCAGCGTGACCAGCGGTGCTAGCACCACCACCGATTCTAAGACCACCACCATCAGCAAGAGCCGAAGAAGCGGAAAGGGCAGCAATAATTCTTCTATCAGAAACCTCAAGGTCAGTAGCTGTTGCAGTTACACTATTAATTGTGTTAACGTCAAGAACGTCAATTTGAGCGTAAGTAGCAGTCAGCGACGTAATAGTACCAACAGCTTTGTTAGCATCAAGAACGAGAGCCTTGCTAGCAGCAGCGGTACCAGCGGTAACACCGTCGAGGTAGCCAAGTTCTGTAGCATCAAGAGTTGTTGAATCAAGCGTGAAGCTTGTGTCAGCAGAAAGAGTACCGTTAACGGTAAGAGCACCGTCAGCGAGTGACATTAGGTCAGTATCAGAGTCACAACCAATGGTTGAACCATCGTCAACTGCTAATGACTTAAGTGCAGTGTCGCCATCTGCATCAACTGTGAAACCAGTCATTGTGACGGTTCCAGCGGTCATATCACCAGTCATGGTGAGGTTGCGAAGACCGCTTGCGTCCTTGTTTGAATCAAGAACAAGTGCCTTGTTAGCAGCAGCAGTACCATCGGTAATGCCGTCAAGCTTCTCAAGGTCAGTCTCGTTAAGATCAGCAGAACCAATAATAAACGAAGTGCCGGCAGTGACTGCACCAGTAGCAGTTACGTGACGGAAACCAGAAGCGTCTTTGTTAGCGTCAACAACGACTGCTTTGCTGGCAGCAACGGTACCGTTGGTGATACCATCTAGTTTTTCCATATCTGTCTCATTGAGATCAGCGGAGCCGATGATAAACGAACCTTCTGCTGTGACGTTGCGGAAGCCGGAAGCATCCTTATTTGAGTCAACAACAACTGCTTTGTCAGCAGCAACGGTACCGTTGGTGATACCGTCAAGTTTTTCGAGGTCAGCCTCGGACATATCGGCAGAACCGATGATGAACGAACCAACAGCAGTAACGGAACCTGCTGCAGATAGACCAACATTTGTACGGACTAACTCAGAGCCTGCGGCGCCTGAGAGATAAATTGAACCGCTCGCCGCTGGTGCGGTGGCGGTGTAGCGTTGTAAGTCAATATACTTTCCATATTCACTTACTGTAGCGGGACTAGACATATTTTAAAATCCTCCTTATAAGTCTAAATCTCGGGTGGGGCTTAATCACACCCGATACCGGGTGGTACGAAATCACACCCGGTCTAGATAAGTAGAGGTCTAAGTCGCTTCTGTCCCTTGTTTAAGACACTTTATTTCGTCTTTTAAATTATCTATTTGATTTTGTTGAGATTTAATTCCTTCAAGGAGGATAGGTATAATACGAGTGTAGTCCATGCTCATGGCTTGAGGAGAATTTTTATCATTTTCGTTGTCCCACTCTACAATAATAGGTAGTTCTTTTCCAACCTCTTCAGCAATAAACCCGTAATCTTTTTGATCATTTTTTTTCCACGTAAACGTGACACCGCGAAGGTTTTGTATAGTTTTTATAGGATTATCAATAACTTCTACGTCTTTTTTGAAACGCTGCGAAGAATAGGTCATATAGGCGTTTGCTTTAATTTTTCCACTGTTATCTGCTACATCTGGTAGTGTTATGCCGTGTGTTACGCCACCAATTGGTATTCCTACGCCTATTTTTTGATCTACATACACGTTAGATCCAGATAGAACAATACCATGAGCAGATCCTGATAGCTCTAAAAAATTATCGGTTGCGTCTTTAAATCTTACGAAAGAATCATTATCGTCGCCAAAGAAAAGTTTGATATCATCTCCAAACTTCATGTTGGTTGCACCGCCACCATTTTGAGACGGCACGATTTCAATACCACCAGCTATTTGAAGAGGTGAGGCGCCTTCCAGTGTTCCACTAATTTGAACCGTGCTGCCTGATAGCGTTAAGCCATCATTGCCATCATATTCAATAGACGCATTTGAGCTATTTCCAAAGCGTAATTTAGAATTATCTGCTAATTTTATATCAGTGTCGTCAAAAGTTAGCACGGAAACTGCTCCGAGTTCTCCATTGTTGTTGAATTGTAATTGATTGTCTGAGCCAGCGGGTTTAGCTAAAACTGTTGTTGCAGAGTCATCTTTTACTATTTTAAGCAATCTTCTTCTGGACCACTTTCTTCTACCTCTACCCACTACTTATTCACTCCTGCGTCCACCGCAAAAACAACGGCTAAGGTTAAACCTATGCCGACCACTACACCACCCACTGCCCACCAAGTAGAGTAATCTTCTTTACCAGTCGCTATGTCTGATAATCTTTTTATTTCTTCATCTTTGATATCTATTAATGTGGTGTGCTTTTCTTGTAAAGCGTCTAGACTAGCTTTTTGAGATTGTATGGTGAGATCTAGTCTTGCCTTTTGTTTACCCAACTCATATTGAAGTTTTAAATCAAATTGTTCTTCAAGGTATTTTTTATCTGAAAAAACTCTTGCTGCGGCAATATTATCCAACAGCACACCAGTGTAAGGTGCGTGTTCGCCTTTTGACAGTCCAGTTATTTTACCTTTTGGAAGGGGATCTTCCGCTAAACAAACTGGGGTATATGCCAATGAAAAGCATAAAACTAGTGCTGTTATTTTACTCAACATAGTTTAGCCCATATCTTTCTGCTAAAACTTTTGCTAAATCATCAGGTCTGTCGTTATACTCTTTCACTATCTTTTTTATTTCCTGTTTTTTCTTTTTGCTTATTGCCATGTTTTTATCTTTATAGTCTTTCTCTAGCTGTAATAAGATAGTGTCATACTTTTTTAAAATGTTGTCTCTTGTCTCAATTTCTTTTCTATGTGTGTCTTCTATCGCTTTTATCTGATCTTCATAACTTTTAGAACGAATCTCTAATACGTCTAATGCTTTTGTCTTATTTCTAAACAAAAACCATAAAACCAGGGTGTAAATAATAACGGCTGGAACATACCAGTTGTGCTTTAACCAAGCCCAAGTTTTCTTTAAAGTTGATTTTAAAGTCAATAAAGTTAACATTACTTTCCATGCTTCCATGTTGCAGCTATATCCGCGATGCCTTGGATACCAATATAAGCAAGTGAAACGGCTACCCAGTCTTCACTGGTTAGAGCACCACCTACTAACATAAAATAAGTAGCAGTCATCCAGACCATAAGCTTTCTTGAAAGCAATCTTCCTATTGTTTTATCTAAAAAAGGTTTTACTTGTTTTGCTTGCTCTTGAATCTCTGTCATCTTTTATCTCCTATGTTTCTGCTTTATATGGTTTTCCATCTGGAGTTTTTCCTCTTATATTTGCTGGTCCGGGGATTGTTACATAGTAAGGTGCTTGTCTATTTGACTCTGATCTCGGAAAAGCCCTAGTGAATAATTTATTTGCGGTGGAGTGTATTGTAAAACTCCCACCAAATTTTCTAGAAAAATCTTCCCCATTGTCATCATCTTGCCAATAGGGAATTGGTATAAATTCAAAAGCACCCATGTCGTATGCAGCACCCTGCGGTCTGCTTGTTCCATTAAAGTCGACTGTAACAGAAGCGATTGTTTTACCTGTGTCAATACAAGGAGATCCCTCTTGAAGTTGAAGCCCCTCGGGAAAACTTGATTCATTAACAAATTGCGGATCAGCTATGACCTCGCCCCTTCCATCTGTTGCTCCCGCACCGGTGTTGTCTTTTATTGGTCCATTATCCGTACCAAAGGTACCAGCGACACAATTATTTGAATACGAAAGGTCTGCATCTATTCCTGTTAAGGCAACGTTTACACTACCACCGTTTATATTTTTGATAATTGTATTTTCAACTACGCCGGCGCGAATGATTGTGGTGCCGCTGTTCCCGCGATCCACCAATATCGTACAATTTCTTACTATAAAGTTATGATCGTTTCCGCTGCTGTCGTCAATATAGTTATTAGATGTTGTTGATGCAGTGTTATGAAAAATAGAATTTTTAAATAATACGTGTTGGTCGTCACCACCGTTATTAACAATTATCGTGTCTGCACATGTAGCCTTAACTTCACAGCGATTCAATAGATTAGGTATATCAGCCGTGGCTCGTCCCGGATCATTGAAAATGTTAACATTTGTCATTTGTTGAAATGTACAATCGGTAAATTGTATTGTCGGATTGCCATTGCTGACGGTGTTGGTTGTGCATATATCATTGCCACTTCCATTAAAGTCACGAAAAGTAATGCCTTGAAAAGCGATTACTGTACTGGCTGGTGCGTTTGCCCCATTAAAAGCTGGTCCTGTGCTAGAGGCTCGGGCGCCTGCACCTGTAAATGCGGGGGTTTGTCCTTCGGCTGCAACGAAGTTAATGCTTCTAGATGCGAAACATCTACTTTGGGTGTTGCTAAGTCCTGAAAGCGTTTCGCCTGGATTGTAAGTATTAGAGTCTAATATTCGTATTGTGCCCCCGTCTGAAGGATCCAAGCGAGCTATTCCCGCTCGTAGACTTTTTACAGGTCGGGCTTCGGCACCATCAAAGCTATCATTACCACTAGTATCTGAAACAAATATTGTAGTCATTTAGAACCTCAAATCATAATGTGTGCGAACCCCTCTTTTTTATCAATCGTGATTTGTTGGTCCACACAATCTTTAAGATGGTCAAGGTGAGAAATCAAAATGACCGTTTTAAAGTATGTCTTAATTAGTTCTAAAATTGAAATAAAACCATCCATATTCTCGGCATCTAACGCAGTCCCCGGCTCATCAAGAATAAAGACGTTAGACTTTGGAAGAGATGATACAGATAGAAGGGCAAGACGAATAGCCATTGCTGCTAGCGTCTTCTCTGCGCCTGAGCCCATTTCAATAGGGCGACGATCATATTTTGGATGCTTAATAAATATATTAAGTCTTTTTTCTTCTGCCTCAAAGAAAATCTCAAAGTCTACAACGTTGGCTAAGATGCGAGACATTTCATCATTGATAATAGGCAGCTTCTTTTTGATAATGTCATAAGCAATGCCGTTAGGGTGCATACACTTCATTAGAAGGTCAAAGGCTGTCATCTCGTTTTGTAGATTATGTAGCCATTCTTTCTTTTCTTGTAGTGTCTTAACCTTTTGAGCTAGTGAGCCATTCTCTCTGTGGAGTTTTAGCAACTCGTCTTGGCAGCATTTTATATCCTTTTGTTTTGTTAATAAAGCTTTCGCTACTTTTGCCAACTCCAAAGTAAACAATTCTTTATTTTCTATAAGGTCTTTGTTTTTATTATAGTCATTAATCAAAAGGTTGAGCTTCTGAACTTCGTTCTGTGCTGTAAGTATGGAGTTCTCCCACTTACCCTTTTCAAGATCGGTTTTAAGAACAACTTTTTCAGCTTCTCTTCGCTTCTCCATTAGTTTTTTGTATTTTTCTAGATGTGAGTTTATTTTTTCTTCGTCAGTCTTATTCAGTAGACTTTCTGCTTTATGCTTTTGCTCGTTTATCGATTGAACTTGTCCCACGAGATCTACTAGGGTTTCTTTCGAAGCGTGAGCGTCTTTGATAAACTTACAAGACTTGAACTTATCTCCACAAGGAACATCGCCAAGAAGCTTTACTTTTTTCTCGTTTAGTTTTTTAAGATTCTCTGCGTTTTCTAGCTCCATTAGAAGATTGCTTATTTTGAGAAGTTTTTCGTCTATTTCGTCTTTTTGATTTTTCACGGAGACTATATCAAAAGATTCCTCAAACTTCCCAATCTTGTCTAAAAGTTCTTTCTTTTCAGCAAGTATTATATCACACTGACTAACACTGGTGTTGTAAGTCTGGATATTCTGTTCTTGTTTAGTTTTTTTCTGTAGAACTTCGTCAATGTTAATGACTTCTGCCGGAATAGAACTTATCTTTGTTTCAAGATCTTTTTTGTCCATTTGTAGAGACATTAACTCGCCGTTTAGTTTCTCACAGGTTTGGTTTTGCTCCTGTATGTTGTTTTCAGAAAACATCATTTGTTTTTCTATTTCATAGATTTCGCTATCATAGTCAATATCTTCTGCTTTACGGAGTGCGCCGCGAAGATCTGTTGCCTCGTCTTTGATCAACTTATACTTTTTCTCAAAGAACTGGAGGTCTAGAAACTTTGCGAGTGCTTCTTTCCTTTTTGTAGAACCATCGTTGATAAAACGAAGAGAGTCAATCTGCGAAGACATAGAAGTCATTAGGAAATCATCGACGTTGCCAAAATGATTTCTGATAATAGCGTCAGTTTCATTTCTAGTCGTGCCGTTGAGAATGGTTTCTTCTTCCGTTACAATATCTTTTACCTTAAATAAAATATCTGTTTTGGCTTCTACTGTTTCGTCGCCTCTAAGTTTTTTGATATACTTTTCGCTTTTGCGTTCGATTGTATAACTTTTAGGTCCAACATCGATTGTAACTGAACCAAGAGCTTCTTCTTTGTTTTGATTGATAATGTTGAGGTTTTTACGTTCGTTCTTGCTTGTTGAGTTGAAGATAGTGTAGAGCATACTATCGACAACTGAGGACTTACCAGAAAAGTTTTTACCAAAAATGCCGATGATACCGTTTAACTTATCAAAGTTTATAGAGTTGTCCTCGCCATAGTTAAATAAGTTATTCCACTGCATAGAGCGCAAGTTCCAGTTTATATTGCGCTGAACGTCTTCTTTTTCCGCTAAGGCGGTATTACATTTGCGATTTAGTTCATATACCGCTTCTAACTGCTCGTCTGTCGCCTCAAAGTCTTTTAAATACTCTTTGATAAGTTTTTCTTGAACTGTGACGTCACGTAGATTGTCTTCTACATCGTCAGTTGCCAGATCTTCGACGCTGCCTCTTTGACCAGCAGAGCGGTTTAGATAACCAATGCTTTCTGGTTTAAATCTGTGTTTGGCTGCGTCAATAGCTCGTCTCATCGTGCTAACAGGCAGACTATTTTCTGAAACAAGACGAATACGAGCACCCAAAGGGCAATCTGTATTTTTGGGCAATCGACCAGTTCTAGTTAGATTGATAGTGACGAAAGGCTTTGGATTTGGAATTACGACATGCTTCACCGTAAAGTTTTCTTTGTCTTGGATATCCCAAATAAGAAAACCTTTATCATTCGTCTCTCCGAAGTTCTGCTGAACAGTAGAACCTGGATACCGTATTTTTCCTGCGTCGTCTAGTGCTTGATTTGTTTTATGGATGTCGCCTAAAAAGGCGTAGTCGAATTCGTCAAAGATCGATATCTCGTTTTCTCCGTGCTGCATTGTCCAGCCGACATCCGTGCGGCAATTTGAAATAGACCCGTGATACAGACCAATGTTAATAACATTATAGTCGGTAGGATCTCTCCAATTATCCCTATCAAATACGCTAAGAACGTTGAGACATATTTCTTCATTTATTTTTACCTCTCCGCTATTCTTCAACAAGAAGAGGTTTGGAAGATCCAAAGCTTCAACTATTGGAGTAATAGCATCTTCTCGGCTACTATTTTTCAAGTTGCCGTCATGGTTTCCAAGTATTATATAGGTCGGTGCGACAGAACTTAACCCACTTAGGAATTCTGAACACATTTTTACAAACTCAGGAGAGATGTTTGTCTTGGAGTGTGCGATATCTCCACAATGAATAATATAATCTACCTTTTCTTCGCGTAAGTGCTCGTAAAGTTTAGAGAAAACCTCACGATACTCTGTGTGATATTTCAGATTTTTTATGTGCGTATCCGCGATATGGGCGATTTTATAACTCATTCATGCTCCAATAAATATTAAAAATACTTTCTAAATTAATTTGCGATGCATCTGATTTCAACTCTTCTGCCTCTGTTTTTGTTATGGAACCGATATCATCTATTTCTGAAGTATCTAGCTTGTATACGTCTAGTCCGTATTCTAATAACAGAGATATAATTTTCATTGACTTATTTAATGCATCTTCGTCCAAGCCAATATAAACTTTTGTTTGTTTTTCTACAATCTTTTTAAATAACTTTGTCGTTTCCTTCAAGGTTGAACCAAGAATGGGAATAGAGTTTTTCATTTTGATAGAATCAAACGGACCCTCTACAAGAGTTATCGGTTTGTTCCAATCAATCAAAAGATCATTAAAAATAATATTTTTTGACGCTGGTGGATTTTTATAAGACAGCCAATCACCGCTATAAGACCGTGCTGTAAAATAATTACAATTACCCTCATCGTCAAAGGACGGTATTATTATACGCTTTTTATACTTACCTGTCAAGCAAAATCCTATCTTATGATATAATATATCTTTTTGTCCTATACCTCTGGACCATAAGTAAGATATAGCTTCGTCAGCAGCAGGGGGCAAACCTTTCTTTGCTAGACACATATATTCTGGTGGGATATCCACAGGTTGCAACTTTTCTTCTGGCTGATTAAAAATCAAGTCCATTGTGGAAAAGTCGACCTCTTGATCTAGCAGAGCCCAATCATGACGGTCATCAATTGATCCAAAGCGTTTTATGAGATAGGATATCGCGCCTTTTGTATCGCAAACCCAACATTTAAAAAAACCTTTGGTCACATTGACTGACAGTTTCTTTTTGTGGTGTTTACAAAAGGGGCAATGATGGAGTGTCTCGTCTCTTGAGTCATATCCAGATCCAAGGACTTCTTTTAGAATAGTTTTTTTATTTCTCATTTAGAATGTTTGTCTGCGACTACTGAAGCTGCAAAAGAATCAGGCTTGATCTTACAAGCGAATCCAGATCCAACTGCGTAGCCTACTAGCATTTTAGCCATAGGTGAGGTTCTATTATTACATTCTTCTGGTGAAATGTCAATATGTATTTCTACATTTGTTGTTGGGCATAATTCTGTTATCTTCATTGCCATATTTATTGACTTCTCAGCTTCCTTAAGAATGCGGTTGTAAAATCTATCAGGGTCATTATACTTTTCTATTTTATAAAAGTAAAGACCTCCTTTTTGATTTTGGGCACCAACAAGGACGATAGTGGTTGTAAATGTGCATTTTCCCGTTTTTACATGAGAATCTGTTCCTACAATAACCTGTCCTTTGTTTTTATTATGAGTTTTTATTTTTTGTGTGATATCGAAAAAGTTAATGGATTTACCTGCACCGGTAGTCCAGTTCATTTTAGCCCTGCCTTTGCTACTACTATTGCATCAGCAATATCAAAGTATTTTGGTCTAGGATTACCTTTGTGTGTATATTCTACACTAAAGTCAGGGTAGTTGTCAAGCACCCATTGTAGGATTTGTTTTTTTGTATCTTTACCCTTTTGAACCTTTATTTCGTTAAGTTTTCGTGCTTGCTGGGCAGTAAAGTAGGTTGGTTGATGCTTGAACGTCTCATAACATATCCACGACACTGTGCCATTAAACTTTTGCAATGCTGCCATAGTTTTTGCTGTAGAGCCTCCAGAACCAAAAAACATAAAAGGTTTCTCTATAAATACCTTCTGGATGGGGTATTGTGCTTTTAGTTCTTGTAGTCCGTCTTTAACGTGTTGAATTTTATCAAAAAATGTTTCAAACTTATTTTTATTTCTTGTGTCCCAAACGCCAGAGCGGATTATTTCACCTTCCCCGTCTAAGATACAAAACCCAGTTATACTGGTGCTTATATCTAATCCTAAAATCATTGTAGTTATTTCCTTTAAATGTCTAGTTTTAATCTAAACGTGTAGTCTATATCTTCTTTCTTTTTAACTGGTTTCGATAGGTTTGCTATAGCAATAAGATTTTTGTTTTCGTCGTAAATGCCCACTTTACTAATAAATGTTTGCGGTTTAAATTCTTCATTGTAGTCATGAAAAGAGGAGCTTATGGTGTTTTTTACCCCAACTGTATTATTTTGAAAATAGCCGCCTGCGCCAGAACTTGGAGATTTATCATCGTTATACTTTACATATGTTGGATTTGGAGAGAAATTTAGATCTCCCAGTGGGGCATCGCAATTCATAGTTATTGTATTTATGTAATTTGTGCCTTGAAAGTTTAATGCAAAACTCGCAGAAGGTGTTATGTCCGCTGGAGCAAGACCGTCATTTGCACCAGCACAAAAATCTCTCCAGCTACCTCGTCTCGTGCCAATGCCAAAATCAAAGTTATCTTCAGTTAGATTCCAACTACCTGTCAATAAGATAAAACCTTCATTGTATAGAACCACACCGGCAACTTTATCAGCACCATTTGCTTGAGCAAAAGCAGTGCCACTAGTTTGTATTAGTTCACCATTACGATAAATATCCTCACAACGTGAAACCAAAGTTCCTGATATGTAAAAATCTAATTTAACAGAATTTCTACGAATCTCTGAACTATAGAAAATACTAGGTATACTTATCAAGGTAACATTTTGTGATTCCTTGTCTCCCAATGATGAAGAAAACGCATAATGATTACTTACTGGCTTGTAATAGTTTAAAGTATTTTTTAAAGCCAACAAGTGAGAACCTGTCGGATTCGTTGCCGACTCAAACGTTTCTCTCACAATTGAAGAAGAAAGTGGATAACTACCTGTTATTATATCACCATATAGGAATTGATTAAAGGCATTATCACTAATTGTGGCAAAAGAGTTCAAAGAAGAGTCTTTTGTTATAAAAGGAAAGATCCTTGCTTTTACTCCGGCATCAGTGTCTGGGTCATATGTGTGGTCTGCGAGATTTCTATCTACGTTTAATTCGTATAGACTAACATGCCCAACTGGTACATTAGTAACATTATTGGTATTTGCACCAATTATTTTATTTTTATTGTTATAATAGATTTCCGCATTATTAACAAAAAATACATTGTCTGGATAGGTTTTGATCCTATTCTTCAATACATCTTTTGGACCAAACTTATAATAAGACATTTTAGTAGTCTAATCTAACCCTCAACGTTATTTCGTTTGAAGGAGTCTTCTTAAGAGGCTCTGACAATTTGGCAACAGCTAGAAGCTCATTGTCAGCAGAATAAAGACCTACAGTTGTAATATACGAAACTGGTTCGGCTTTTGGATTATCATTTTTTACTCTAATCTTGCTAGCAGTTAAGTAAGTCGGATTGGCACTGTAGTTATAATCTTGCGTGTTGGCACGACAGAAATAAATAGTTGAGTTAAGCTCTGTTGTGTTGTTGAAGTCAAGATTATCATAAGCGTAACGGAAGCCATTAGCTACTGAGTTTATAGTGGAACCAGTTAATCTGTTGTCTACAGGTCTTTGAGTTCCAGCCAACTCTGCTCCAGTCGGAGCGCGACCATCAGCAACAGTTGGATCACCAAAAGCGCCGGTAAAGTAAGATGCGGTTATAACAGCAATTCCTGCTTGGTAATAAACGTGTCCAACAACAGTTTCCGATGTTGCATTAAGCTTAAGTAAACCATATTCTCCCGCTGGTGAGTTGACTTTGTAGTCTGTAGCTGCGCCATAATCACCAATTGTGTTTAATTGATCGCGGACGTTAGAATTTCTTGAATCACTTGAAGTGGCATACAACTTTAATCTAAAAGAGTTTTTCTTAATTTCGTCTTTTGTAAGCAATCGACTAAAGTTTACAAAGAAGCACTCTCGCATTTTTTCTCCACCTGCTGCGATATTACCATCCAAATCAAACTCTTGAATTGACCCAGTGGCATCATACCCATAAAGCACTTGAGCATGTTGGTTGTAGATATTGATCTTCTTAGCATTTTGTGTATTTGACGCTGCAGAAAGTGGACTTTTCGCTGAGTAGCCCGCAGATATATCAAAAATGTGATTTGCAGAGGAGCTTAGATAGGGGTAGTCAAACACAGCTTCAAACATTCCGTGGGCGAAAGTTTTAATATTAGTTTCACTACCAGCCTCTTTATATGTACCAGAAACAATGGTACCAGTAATTGGAATTGCCTCGTGAAGAAGTGTTCTTGTGTTTGCGATATCGCTATTAACTAAAGTTTTAAATGTAGTAGCCATTTATTTTTCCTTTTAATCCTGTATCTTGAGAATTCTAAGCGGTACATCCACCCTGTAACCCGTTGTAACCCCTGTTATTCTAACTGTTGTATCAATAAATAAGAATGTGCTGCCGCCAGAGGCAACACTAGAACCTAGAGTGTTAAATAAGAAATCAGATGAAACAACATCGGTTGCTGCTTGAAGACCTATTTTGAGTCTGTTGCCGCGTGGACCTTGAATATTGTCATCTCTCTCCTGATCTGCAGCAGCGTCTGTATTATCCAAATTGTTCATCGATTTAATGTACTGACCAGTGTTTTGAGTTATATAATATGATGCTATTTGATCATCATCAATAAATGATGGGTTTGCAACTGCGCCGTTACCCATAGTGTCATATACTTTTGCGAATCTAGAATCTATTTCAATTAAATATTGAGTCTCTTTTAGTTCTGGATCTAGTGTCAACGTAGGAGAAACTTGATTTGTATCTAAGCCTTGATCGATTCGAATATGGTGTGCAGTGAGTGGAGTGTTATATCCCTGCAAAAATCCATTATTTCCAAGCGATACTGCTGATGCATTGGCAGTGTCACTATCAACAACCAGAACATATGTACCAGAATGCATAAACGAAGTTGAAGTAGCTGTAGGTTTTCCATCTGCTGCTAGTTGATTTATTTTTAGCACAGGCAAATAAAGTAAATTATTGTTTGTTAAACTTATCAATTTAGATTTCATATTCGAGGTATTGTTTGTAAACGCCTCAAACACCGGTGTTTGTAATATCTCCAAATCATAATATGCTGACCCTGATGGGTGGTTTCCATTATAAGAGGAATAATCAATCTCATCATCACCAAATGCAAATTTTGTAATCTTAAATGAACCGTCACCTCTCGCCAAACGTAGACGACCAGTATCGGTTAAAACCGCGTCTAAAATTATATCACCTGAATTGTCTAAGAAAGCCATACGTGTTCTCCTCTTTAACTAAATAGTATTATAGATCATTTATGATGTTTTTTGGTGTTTTGACTGTAAAATTAATATCTATTTTCTTGCCTGTTTGCTTTGATGTAATTCTTAATTTATATTTTTTACCAAAAACTGTATTTCCACTTGGATCGCCTAGTTCAACCTTTGTAGAAATAAAATTGCCGGTGCCAGTGCCGGTTTCTTGATTTATCTCAAGATTGTCGTAACGCACTGTGTTTTGTAATTGGCTTGGTTGTATTAGTAAATACTTTTCAAAATTCTTAAATGAAGAAAATTTTTCATTATTTTGTTTTTTAATCGTATCTTCTATATCATACACCTCTATTTTTGTATACGGCGCCACTCCTATGTTTTGCACAATTTTAATTTTATATATTGAAGAAGGATTAGAAAGTTTATCATGAATGTCTCTAAATCTAAAAGTATAATAGTAATCTACATTTGGAATAATTGTATCTTGTAGGCTGGTATTTCCTTGCTCTAAAATATAAGATGTAAGACTGACATCTGTTTGAAAATCCGAGTATGAAGCAGGGGCGTTTAAAACCCTGTATACCTCATAACTACCGATAGAGTCATCAGACTTAAAGGTTATTTTTTTACCATACTCTACATCTTGCGTTATAGAGGCTAATTTAAAAACCTCTTCATCGTTTGCAAATATAGGTTTTGGTATTTGTTGCAATTCACCTGTTGACAGCCCAAACAAAAACAATATTTTATCGTTAACATTTCTGTAAGGTATCGCATTAACCTGTGGTGGTAACGGTGGCGAATCCTCCACACGAGTGTAATTTAACTCGTCAGTCTCAATATTGACCTCTTTCGTGTTGTAATATGGCACCCTTACAAATTGCATGTAAGGTGCTACTTGATATCTTAATCTAAAATGTTTTTTAGACTCATCAGATGCAACATAAGGTGGCACAAAGTTAAGTAAAGTAACAGCTTTGTTTTCTTCAGGGGTGTCTTTTATCATTTTATACTCTGTCCCAACAACAACCTTGTGAGCAAAGATTTTATAAAAATAATTTTTATATGGTATTATTTGTGTATCGTAATAAGAAGTATTTTCTTTTTCGGTTATTGGCAAAAATATGCTTTGTAGATACCGCTCAACGCCGTCAGAGTCAATCTTATACTTGGCTATTTCATACATTAAAGTTTCTTGATGAGCTAGCTTACCAGTATTTATATCGTATGGTGATCTTAAAAGCTTTTCTTCAAGTAATAATTCTTCTAGTTGCTTGTTGTAGACTTCTATTTTCAACTTTTGTATTAGATCTGCCAGTTCGCCTTCTATGTTCATATTGTCATCAGCGTCTTTATACACAAATAGATTCTTTGAAGTGTTTGAAAATTTAAAAGCCATTGTGTCAAGAAACACATCGGAATCATATGATGGTGTTATGGGCATCAAATCAGGATTAATATTAGCCTGTGGAAGAAACTGGTCTCTAAAATAGAGCTTGAAGGTTGGAAGATTAACTCCTGAATAGATATTATAATTTGTAGTATCTACACCATTTATTAAAGCGCCATAAAACTTAGCAAATGTTTTTTGACTATCCTCTGTTACGTTGTTCTCTGAGGTTATGTTTGGAATGGTGACGGATGCTGCGTATGTGTTAACTCCATCCAATAGGTTATTTTTTGAAAATAATTTGGCAATTGGTCCTTTAGTTTCATTTGGTATATTGATCTTGACTAGATAAGGAAAAATATTATTTTTATCTAGAGCCTGATTAAAGATGTCAATTGATTTTTCAGAAAAATATATGCCAGTTTTCATTTGTTGTATCCATCTAGGAACAGTTTGGCTTTTATCGTTTATAAGTTGCAAAGGAAAATTTTGTTTATCATTTTCCAAAAGAAGCATAAAGTTTTGTTTTGATACATCATTTACATTAGCAGCCTCATTTTTAGGAGCAAGCTGTCCCAGTGTATCATCAGTTGGGGATATAGTTTTGGCACCGATTAAGCCATCGTCAGTGACAAAATATTTTTCTTTTACACTTTGAATTGTCTCTATTGGGGAGTCTTCTATCAAATACTTCTCATACAACTGAGAGTAGTTATCTAGATAATCATTTAAATTAGATAACGTAATGTCCTCAATATCAAAGCTTGGTAAGCCTAAAAAAGTTCTTATTGACTCTTTTTGAGTCTCTAAAAATAAAAAGTCATATATACTTGGTAAAGATTTTTCATCTACAATAAAGTTTTCTATAATTCCTATCGATACCGGTTCATACTGCGGATCATAGTAGTTATAAATTTTATCATAAGTTGGCTGCACGGCTGTCTTAACACCTAAAGATTTATTATTTATATTCTCTTTAAGATCCGTCTTAAAATCATAAGGCACGCCATATTTTGTTGCAGCATTAAATTGCACACCTTGACCATCTAAGGTTTGTAAATTATCAAAGTAAGGTTGAAATATTTTAGAATTTACTGTAGCTTCAAACGTTTCATCGTTAGCTAATCCAATAGCAGTGTTAAATAAAGGCAGAACTTGATTAAAATCAGCAGTAACATAATCTTTACTTGTGTATACAAACTTGCTATTTGTTTTTTTTAAGTCATAATCTAAATCAAACTTCTTTTGCGCATCTACGCTTGTCGGCATAATTTTTTTAAAAAACACATTTAGGCTATATGTCGTGTTGTCGGGAATATTTAATCTGTATTCACCAGTAACTTTTATATTTCTATATTCTATCGTTTTATTATCAAAAACAAATATGTTTCTTTGTCTTGGATCGTCACCAGGATCGTTACTAGATACTTTTAAATCAATGTCTAGTTTATTTATATTTGCAGAAGAGTTCTCTACAAACCCATTTTCTGTCTCAGTTCTTTCAATTGATTGTAGAGAAGATGGAAAGTCAAAAGAATCTGGTCCAAAAACTTGATATTTTACTTGATTTGGCGCTACTAATTCTATTAGTGCCGATACCGCTGTGACATTTTTGAAATCCTCACCCAATACAGCATCTACATCATCTAGACTTGCTGCGGCGGTGGCTCGAATACTGTTTGGATTATCAAAAAGATAAATATAGTTTGTGTAGTTGGCACTAGTAAACACTACTACCACCTCCCGTAAGGTTTTGTGGCACGAGTGGAGTAATCTCATTTACACTTAGAGATTCGGCGCTTTGAGGATCCTGAAGTTCACTTGGAAGAGGCTGGTTTTGTTGGTTTTGATCTGTCACCTGAACACCAGAAAAGGTATTAGAGGTTACGTTTTTTAAGTCTTGTAATATCATATTAAAAGAAGTGTTTACAAAATCTTCCATTATGTCCCGCCTCCTGGTAGCAATCCAGGTAACGGACCACCTGGAGCTTGTAAATTAGATGGATCTTGAGCGATTACTTGCACTGGTCCGGTATTTAATTGTGTTTGACCTATGGCTTGTCCTGGGGTTATCACATTGTCTCCTGTGTCTGTAGACTGTTGGCTCAATATAAAGTAATTATTAACCAAAGGAAGATTTGCTTCGTTCACTAATTTCTTATTTATGTAATATGAATAGTTATATCTTACCAACCTACAAAGTGTTTTTTTAACAGAAGAAGTTGGGTCTGACAAGCTATCTAAGAGTTCTTTGTTTACAACCTTCCACACTGGCTTGTTTACATTTCTTCTAGTTATTGTTTTCTGCGGTCCCTGTTCATAAGGATTGGACTTATCTTTTAAGTATACGGTTTCGTTTGACTCTTCAAAACCACTTAGATACTCTACTCTAACTATGTTTTGATGCTTAAACCAGAAAAATGAAAGCAATAGAGGGTTGATCACGCCATTTCTAATATAGTTTTGATCAGTAGCGGAGTAATCTCTAAATGGTCCTATGTTATCAGTGGTAGTTGCCAAGCTTAAAACCTGTAATGGTGGCAGAGTTGGTAGACCGCCGATAGAGTGAACAAAAAAGAAAGTTAAATTGCCAAAAATTCCTGATGGGTAGGGTAGAAAATCTTCTTTAGACATGTTCAATTTGAAAGATCCTGCTTCAGAAAACAACTTTCTATTTACAAAAGATGATATTAAAAAATTGTCGGCTGCAGTGAAAATCTGTAAATCTGGCTTTGGTAAAAAAGTATTTCCTATCAAATTTTGTATGCCGGGTGATATTAAACTCTGGATGCCCTCATTTTCAGAACTGCTCTCTTGGTTGGTATCTTCTTCTACTAGACCGTTACTATCTGATAGATTGATCTTTGTGAGATTGACAATATCAAAACCAGATTTCTTAAGAAAAGACAAGTTATCCTTCTGCAGAGATAGGTTTTGCTTTTTTTGAGCCGATCCGACCTGTTCTGGGTTGATTGAGTTTTCGATATTAACGTCACTCTTAAATTTTAAAATATTTGTAAAAACACGTTGAGCAATTGTTTCAACTGGTGTTGAATTATTGAAAAATGAATAATCCAAAACAGTTGTGGGAAGCATAACACAAGACTTGATAAACTTTATTGGTAAATTTAAGTATGAATAAACTGATGTTTCTGGTATAGCCGTAGATAGTCCTTTCGACGTAAACGCCTCTTTCAAAGATTCTGATGTGGTATTTCCATCAGTAGCAGACTTTGGAATTATTTTTGAAAATAAAAATAAACAAGAGTTTTTATAATCATCAACAAGAACCTCTGTAAAATTAAAGGTTCTTCTTCCCGAGACCCCCTCTAGTGTAAGAGTGCTGTCTTGAAAGTTTTTATCTAGATATCCGAGAAAATCATAGCCATGATCAGTAGCAATAAATTTGTTATTATCTTTACTACTAACTTGTATAATTTTAGTGCCTAAAGAAGCTTCTATGTTGCCTTGCTGTTTTAATTGACCGTAAAATTGTGGATTTGTAGATTTTGCCGGTTTAGATCCAAAGCTGCTAAGAGTTTGTAACAACTTGGACTTTAAATCGGTCAAGAAATCCTCCAACAAAAGTAAATCAGTTAATGTCGCAGTGTATAGGTTTGATAACTTTAAAAAGTAATTAACAAAATCAATGACAGATACATCTGGAGAATAAAAGAAAGTAAACACACTAAAGTCTGGAGATGCAAAATAATCGTAAACATCCTTTATGACTGTGTAGCTATCTGCTAGTTCCGTAACGGGAACTTGATCGTAGGGTGATTGATTATTTACAATTTTTTGGATAGTTAAACTTTTTAACTTCTCGGTTGTGATATCAAATCCGCTTTTTTTATCGTTAGAGGCAAAACTGACCAATCTACTGACTGATTCAATGGCTGGAGTGAGACCAAGTACTAATTCTCTAACATAATTAATTGTTGGATCTTTATATTCAACTTCTATTCTATACTTATTCTCACTTCCAACAAGCGCTGGAGTAAAATGTTTAAATGAAAAATATTCTAGTCCAGTCGTGCTTTCTGTTTCTGGTAAATCAAAGTTGTTTTTATTTATTACTATCTTCTCTTTGTTAGACATGTAGCCAGCTTGATTTTGATTTTTACCTTTTACATCAAAGCTTATAAAAGTTTCGTTTTGAGTTATCTGACCAAGCAGTTCATCTTTTTCATAAATTAAAAGCTTTTCTAGCGTCGTTAGCTGCATCATATTATTTAAGAACGATTTATATCCAGATTGTGTAAGTGACTGTTTTGCATTATCAAAAAGAAAAGGATAAGCGGTTAAGTTTTTTATAATTTCTAATTTATCTACAACAAATGCGCCTTGTATGTTGGCTTGTTTGTCTTGCGATAAATAGATATCACTAATATAGGTTTTATTTTTTGTTTCGGAAAAATCTAAAATGTTTTTGCTAGCTTGAAACCTAGCCGTTAAAGAATTTAACGTTTCAAAAGATTTTGTTATGTTTACAATATTTCTTTTAACTTTGTCTTTGACGCGATTGTCGATGTATTTCGTCATCGCAACAATTTTATAATCTAAAGAAGGGTGTGGTTCATTAGGAGTATGTTCTGCCCCGACCATAAAAGACTTTGATTCTTCGTGATAATGAACTGGACCAGCCCACACATCACCAGCTTTACCAAACTTTCCTGTAAATTGATTAACTTTATCTGGTGGATACTGTGCTAAAGTAAATACTAAACCTTCATTTTGTAAAGACTTATCTAGAATTACTATTTCTCTAGATGGATCTGCTATAAAGACATCATTAATACTTTCGTGCTGTATAGCGGTCACAATTATGTAAGCTAAAAACTCCGTGCCTGCTGAGAAATCAAACTCTACTTCTGATATTAATTCTGATAATATTGTGCCATCATCTAGAGTTTCCTCTGGTAATTCTATAACATTTCCACTACTTTTAAAGTTTCCATCCCCAATAAGATTTAAAATCTTTGTTTGTATATGCGGGTTTAAGCCTGTGTTGTCGGTTGTTAGCTCTACTTTTGTAGCAGTGCTTACCAAGCTATTATAAAACTCTTTATCTGTTATCTGATGGACATACGTTTTTACAAATTGTGATAATTCTGAGTCTAGTAATAGTGCCAACTCTGATTGAATATTATAATTTTTTAATATTTTTGCTGATAAAACTAACCTACTTGTTGATGAGTCGCCAGGGGTTAAAACGGTTTGAGACGAATTATCATAGTAACCAGGATTGTTGCTTTTAGACTTCACAACCTTCTGTTTATAATTTGAATCTAATGTTATCTTTTTAACATAAGTTTTTGGCAATAATTCCTGTGATAAGCTGTTTAATGATATCATTAGTCGCAAACGTCCCTTGTGTCATCTTCATCTGCATAGACATTTTCTATCTCTACAGAGTTATTTAGATCCTCACAGTTAAATATTTTAGTATTGTATATTTGTTCTGTTTTATCGCTAGAGATAATCGGACATATAATCGATTCGTCTATTTCAGAGTCGACCAAGAAATCAAATAAATAATCAACAGTCTGAGTGTCTATTTTTTCGTCCAAGTTGTCACTAAACAAATCCTCTTTACTTTTGTAAAAATCTATTGGTGATAATACTTCCTCTATCGAAGCTTGACCATTTTTGCCAATAGTTTCCACATCGGTTACTTCAAACATCTCAACTTCAAAGTTTTCCTTACCATAAAATATATTGGACTCTTCTAGTCTAATGATTAAAGCGTCTTTAAATGTTTTTATAGTATCACCATTATTAAAATCTAGACCATCCAAGAAAAAAGGATCAGTAGCTTGATTAACCTGTTCTGGATATATTTTATTATATTTGTTGTTGTTTCTTACAATCTCATATTCAATGTTACTATCTAGTTGCGGGATGTTTAAAAACTTTTCTCCCTTAGAACTGCTAATACTAGTATAATTTACTGAAGCTGATAGTGGTGCCTTTAAAAAAGCGGCATTCCATGCTGGAGCGTATCCGGCTGACGGATCATAAACAGCCAAAGGCTGTTGTAGTACCTCTGTTTGTTCTGGTCCATCTTGTAAAATTAAATCCCCTCTTTCTACTGGCGCCTCGAATATACTATTTTCTGTTAAGAATTCAGCGCCTATAATAAGGTCATTAACAATGTTTGGATTCTTATTAAAGATTGCAATATCTCTACCAGAATAAACAGGTTGTGCTGTCATTCTAGGAGTGTTCTCTTGAATTCTAGGTTCGATTTCACTTTGAGTTTCAGTTGTTACTCCTGCGAAAGCATTATCATAAATAATGTCGTCATCAAAAAAGGCATAATAAACAGGCTTTAACTTACCTACGGCAAGCAAATATTTACCGTAAGATGTGAGTTCTAAATTTATTACTTGTTCTTTTGGATCTAAATAACTCAATTAATAACTCCTATTGCCCAAAGGGATCGGAACCGCCAAGGTTGCCAAGCTGCGCTAATGACTGCCCTACTGCTGTAGCGCTGTCCACTGTTGTCGATGGACCTCCATCTGGTGTGCTTACACCTGCTCCAGTACTACTACCAAAACCGCCTGGACCAGAAGGATCTATGAAATCTGTAGTGCCGCCTGCGCCGACTCCAGGTAATGCCGATGCTGGTGTCTCTGGTAGTGGAGCATATTCATTCTGGTCGGCATCAGACTTAGACGGTGCGCCAAACTTTTCTTGTATTTCTTGCGTCGGAACTTTAACAGAACCATCTTGCGGGGTCATTGTAATTTCCGCATCTAATTTTACTAGCTCTACCATACTAAAGAAATCATATGGCCAGTTATATGTGATATTTGGAAACTGCTGTTGATTTGCAAATTTAAAATCAAACTGACCGCCATCATTAATATTGGTTGTTCTCTCAAAGTAATTAGTCGCTGCTCGTTTCTTAGCCTTGAATACCATCCATTGTATATCACTAGTATACTCTCGTGATTTAGATATTTGTTCTTCGTTCCCTAATATCTTTTTGCCATTGATCAAATTCAACTTAAGAGAGTTAAATACTTCGTGTGATATTGTAACTTCATCGCTGTCATGGTAAAATGGTGATGCTCCAATTGACACTGGGGGTAGGTTTTGCCAAATGTTAGCCAAGTCTTCTTGTGTTAGAGTGCGTGTAAATTCAAAAATATACATGGCAAATGGACCACCAGGAATTTGTTCAATACCAAGTTTACCAGGAACATTGTTTTTGTAAGTTATAAAGTCCATGTGTGGTGGAATAACATATCTCTGCATTTTGTCTACCATATCCACAATACTTTGATCTGCTAATGGATTTTCTGGTAGCGTCCCGTCTCCTGGCTGGTTTCCTTGTAGTATTAATTCTGCCTGATTAACAGCATCTCTGGATATTTTAAATGTAACTTTATTACCGCCTACAACTCTAAATGGAATAGCGACCACAGCTTCGCTAATTTCTTTACTTGATCCCACTTTTCCTATGCGTTGTGGTACTTTACCGTTTGTTTTGTCGAACCCAAGAAGGTCAGCGAGTGAACCAGTGAGGCTTGTATCGTTAACACTAGATGGGTCGGCTATAGAAAGAAACGCACCATTTGCCTCGTCAATTTCTCCATATTGGTGCCACATGCCAACTCTTCCAGTGTCACCAGTGCTGGCTATTGTTGATTGTGTTACGTTTTTAAAATTCAACATGGGGCATTCCCATTTTGGCTCAATAATCATAACATCAATTTCATTAATATCTTTTTTAACCGTTTTTGGTTGACCGGTAATCGCATCAAAATCTGTCTCTAATATTCTTGCCTTTCCAATGTTAAAAGAAGAAGTAAAATGCTGTGCGTATTTTGTGGCGGCTTGGTCAAACGCAGAGCCTTGGGCTCCTTGAAAGCTAGCGGTTAAATTATTCATTATTTCATCTAAATCGAAATAAGTAAAATCGTCTGGATCGAGCGGTCTATAGGTTAAAGTTAATATTCCTGCGCCCGTCTTGCTGTCTAGGGTAGCATGTTTATATACAGGAGCGAAAGCTGAGAAGTCGACTGCTGTTCCTACCGGTACGCCATATGCTGATCCTTGTTCATAGTTAAAGAATGTAGTGTTTTCATTTTTAAAGTTAGGACTATTTGAAATTCTTACCTGCATTGTATACTCTTTAAACGATTCTCCTCCTGGCTGAATTAATTTTTTAGTATTGCTTGCAAAATCAGGATGATTTGATGGCAACGAGGTCAGTCTTGTCATCCTTCCTTGTGGTAAGAAAAAGTTAATCGATTCTGCGAAGAAATTATTTGCCGCTAAGGTATAAAGTAGTGTGCTTTGATTATCTGAAACTTTAAACGTGTATTGTGAGGTACTTTGTAATCCTTCAAACTTCTCTCCAGCATATGAAGTACCAAAACCAGAGGCTTGGTTAGCAATTCTAGCATCATTTATATGTAAATCATACCATGTTAAACTTCCAACGTTGCCACCTATATTCCCATCAGGATCTATAATTGCTTCAAATGGTATTCTTGTAAACGGCTGTGTTCTTTCATAGAAAGGATTAGTGCCTGTAGATGATGTCACATAAGCAACGCTTCTTCTTGTGTCATTAACAGAATTACTGGGCATTGGAAAGTCAACCGCCAAGCCTGCTTTAATAGAATTATACATTATGCCTGGTGCGTAGAAAGGTGTAAGTCCAGCGCGTGCTGAACCGCTCGTTAAGTTATTCCCCTCAAATGGTCCTAGATATGAAGCGCTAAATAAGTTTGCCAACTGCGTTGTTCTTTGAGCAGGGTAAAAACCGTCATAGGGCAAGAACTTTATCAACGATTTACAACGCATAGTAACTCTATCTATCACTGTATCATCTGTTGCGTCCTCTGTGATTTCAAAGAACTTTAATAAATCAGTAGTGTTATAAACTTTGTAAAATTCTGGATTGGTGGCATCTAAAACAGATGACCCGGTTAAATCTAAGAATGGCTTTGTTGGGTTAATCTGTGGATTTCGTGCGTTAATATCGAAACCAGTGTTGATGTAATCTGTCATATACTCTGATATTCTAAACTCTGGTATAATAGAATAATCTTTTCCTAGTGTTCGAATCTCATTAGCATATTCAGCATATGTTGTGTAAGAAGGATTTAGTCCTGATTGTAAGCCGGCATCCCAAGCGGTATCGTTGACGATGCCAATCGTTGAAGAACTAACCGGCAGCGTGTAAAGAGGGCTAACAAAGTGATCACCGGCAGAGTTCATAAATACTGTACAGTTATTTTGAAGCTCACCTGCGCCATCCGTACCCTCAAGATTTGCTGCGGCGCTCTTTACGTTTAGTCTCGCATCAAGTGCAAAAATACTTTGCTTTGGAATGGTGAACCCAATAGAATTAACTGCGTTTTCTTCTTCTCTCAACTCTTGAGAGTCATCTTTTGAAGCGTCACCTTTCCAGAATAAATTTTCAAAATTCTCGCGACCTCTAACTTTAGAAAGGTAAGTGTTTTGTTCTTTCGGGAAAACTGTTTCTCTAACAGTGTATGAAAGTAATTCATCTATCGGGTTTAACTCTGATACACCAGCAAAATCACCAGCACTGTATAGATAATAGTTTATGACATCTAGTGTCTGCTGTTCTGATTTTTTATTTCTTTCAGCGAGTATATCACTATCTAGATCTATTCCATCGGCTCCGTGATCCGTAAAGTAGCCCAAATTATTAAGGTATGAGTGGTTTATTGTAATCCCTTTGGTTGTAAAGTCTTCTGGATTGGAAGATATTCCAAGCTTTACTGATAGCTTATGACGTAGCTGCTTATATTTACTTGTAATTGGAGGCTCTATAACTGATGTAATACTGCCTTTAGCTCCGTCAATTACAATTGGATCTCCCTCTGAATTTGTTGCCTTTTGAGGTTTTAGATAACTTAGCCTGTTTTCACCTCGATGTGTTCTTACAATTGGATGATTGTCTTTTCTATATAGTTTCCAGTTTGAGCCGCCTACTGGACCTCCACGAGAAGATAAAATACCTTGTAGCACTCTAGAAGGTGGCGCAAATACATTAACTGAAAAATTATCAACCAACCCTCCCTTGTACACTCTTAAATCTGCTTCTGGAGGAGTACTGTCCATCTCCCCGACATTTGGAAATCCTAGTTGATTTGCGCTAGATGTCAAGGGGTTAACAATATTCGTATTAAGACCAGCAAAATCAACAGGAATAAACTCAGCGCTAGACGCTGCAGCCAACTCAAGTAAACCAAAGACCCTAATTCCACTCGAATTAACAAAACTACCAACAACACTAGAGGTAATAAAAGTTAAATCAGTAGAGGCAAGACTTGCATTACTAAAATCTGGCTGTTCAAAACCATAAAGAGCGGAGCCAGTATAGTCATTTATCAAGCTAGCTGTGATCCATGCATATTGAACATCTGTTTGCGGTATTTGATGTGTAACAAAGAAATTATCAAATACAGTTTCGGTCGAAACAGTCCCAAAGTCACCAGTAAACTCATTAGAATATTTTATCTGTTTCCTACCATTTCTATTGACCTTGTGAAAAGAACCAGTGCCAATGTATTTCAAATTAGCCCCAGGATCGTTTATAGAAGAAGAGCCGCCAGGATATGTTCCCCAGGATGCTCTTTCGTAATCTGCTATAGTTCTTGCGTCACTAAATAAACCAAATTGATTTGTATGATCTGACAACAACTCTTGAAGAGGAAGTCTCACACTTAAATTTCTAAAAGGTAGCGCATTATAAACACTATATTCCGCCGCGGCGACATCTAACATTCCTTCGCACATCGTCGCAGGATCACCGGGAGCGGAGAATCGATTCACAATAATCGCTTTGTTCTTACCGGTTAAATCTCTTCTAGGCAGCGCAAAGTCAACAACACCTGACACGTATAAAGAATCAGTCACCGTTGTCGCCAAATCGCCATCAGATTCCGCTAAATAACGATTATTCAATGAACGACCATTAGTCATTACAATTTCATAAGTTTTAGAATAGTTTCCAATGTTCGTGCTACTATCAGAGTCAATACCGGTGCCATCTGAAGACGCCGTTATTTGTTGAATATTTTTTATATTTACAGGTCTTTTGGCATACTCTTCACGGAAGAACACAGACTTTGGATTCTCTACTGCAACATTAACTAAATCTAATGCGGTAGAAGATACTTTTAATCTCCAGCCCTCTAGTCTTTCACCTTCTCTTTGAGGTTCTTCATTGTCTGTCACAAGATTAGTCATGACATGGCGATAGGCGCGACCACCCACATATTTTTCTGTAAATGGACCCTGCATTGGGACATCGCCAAAAGGACCGTAACTATCGTGATGTAAGTTTGTAATTGCCAACTCTGGTTTAAAGTCTGCTAAGTCTGTCATAGCAGGGTTTGCGACGACAGAAGAGCTATAAAGACTAAATGGAAACACCAAATCTCCTTTATAAACTTCGGAAAATGACTCAGCATTATCTTGAGATACCCCTACAGAAAATTTATATTTTCTCTTACCCTTGTTTAAGATCAAATTATCATCACAAGATTTAAACGATTCAAGTTCTGATTCTGCAGGCTCTATAGAAATTAACGCACCCTCTGTTGCGCCGGGGGCTGTTGGACGCTTCCGAAGTGAGTCCCAAAAGCCCACTTTTTTATTTTCATATGCGTTGCCGCCGCCGTGAATTTCAGGCTCTTTTATCGCATTAATTTTATAAGGTCTTGCAAATCTTCGTAAAGCATACGTGGATCCCTGGTAAGTTCCACTTGAACCTTTAAAACTTGGAGCGCTGGCATCATTTAAATTATTTACAACATTTAATATCGCTTGTCGATCTGAATCTATAATGGAATCACCACTTGTCAACGCCGATCTTTCTGCTCTTTCTTTAGCCCATAAACAATTTTCAGCTTCAGTTTCAGATAAAGGCTTGTGACCCTCTTTCCAGGGGTATAGCATCTCATTTATTCCAAATATCGAAGCCTCTGGATCTGACTGTTTAAACTCATATGTAGGAAACTTTGATTGATATTTATTTCTCTCTAAAATATGCGATTCAATAACGTTTCTAAGAGGTCTTTCATCTAAACCAGAAGACATTGGCGCTAACTTTTGAATCATAGAGGAAACTGCTAGATCAAACCATTTAAAATATTCAATATATTTATCAACATCCGGTGTTGTTGTTCTTTGGAAAAACAACTGCCTTAGCATTTTAAGTGCTTTGTATTCTCCACGATATCTATCAACACCTTGACCAATAAGATTATTAAAATCAACCACTGTTGACATAAAATTTAACATATCTTCTGATATGTTTTGATAGGGGCTTTTTTCTACATATAAATCAAAAAAAGTAGGTCTGCTATCTCTTGTAAAGTAGATGTCGTCGTTTTGTAAAACCTTGACGGTGTTTTCACTAGCCATAGTCTCTGGTATGTTTTGCTTTGCAATGATTATGTCATCAGTTAAAACAACGTCAGTGCTAGATGCCTTAAACTCGTGTCCAATGCCGGTGTGTTGTTTATTTGAAAGATTACTTAAAAATCCATATCTATTTATTTGTTCCACAGAGCCTGACGTAAAATCATCTACGATGAAACTACCTGCTGTGTCTGAGCCTGTTACATTATCAAAATTCCAGTGCAGCAATAATGTTTCTTTATTTGGAACATAAACGTTATTTATAGAAGTATTAAAAAGATAAGCATTTTGCTCTGGGTTCTTAATGCTATAATTGTTTGGGTTTGAGGCGTGTAACGATAAGTCATTAATTGTTAACTTATTCTGCCATGCTCTGATAGTGTTAAATTTAACGTCAGATTGCTGTAAGACTGATCCAGTAAAGTTTGTTTTATGGGAACCGACAAATAAACGCTTTGGAGATGCCAAGAAATTGATTGCCTGCTGTTGCGTTATAGATCCTGTTAGGGTGAATTGATTCATTGTGACATCTAAAACTTTACTAATACCAGAAAATTGAACAACATATCCGGTATTTTCAGTTGCGCCGTTTGATAAAGTTGCAGGTGAGGCACCAGTAGCGCCATCTTCAACAAAAGTCCCCTCGATATCGGTTAATGTAATTGAATTCCCTATTGGACCAGCTACGTTTGCTGTAATTGTTATATCATCTGGTGTAGAGCCGATAGCAGCAGTGATACCTTTAATTCCACTTGTTGCATTACCTGATCCGGCGCCGTATTGAATAATTGAAGTATCGCTGCTTCCATTAATTGCCGCCACAAGTCGAGTAGCAGTTGAGTTAGCCGCAATGGGCGAAGTGCCTTTTACTTGTATTTCGTTGGCAGTGCCTGCAGATGGCGTGGCAGCTTCAAGTATCCTGATAGTGATATCATTTCCGGTTCCACCTGCAGCAACTGGAACATTAATTTTAAATCTATCGTTTTGTGCCTGACCAGCAAAACTTAATAATATATTAACACCGGATGCTTTTGAATCACTTAGTGTTCCTGATACTTGATTTGCGTTTGGATATGCCTCTGGATATAACGATACCAAAAAACTCCAATTGGTGTCACTGTAAACATCGTCATAATAAGAGGACACTAATTCTGGTAAAAAACCTCCAGCGGTTCCAGTTAGAACAAATCTTGCTTTATCAGAGTATGTATTTAATTTTTCTGATTTTACAACAAAGTTAGCGTAGTCGTTTGTGTTCCAAGTTGTATGCTGGGGGATGCTATCTTCTGCGGTATGTTGACCGAACAGCGATGCGGTTATCATAATCGGATATTGATTGGCATAACTCGCGAACCCATGTTTAAACGTGTTAAGGTTTGATTGATCTACTCTATTTGGAAAAGTAATGTTTGCTTCGACACTAAATGGGAGACTAGCTTCTTGAGATGTTCTTGCATTGAAGTCCTTGCTAGCAGACATAAAAGTAACAGAATTGCTATTTAAGCTGCTAGAATATTGGTGAACACTTGCGTCGGCATTTGGTATAGTATTAAAATTGATTAACTTAAACTTACCAGATGCAGTCCTAAAGTTATCTTCCAAAACATAATCAACATTGTTTGAATAGATGTTTAATTTATATACTTGATCATCAATTCCAAAACATCTTATTAGGTTTCTAAAAGATTTCTCTGTTCCTTTGGATTTGTTTATATAAGTCAAGTTGTTGTAAATGTTTTTATATATGATGTTTTTAACATCATTAAACTTTTCAGTATATTTTATATTATTATCTCTATTCTCAAAATACTCTAAACTATCAATGGCGTTAAATATCTCTGGTGTGATAAACCCTTTTGACTGTAAAATCCTATTCATAAAGGGTATTGGTTTTTGAGAACCACTAACATAATCGTTTTGCGGAAGAGAAGGCATTGATTTAGCAAAGTTTGTTGCACTATCAAAGTAACTACTTATGATTTGTGTTAAATTCCATAACGAATTAGCAATGATGCCTTCATCATCTGGATTATTAGCGTCGTGTTCTTCTAGAATCCAACCTGGTAGTGTATAGTATATTGTTGATGGATTTGTATAATCATATTGTTTACCCTCTTTTCTTCTATCAGAAAGATATGAAACAACATCAGGGTGAGATGAATATATAATTGGATCTCTGAACTCTACTCCAGAATAAGAAGCTAGTCCTGATTCATTGATTGCGGACCCAGTGTCCCTAGAATATAAAGAAGAGTAGCCAGTCCACGATCCATTACTAATTCGACCAGAGTAATCTAAAACTTTTGCGTCTGTGGATGCTGTAAGAGTCAACCCTTCGTTAAACTTATAGTATAAACCAAGATGAGTATTGGCATCGTCAGTATTGGTGCCTCCACCAACTTGATCAAACCATCGTGTTTGTATTTGTTTTGAAGTTCTCCAGTTTTTCCAAAATCTAAATTCATCAACAGAGCCAGATAACTTACCCCAGCCTCTGCCCGCCTGTGGTGATCCATCGTTTGTACCCGATGGGTGTGTAGCAAGGGCGCCAATGGTACCGACTATGGTGCCACTTACATAGTCAACAGTTGTTCCTGTTTTTATTGTATGATTGTAGCCGCCATCAACAAAAAGATCCACTGCGGTGTTTGAGCCATCATTTTTAAATCTAAATGAGTAATGGTGCCAATTATCATCAGCAACGGATGATGTGGTAAGTGAAGAACCTATATTTTCTTTTGATATGCCAGACGTACCTGACATGTAGGTTACATAAAATGGAGACAGAGTGTTTGTCGCTGCGCCATGTCCCGACATCTCAATTGTCATTCGACCATAATCTAAACTTGAAGAGATTGAACTTGTAGTGAATATATCGAATACAACCTCAGTTTGGGTAGCCGCAGGATTAAAAGCTGCTTTTTTAAGCCAAAACTCTACGGTATTTCCATCGTTTCCGCCTATCTTTAAGTTACACTCGCGATCTTTTGAAAGATCGTAAAGATTTGCTTTTTCTCTATAGTGTGCTTCGCCGGTGTCAGGATCAATGTAAACGTTTGTGCCAAAGCCCGCATGTGGACCTCCGTTAAACGATACAAATTCATAGGTGCCTGAGCCGGCGGCTCCGTATGAACCCCAGGTGCTATAATCAGTAGATGTATCGGTCGCTGATAGACTAGCTGTTGAAAAAACAGCGTATCCGGTGCTTCTTGGGTACCCGTTTTCAAAAAGATATAAATCTAGACCAGAGGAGGAGAGTTCCCAAAGTATTTTTTCTTTTTTAGATCCATCATAAGGATACGTCTCATAAACTCTTGTAATGGAATCATAGTAATACTTTTCTGCAGAGCCAAATTTAGCAAAATTTTCTGGTTTTGAATAATCAACTAAAGGAATAAATCTATCGCGATCTTCAATGAATACTTTTACATAATCAGGTGATTCCACCCCACTAGCAGTAAGAGAAGATAAGTTAGTGTTCGAAATATATTTGTATTTTTGTTCTTTAAATAAATCTTTTAAGGACATATTATTCTACTCTAAACCTAAACCTTTCTGGTTGCTCAACGTAACTTCCATTAATTAGATAAGAAAAGCTTAATTCATAGACAGTATCGCTATCAAATAAGTTCATTTCTAAGTCAAAGTAGCTACCACTCGCATCATAAGATAACCGAGTGTGGTTTAGCGAACCGGTCCCAAAAGGAATAACTTCTAGATTATCGCTCACGCGGGTGAAGCGATAGTAAGTATTGTCAATTATACTTGTTTCTATTTCGTTATTCGCTACTGTATAAATAGTTGGGGACCAATCTTTTTGACGAGTATAGAGTCTAAATCTTACCTTTTCACCTTGATTATAAACTGCACGTAAGTTGGTGACTTTAGAGACATATCTTTGGTCAAAATTATAATTTTGACTGTTAAAGGTTTGTACAGTTACCGCTGAACCGGTGTGGTACTCAATCCCGTCTTTATTCCAAACATCAAATATTTTTGTGATGCTTGAAGAGGCGTAAGCAAATGAACATGAGTAAATACCCGTTTCGACGTGAGAGCCTGTAATGGTTAGAGTGTCTGGTGAGTTTACGCCGCCGCCGAAAGGTAAAGAAAGTTTATTTCCAGTAGGGGCGGTGCTGCCGCTATAAATATTAACGAAAATATTTCCTGTCCCTATCGCTGGGATATCTTTAAGCTGTCCTCTGACCACGTTGTATAGATATAGATTCATTAAATTATCAGAAGCTGGAACAAGAGAGGAACTTAAGAAAAAATCTCCACGATTATCTTTTTTGCTGTCATCCCATCGGGCTTCGATAATGGGTCGTTTGTGAAAAAACTGTGATCCACGCGCAAAGAACATTTTAGTATAATAAGATTGTTCTTCAGTTTCATTGGCGGCGGTAAGACGCACACCAAAGCCATGATTACTTAAATCACCAGAAACCCAATCCTCCACGAGATGGCTTACATCAACCTCTAAGTTTTCGAAACCAGAGTCAAAAGATTGTGTGAAAGTATATTCTGCACTGTCGATATAACTGCCACCTTCAACATTGGCGCCGCCAGTAAAGTTAGCCACTGTAACACCATTGACGCTATCTGTATTATCTTTATCACCTATTGTGCCAGCAGTTGTCTGAGTAACTGTAACTTTAGTGCTATCTGTAACTACAGCAGTAAACCCAGCATTTGTGGTCGCAGTAATTGACGCGGCAATTGCCGTTGCTATGTTCGCATTGCTCGTGGCGCCGCCATAGCCTAATTCTACAGTGCCCCCCGCAGTGCCTCCTGGTTGTGACCCAAAGGGAGTAGTATCTTTAAACTGATACGTTGTGGCAACGCCAGCCGCATCGACCAAAATAAATGTTTCATTATTTCCTATCGATCCGTGACCAGTGACCGTAATTAGAGCGGTTGATCTTCCTGAATTCTCTGCCCACGGAACGCCACTAGAAGCAGAAAGATAGTTAGATGCATCTTCATCTGTATAATTTTCCATGTCCAGACCAAGACCTTCATTCCAAGATTGAGATATCGGCTGTACTAATAAAGCGTAATCCTTCGGCGTAGTTTGTGTATGCTCCGCGTCATACATGGTTAAGAAGAAATTAACACTACCAGATGCTGGAATTATGCCACTTGTTCTATCTGTATTTATTGCAGTTGTGTCGAATTCAATAAGAACTCGCGCTAATTCTGAGGATAGACCAGTGCTTGAACTTACTTGGGCATATATGCTAAAAACTTCAAGGATATCAGATTGACCCATATTTCCGCTGACACCACGGGTATCAAGGTTTGATTTGAAAGCGTTTGTTATGGTGTTATCTTTTGTCGCGTAGTATCTTTTTATAGCCATTATTGAACAGTCCCTATGATGTCTGTGTTTGGAAATTTAATTTCAAAAACTGAATCGAATGGGCAAATTATTTTTCTACCATCTCTGCTTAAATTCCCGTCAACAGAAAAGTTTGTATCTGAATATAAAGAGCCAGTTTTTGTTTCAACCTGTACGTCAATAACATCCAACACTAAAGGTGAATTTTTCAAGACAGAGAATATATCTGTTATAAAAAATGATTCTCCAATTTCATATTTGCCTCTACTATTAAAGAAATTAGCAATGCTATTTTTTGAAGAGTCTAAAGCGGCAAATTTATCTACGTCTGGGTATGCTATTATTTTGTAATTTACTTGTAAGTTTATTATTTTAGCATCCAATATATCAATTGTATCGTTAATCATTTTAAACTTAGAAATGTAAGTTCTTAAATTATTTTTAATCGTAGCGCTGCTAACCTCTAAATTTCCTAAATTATTCTGGGAGACAACATACAAATTAATATTTCTCTGGTTAAATGAGTCTGAGTCTTGATAGACGCCCACTTTCTTAATAGTGCCGAATTTTGGAGGCATGTTGTATGCGGCTGTCATCATGTCTTCTTTTGTTACTATTCTATTCTGCATAGAATAACTTCCAAAGGCTCTTTCTTTTATTTCTTCTTGAGATGGGAAAGGATTATCACCTACGAAAGCCTCTTCGTTTATCACCTCTAAGCTATCTCTTGTGGTAGTAACAGAGTTGGCATTGAGAACAGCCTCGCTCTCAAAAGAGAAAATAGGATCATATACAACGTTAACTGTATTTTGAGCAGTGTTTGTATCTTCAGAAGAATTAATTCTATAGATTATTGTTAATACTGTGTTACTTGGGCTTACACCAAGAGAGTCTGTTTTTATTAAAGAAGCCGGGTCAAAAGAATCATCTATTATGTGCGTTCTGCCGTGCGTGTTTATCAAAACCTTGCTCGGGTCCAAAACCTCTTCAACGTTTTCTTCTGATCCCGCACCAAATTGTAAAAAAACTGAATTTCTTTCTTTTATAACGGTATATCGGCGTGGAACAGAAATTGGTTTCATAATACTTGCAACAGTCTGACTGTCGGACCCATTATTGTCAACTCCAACAAATACAGTGTTCTGGCTTAGGTAGTCGACTTCAAAATATGGATTTCCATCTGAATCGATTACAGAAACAATTTCTGTAATGTTTTCTCCCGGTACCTCAACTTGTCTATAACGAATATACGAACCTAGTACTTGCTCTGTAACAGCTAGTTCTCCTGAGATGGCTTGTCCTCTTGCGCGAATGGCGTAAGATGTTGGGACGCCAGTGTTATTATCAACCTCACCAACAACAACCTCATTTTGTTCTGTATCTTTAAAATTGACATCTTCCAAAAGAGTAAATGTTTTTCCACCATTAGTTTTAAATTTGCTATTAGATTTTAATATTGGCGCATAATCATAATCTGGAGCACCAGTGAGATTAGCAGGAACTAAAATAAAAAATGTTAAAGTGCCGTATGAAGCGGGGGATAAATCTGCTTTATATCCCATCTGTCTAGATATTTTTAATATATTGTCGTACTCTGTTGCGGTTGTTAAAAAGCTTTCGTTTACTTGATAATCCAAATAAAAAGAAAGAATATCGCCAACATAAGAAACAGTATCCAACATCAAAGATCCAAAAGAGTTAACAGAAAAGTCTCTAAATGTCTCTGGGTAGTATCTTCTGGCATAGTTTACCAAATCGTTCTTTATAGTGGTAAAGTCTCTACTTGTGTAGTCTATAGATGGTTTTTTTGGTGGCATAATCTAAATTAATCCTTTTAATTCTGTATAGTTTCGACTAGTGTTACCGAATCTGTATTTTTCGTGCCTTTTATAAGATATTCAAATCTCACAGACAATAGATTTCTTTGTCCTGTTGTTGATATTTCGCGGTTAGAACCTCTATTAACCTGTAGATCAATTATTTGTATTTCTGGTAAATAGGTTGCAACTTGACTTCTTATTCTTTCCTCTATATCGAATTCAGGTGTGTTTTCAAATAGATAGTTTCTTAATCCAACCCCATAATCTGGAATCATAATACGTTCACCAGGAGCAGTAAGCATTAACATTTTTACCTTTTGTTTTGTATTTTCTTTGGCAGTTTTTGTTAAACCGTAAAAAAGATCTGTTCTGTCTTCGAGTAAAGGTAACTTTGCATCTAACCCTATAGTGCCTTGCATTTATTGACCCCCAATACAAATAAATAGTTTATTTAATAAATACTAATCTTCGCAATCCAAAGTATTTTCGGAGCCCTGTATTATGTTATTGGCTTCTTGAGTGCCATCAGACAGCGTGCTTTGGTCTGAATCGTCCGGTATGCCATCTAGAATTTTTGCTACGATTCCAATTGGAGTTAGTGGTCCAGGTAAAAGCCAAGGCGTTCTCCAGGTTGGATCGACCATGTTTGCTGCGCCTTTTAATAAAGTTTCTAGAAAAAGATTAATTAAATTAAAATCAAAAGAATCAGCAGGAAGTTGGGCTTCAGGTGTATACTTATAAAAATCTTGATTATTTTCTCTATCTGCCGTAGCAGCAACATTGTTTTTAGAGGAATTTAGAGTTTGTAACGTGTTCCTAAATAAATTATCCATATTAGGGTAATTTTTTTGAACCGATTCTGTAAGCAATACAGCAACAAAAGATAAAATATTTTTATACTGCATTGAGTCCACGAGCGCTCGAAAAGTATCAGAATTTGCGAAACTAGCCTCAAAGCCTGCCCCTTCACCGCAAACTTCAGGAAAGAAGCTAAACTGACTGTCGCCCTTAAACGCTGTTGGTTTTACTGTACAAGTTTGAATTTTAACAAGAGGTAGTTTGAAATACTTTTTACCATCAGTGCCCTCTTGAACGAAGTATTTTCTTTGAAGGGCAGCGTTAACGAAATCTTTCCTACTTAGTTTATCTATTTGATTATTTAAATCAGAACTGTCTTCGGCATTTAAAATTAAACTAAATGAATTTGCTAAATCAGCAAATAAACTTAAATAATTTGTGTCAGATAGTTCATCAACAGGTATTAATATATTTAAAGTCTTATAGCCACTCAAAGAAGAAAAGTATTTACTTTGATCTTTTAGTTCCTGTTCTATAGCGTTTATTGCGTGAACTGGCAATGGGCTAAACTGTAAATTAGTCACAACTAAAGATATAAAATCACTAACACTATTGAATACATTTTCGGGCGATGCGAGAGTGCTGCGATAAGTTTGGTATTCTGTAGAGTCATATGATATATAACCATTAATTTTAGACAATTCTTTGACTTGATCGCTCGTTAAATACTGAAAAGCTTGGTTATCAAAGTACACGTCTTGAATATCATAAGAGGGCACTTTGTTGCCAGTGCTAGACACTGAACCAAACAAATACTTAGAAATTATGCTGCCGCCAAAGACATCCTGATTAAAGTTTCCCCTAAGATATATTCCAGATTGTTGAACTTCCGAAGGTGTTAAAAGAGTTTTTGTCGCATCAATCATCGGCGCAGTCTCTGGTAGCGCGAGAAAGATCGTGTCATACAAGCTTTTTTCAAATACTCCACTCTCGCCAAAGCGCTTGTGTTGTACTTCAAATCCATTTTCTAAAAAGAATCCACCGTTAAATAATCTGCTTGGTTTACCTTCAGCATCTTTAGAATAAAAACCATTTGGTATTTTTGTTATGTGATTGTCAAAATCAATCTCAATTACAGGGGGAGGATTATAATTTTGACTAGTGGCAAGTATGTTATTCAGACAAGTTTGATATACATTTTGTAAAGGATCTGTAAATTCTTGAGCAAACTCTCCCTCTTCAAAAAATGTGCCCTTCGTTGCAAACCCAGAATTAACTATTTTTTCCACAACTACCGGTTGTATTTGTTTTATAGATGTAGAGATTATTTCTCTTAATGAGTTAGATTTTATTTGTTCATCTGTCAACCCAGGGTTGTCCAAGTCTAAATTGTTTCTAGCTATATAAACCTGTCTTATTGACTCCTGCAAGACGTTTTCAAAAAAGAATATATCATTTTGTTCAAAAATTAACACTTTTCGTTTTACCTGATCCACAAGGTATGTAAAATAAAATGAATCAAAGTCTTTTTTATCTTCGGAGTCAGGAGGGATAATAGCATCGATACCATAAGATGCAAAAGTAAAAAAGCTTTTTAAAAACTCATTTATTGTAAGTACCCTCACATATGCTTCATAAAAAGAATATATCTTTGCTTTTTCTACTGCAGTTGGTACCGCATTGAGACCTAGAATACAGCCTAATTTATCAGAATTTTCTTTAAATCTAGTGACTATATCTTCGTATCCAAACAATGATTTATCACAAGAGTTTTTCTTGTTTACTTGAAGTTTATCAAAGTTTTCTTTTTTAAATAAATCGTTACCAGAAGAAACATACTCTGCGTGCTCTTTAATCATTTGTTCTATCAACGCGCCGAAAAATGATATACTTTTAACTGTTGATAAAATGTTGTTTGAATACTCCGATTGATCTTCCGTGCTGTTTAGATTATTAATACTGTCAAAAAAGTCTTGATAGGAGTGAGATTCCAAACTAGAAAAGAAAGATGTTGATCCAACTACTAATGCGGCAGTGCTTGGAGGAATATTATCTGTTTCAAAGTCTCCGTAATTTAGTCGATATTGTATTGGAGATCCCTCTGGTTGATCGCTTAATATAGTACTCAAATATATTTTGATATATTGAGTTAAAAGTGTGGTTTCTGTTATAATGCCGTTTTTTGATGCCGCTACAATATTGTTATAAACTTTTTTACCGACAGTGTTAAATTGATTCACTAAGCCATTTAAAGTTGCTTTATTGACATCCTGAAGACCTTGAATGCTAGAATTATTAGGGTCCGCAAACTTGTAAAGGCTATTCATCGCATTGGTTAAATTCGCAGGAGCTAGTGGTCCTTGAAAGAATTTTGCTAGGCTTTCTGGACCTGTGCCAAACTGATTTGTAAAAATCATTTTGAACCCGACTAATTCTCTCTCAAAAATCTCTTGAATAGAAAGAAAAGAATCATTAAGAAATTTTTCATCTATGTATTGAGATGTGTCATGCTGCAATGTTTTGAATATTGGAGGATTATCTGATCCGTCCGCATCTGGACCGCAAAAAACTGGCGTATTAAATAAACTTGGGTTCTGCAGTTGATAGATTGAATCCATAACCTTTTCTAGTATCTGATTTTCTGAATCATTCAATGCCTTTAAAGCATCCTCTGTGAGTTTTTGCCTTAAATCTTCAGCTAAAAAATCATCACTGACGGGACTACATAACGCATTTAAAACTTTTTTCGTATTCTCTAGGGCATCTATTTTTTCTTTACATAGTTTTGAATCAATGCTTCCAGCAAATAAGAGAAACAATTCTTTAACACCCTGTTCATCTCCCAGGGCGTCTCGCAGAGACTTAAAGCGTTCTAAAGACAAAAGACCATAGAAGATTTTGTTAATTATTGAATTGTAATTCAATCCAGTTGAAAATGTTGAAAACAGAGAGCACATTTCAGATACAGTCAGAAGATCATTTAAACTGTCAAAAAAGTCATCTAAAACATTCCTGCTCACTTTGTTTTCCAGGTAAGCCTCTATTTCGTCAAATATCTCCGGGTTCGTAACTATTTCTTGAAGATTATCTTGCTCATATGGAAATTGTAGGTCCCCTAAATCATCCAACTCTTCTGATTCTTGGGCTGCTCCATCAGGACTTTTGAGGTTGGAAAAATCTGCAGCACTCGTACCATCACACAAGCCAGCTAATTCTCTCAATATCGCTCCAATTGTCTCGACAACTATTTGTGTTACTAGGCTGTATATCGCTTCTTTTAATGTTTGACTTGAATCGGAACCCATACGCATCCCTTGATATTGATCAAGGGTGCCTGCTATGTTCTCCATAGCCTCTCTAGCTGGGTTGGCTAAACTATCTGCCTGTCTACGAATGAGTTCACCGGCTTTTATATTTGCATCTTGTATGTCTTCTAGTGCCTCTTTTGATATGTTCTTGATTTCATTTACAGTATTTTCTAATTGTTGTTGACCGGATAAAGCAGATAAAAGAGATAGTGCGGCGGGTATAGCACCCAAGACAACAACACAAATTATATCTCTCTCCTGTGGATTTGCTTGTCGATATGTTTGTATTAAAAAATCTCTTACTATAGCTACAGTTGTTGAACTAGGGGTCGGTTGATTTAAATCACTATCTTGAAGACTTGTTTCTGTCTTTATTAGTGAAGCTAAAATGGCGGCTTCTGGATTTACACTATTGTATAAATACAATATTATGTTTTGTACATCTCTATTGGTCAGGTTTCTCATAATTGTATTACAAACCTGAGATAGAGGAGAAGACTTGATCAGCTTAACTGTACATTTTGCTGCTTGTCGTATTAAATATTCTACAGGTATTGAATTCAATACTTTTTTATAAACATCGTCAATTGTCTTTATCTCGGTGGCATTTCGTAAAATATTAAGAACCACTGGATCACCAACTTGAAGAAGTGTTTTACGGACATCATCATTTATAATTCTTTTATCAGTGATACCCAATCTCAATAATTCTTGATCCACCTGCTCAGTGGTCTTATAAGCGGTGGAGCCGTCATTATAAATTTTTCTCAATAGTTTATTTGGCTTGTTTAATCTATCTTCTCCATCTCCTATACCAACAACGCCTCTTTTTTCATCCTTATCTACTATAGGAGAATCTAGTGCTTCTGTTTCCTCTTCAATCCCAAGATTGTTTATTGGGTTTTCTATTAAATCTATAGTATCTGACAATGTAACATCAACAAATAATAGAACCTGAAAGTAGATTAGAGATCCAGCGTCTTTGTTGCCTGGGTCGACATAAAAGTTTCGAGTAATGAGCATTTGCTGCGGAAGTCTTTCTGATACTTCCTCGCTTGCTATATCATCTTCACTATCTTCGGCAAAACCCAATACAAAATTAAAAGTTTTATCTGTTTTAAAACTTTGGGCAAAAACACTTAAAGCTTCGCTTTTAATAGTAACAATTAATTCTTCATTAAAATCATTAGAGCTAAACTTTTCTTTCCCTAGAATGTCTAAAACTTGCTTTATTGAAAATTGAGTTGTTATGTGATAAACATTTGTCTCTTTTCTTATTGTTTCATCAAAAGTTTGAAATATAATTTCATCTTGACTGTTCTTGATGTTAGTATTTTCATCAAGAAAGCTCTCAGCATTTGGAGAAGCAAAAGCAATGCCTTCTGCTTCGTCATAGCTTATTTCTGTAGAGCCAATTTGTTTATACCATCTTGTTATTTGATTTGCCATAGTTTTCTCTTGTTAAGTTGTGTATACGGTTTTACTAGCGCTATTCTCATAGCCAAAAGGTTCTGCCGTTGTAAGACCATCAAGTGTTGTTTTTAATTCGTTCATTATAACATCAGCTTGAGCAATTCCAGTGTTGCTAGCGCATTTTATACCGCTAACAATAAGATCTATACTTGGTGAAACTTTGCCGCCTGCTACCGCTGCAGGACCTCCACCGGCTGCGACACCTACAGCTTGAATAGCTACACTATCGTGCTGGTGTTTTGATATTTCAAGATTAAACTCACTTTGTGCTATTAGAAAGTTTCTAACTATCAATTGAAGTTCGTTTATTCTTTCTACCAATTTTTTTATGTTTTTGTTGTTTTGCTCTGCTTTCGTTACAGGCTGTAGTAACTCGCCTTTATTAGCGGCAATAAACTCTATTCTGGAGTGGCTTGCAATATCAGTACCGTGCGAAGAATTTAAATCTGTCCTAGTCGCTATAACTAATTTTTGCCTAGATAAAAGCCTGACAGAATCAGCCTTTGCGATGAAAGACGACACACCGCGTGCCTGAGATGTGGTGCCTTTTGATATATTCTCGTTTCCATCAGGATCATTAAGCTGGGAGATATTAATATATGCCGCGTCCTTAGCTAGATTTGGTTCTGTGACCAAAGACGCTTGAGATTTCACACCGGTGACATATCTACGAATGTCACTAGAAGACGGACCAGCACAAATAGAAATTTCTCCAGCGCCCATATATCTTCCATAACCAGAATCAGGATCACCTGGGCGATTTCTTCCTTGTCTAATATATGTCCCATTTTGACCGTAATCTACTTTTTCCCCTGGTAGCCTTCTAAGTCTTGCGACCCGTTCAACTAATGGATCACCATTGATTCCACACTTATTAAAATAAGTTGAATCTAAATTTGCCGCTCTTTGAGCCTCTGGTGAAAGATCGTCAGGATTAAAAACCGATTTAAGAGACATATATGTTTCCTTTTATATTATTTAGCATTTTTGTTGTAATGAGTTGTTACTTCCCACTCCCTCCACTGTTTTTACTTTTTTACCTGCTTTTACTTCTTCTTCGCTTGGTCTTGTACCGGGAAGCAGACTAAGAACTAAATCTCTATAAGCCTTCTTCTCTTTTCCAGTTCTATAGTGTACTTTATGACCACCGGTTGGATTAAGTCCTGCAGCAATAGCAGCTAGTTTAATTTTTCTTGTTTGTTCAAAAACAGAGAAATATCTGATTTTGTATTGAGCAGCCTTTCGTATTTGAGCTTTATCCATAGCCTCGCGGCGTTTTTTTAAACCGCTATTATCACCACCAGCATCAGGATTTTGACCATAAGGAGGACCAAGGACAACAACATTAGTGCCCCCTGACTGTAGGGATGCTAACTTTTTATAAAGTTTTTCCAGTTCTTGATCCCAAGCTCCACCAGGCTTTAAACTTTTTGAATTAGCTTTAGCAGAACTGGCGTCGTTTCCTCCACAAGATCCAAAAATGACTGCGACAGCTTTTTGAGACGTCACAGAAGTCAATGCTGTGCCGCCCTTATTAGATTTTGAAGTTGGACCATTTAAATTACTTGACTGAGGACCGACTGCCTTTCTTCCATCTACCGCCTGCCAGCTTATTTTTGAACCAGGATAGTTCTTTTTTGCCCAAGCCAATATCGCGCCTTTGTTGGCATTTGTATTTGAATCTCCATATATATAAACTACTTTTCCATTCGCTTTAGCGGAATCTACTGCTGCTTGTGCTTTTTCATTAGCCTTTGCCACAACATTAGGAGTCTGTTCGGTTGTCTCTACTTCATTTGGTTTTTTTAAATTTTCATCGTTTTTGCTTGCTTCTGTTTTGGATTTATACCAACTGGGGTAATAGGACTCTTTCGCTTTCTTAGCTTTCGCTTTCTTAGCTGCCGCTTCAACTTCCTCGGCTGATGGATCAGGAGAATCAACCTCAACTACTGTTGTTGCTGTTGTTGTGCTTGGCACTGATACTTGCGAGCCGGTTTGTCTTTGTTTATCCAAGTCGGATATAGCTTTCATTTTTGCGCCATATTTACAAATAGATCTTGGTTGACCGTTGTAAAATTTTCCCATTGAACACCAATCAAAAGTTTGCATAGCTTTTAAAAGGTATTGATTTCCACTTTTTGATTTTTTAACAACCGTACAAAACTTAATAAGCGCGTCGGCTTGTGCCTCTACTGATCTTGTCATGCCTATGGCACAGTCTTTTGGATCTTTATAGCCTAAAGCTTTTGGGACACCTCCCCACGGATGAATTTGGAAAATACCCCATGATGTGTTTGCGTACGCACCTTTGTCCCAAAGCGATCTCCCTTGTCCCCAAATTCCAGTGCTATTGGTAAATCTTTTACCAGCCCAAGTTACATTTGGCTGTTTTTTAAAAACTGCTCGATACTTTTTAGTCCAATGGTTGCTTATCATAAAAAGAAAATGCGGCATTTTATTTAAATCGGCTTCACCGTTCCAGTTATTTGCTTTTGGCTTACGACCACCAGTTTCAGTAATTATAAATCCCCTAATGAGTGAGATGTCGCAATTCAATGTTTGTGATATATGTTTTAATACAGGAAGAGGAATATTTCTATCTAACGCTTCTAATTTACCAAGTAAGCTGCGAGTACCAAATTTATGACCATTGGTTCCACCGCCGGTGGCACCTTTCATGGCGCACTCGCCAAAGTGACCCGATGCTGCTAACCTTCTTGCTACAGCGTCAAATCCTGCACCAGCTAAAGGAAACTCAAATAATGGATCAGTTAACGTTACAGGATCTCCAAAACTTACAGCGACTTTAGCTCCAGGGGTCGGAGTTTCACCTAGATAATCATATGATTTAAAAATACCTAAATTTGCTACAATATCTTCAATTTTTTTAACATAATCATCATAACCAGCTTCTCCAGGCTGTTTAAGATCTGGGGTTTCTATATGTGTTAACGAGGGTACATTGACGATTGCCAAAAACGGTTCAAAATTTTCACTTTGTATGTTTTCTTCAGATAGTTTTACGCTAGCCAATAGTGGATCAAAAAACAAGTTCCCCGCTGTGGATAAGCCATCTGGAAATACTTGTGCTATGAAGTCCCCATAAAATATATTTTTTGATTTATAGCTATCGCTCTGTGCTTGGCTTTGCGCTTGATTTTTTAACCATCCAACAAAATCTCCATTTATCTTGTCAAAAGGGACTGAATCTACGGGGGTGCTAGTATTATTTAAGAAAGAACGATTTTTTGCCATCCTTTATTTTTCCCCTTGGATTACGTCAAAAAGCTCTCTTTTGTCGTCTTCCGATAGTTCTACACTAGAATCAGTTTTCTTAGCCATAATGGACGTAAGTTTTACTAATTGTTCATTGGATCTTTGTAAAGTTTCTACATACTTGGCTGCGATCAAACCTAAATCTTTGTGAGTTTCTTGACCATTGGTGATTTCTGCAAAAACTTGTGTGAGGAGTGTGGCTGTGATATCGCGATCGTCGCGAATATTGTCTATTGCTTCTTTAATGTAGACCTCTAGGTCCTTTACTGATCGTCCCATTCTTTTTTAAACTCCGCGTATCTCTTACGCACCTTGTTTAGAGAACTTACAACCTGCTTTGTGTTAAGCCCAGTTATCTCTCTAATATACAAGTAAATAGCTTTTTTGTTAAAAATTTCTATATTACTCGCTTCGTTAAAAAGAATCTCGATTGCTTTAATAGTCTTCACTTCATTTTCGCGGAGGGGCATCTTTTTCCAACCTTCAATTTCTTTATTAAGGTGTGAGAAAAATTCATGCTTGTTTCTATCTTCAATATAGGTATTGTGAACTACTAATTGTTGTATAGTGGTTGTATTTGACTGACCGGAGTGAGTTAGAAAATATTCTTCAAGATGGGTTTCTCTTTTAGCCTTTTTGGAGGTTTTTTTAACTTCCGCAATGAACCAATTTTTTGAAACAACACTAAAATAGGTGAACGCTTTGGAGCCTTTATCTGGATCGAAGTTGTTTAAAACAGTAATGAGCCAGTTTTTACAATCGTCTTTGAGTGAGTCAATATTAGGGAGAGATGTGAACTTATAAGTGTAAACTATCTTGTCAACCATTTCGTCAAACACTGGTCCAATGTATTCTTTGTAAAGCTCGTTGCGGCGCTTGGGCTCTTGCGTTTGACAATACTCCACAATAGCATCTTGATGCTCTCTGCGAAAATAATGGTTTTTAGTTCTCTTCCTTGGCATACTCTTCTTCCTCTTGTCTAAGGACACGCTGAAAACTTTGGCATTCCTCAACGAGAGATTTTGAGTGACGAAGTAGGTTTCCTAGTGTTTCGTCGCCATAAAAACGCTCAAGACCATTAACAATGTTAATATGATCTCTGTATTCTTCTAGTGTTTCACTGAAGCCGTCTAATTCTTCTTGAAAAGTTAAAAACCTCCTTAAGAGTTGAACGATATACCAGACAAAAACAATATTAAGAATGGTTGAGAGAGTCAAGAAAAGGTGTGTCATCTGCTACTATCTAGTTCCTTTTTTTGATTTTTGAGATCTTCTTTTGAGTTTTCAATAAACTCATTCGTTAAATCACCAGTTTTTTTCTTTTTTTGCTGTTTATTAGCATTATAGGAGAAGTTTGTTGGCTTTCGTCCAATGTTTTTAGAACTACACCAAGGGCATTCATCTATTGATTCGGACATTAAATGGTTTTCTTTCCACTCTCCTAAACAGTCTCCACACTGATAAACATAAATTGGCAATTTAGCTCTCCTTTATAGCGTGTCGGGTTGATCGGTAATGACATCCCAATCTGTTGACGACGTTGTGTTGTCATTAAGTTTCACTAGCGGCGGATTTAAAACAACTAATCCTTCTGGTGAGCTTGTCATCTTAAAATTCTCCAACATTGGAACAATATCAGATTGCTCCATTAGAGATTTTTGCAGTGCCATCATTAGCGCACCAATAGCTTGTTTTGATAAATTTGTATGTTTTACTTCAGTCATGTTTACTCCTTATTCTTCACTAACTGCGCGACCTTTAAGCTGTTCCCAGTCTTTTTCTGGTCTTACTTCTAAATTTTTATTCCAAACCGATTTTAACACTGCAGGGTTCATACCTGCTGATTCAGCAAAACTGATCAAAGCGTTGATATCTTTTGGAAAACACGAGCCTCCAAATCCAAATTTGCCATCAGGACCAGGGGAGCTAAAATGTGTTTTACCTATTCTTTGGTCGTAAAGACCATACTCTACTACTTTATCATAGTCTACGTTTATTTTTTCACATACTTGTCTAATTTCATTAGAAAAACTAACCTTTGTAGCCAGAAAACAATTAGTAAAGTATTTTACCATCTCTGCTGTGTTTGATCCTGTTTTGATTATGGATGCCGTAGGATAACACTTTCTATAAAGATTCTTAACTTTTGTAGTTCCAGGTCTTGGACCACCAATTATAACTCTATTTTGATTTTTAAAATCATTAATAAAATTAGCCTCGGTTAAGAACTCTGGATTAAATAACACTTGTAAATTGTTACATTCTTTGTTAAATTTTTCAGTTGTTCCTGGTAAAACTGTAGATTTTATAACTGCAATGTTGTCGTTGCCAAAAGAGTCTAGCTTGTAAACCGTTTCAGAGACGATAGATAAGTCACAGTCTCCACTTTTTCTCATCGGAGTGGGAAGGCAAACAAAAATAATCTCTGCCCTCTGGCTTAATTGTTCAAGAGAATCACAGGTTGATTGTTTAAATTTATCATAAGTTTCAATCTGAACAAAGTCCTTAAAGCCTTCTCTTATGGCAGTTCCAACAAAACCTTGTCCTACCACTCCAATCGTATTATTTTTCATTTTTCAACCTCTCAAAGCACTTATTTATTCCTTCTTTAATTGCAACTGATGTTTGCCAGCCAAGTTGTTTTATTTTATCAGTCTTAGCACACGTAAATAAAACATCTCCCTTTCTCTTTCCAACATAATCGAACCTAACACTTGGTAGGTTTTTTTGTACTATTTCTTTAATTTCATTTAAAGAAATATTTGTCCCGGTGCCAATGTCGTAATGCTCGCCATTAAAATCACCCTTTCTTGTCATCGCAAAAATGTTTGCACGCACAGCATCAGAGACATGAAGCATGTCTCTACACTGATCTCCCTCTCCTGTGATATACGGATTTACGCCCTTTCTTATACTGTCCATCCAGTTGGCAATTGCAGTGCAATAAGGACCGTCTACAGTCTGATCTTCCGAGTATACATTAAAATATCTAAGAGATACTGTATCTAAATCATATAAATCTGAATATAGTTTGCATTCCATCTCGGATACTAATTTTTGTAAAGCATAGGGACTCGTAGGTCCATTACCATTACCCACAACAGAAGAAGAGCTAGAATAGATAACCCTTTTTGCTCCAACTTGTTTAGCAAAATCTAAAACACAGCTTGTGCATAAAACATTATTTTCCATCGTTATAACAGGGTTTTCTACACTATAAGCAACGCGTGGGAAACAAGCTAAATGAAAAACATATTCTGGTTTGAAATTATAGTAATGAGGGTGAAATTTATCCTTGAGGTCTTTTTTTATGTCATGACCTTCTACCAGATCGATACCTAATACCTCGTGACCCGCTTCTTCTAGCGCTTTAACGAGATGGCTTCCTATGTATCCGCGATGACCAGTAACCAAACATCTACTCATTTAACTCTCCGTGTTTCTTAAATATTATACATCATCTCATTTAATAATTTAATTAATTTTAAATTGATGTGGCTTATCCCAAAAACCTTTAGCTTCGACCATTCTCTCTTCTTCGTACACCAGCTTCTTATTCAAAACATACTCTTCAAAATTTATTATTGGATAAACATCTAGCTTTGTTTTTTTAGATGCATTAAAAAATTTAACGCTTTTGTCTTTTTCTAAAAACTTTTTATATGCAAGAGAATGTATATTTCTCATCTGATTATTTGCTTTGTATACTTTATTTTCTGGTATATCAGCCCTATAAGATTTATCAAAGTGGTTAGGATCGCTGGTTGAGCCTCTATCTGCCGTCCAGCCTAAATCGGCGCCTACAAAAATAATTTCATTAAAGCCCATATAATAAGATAACTGTAGTGCTAAACTTATAGTAGTTGCGCTCTTGTCAATCCTGTCAACAACATTGGTTGAAAAGCAGCTTTCTAGAATATTTCCAGATGTATCCGGCTTGTTTTCTGACATAGAATCAAACCATTTTATTTGTGGATATTTATTTTTAGGATCGATAGTTGGTTTAAAGATTCGTGCTATAAAGGATGTTGTTTTTGGATCAGACGCGGACCTTCTTACTGATTCTGTCCAAGCAGAACCCCACACTGGGTTTCTAACATTAGTAGAAGAAAATAAATAATAAGTTGGTTTCCATTTTGGATTCTTATCATAAATAAGAGAAATTCTATTCATAGCTATTGTTGTTTCATTTTTTAACAAATCTAAATTAGTTTCAGCTAGACTTGGACCATTTGCTATGATAAAAACCCTCTGTGCAGTGTGCCTGTCTTTAAATTGTTCAAATACTGTATTTTTCATTTTAACTTTCCTCTGTGAACAACATTACTGTTCTTTTATAGTTTAAACCACTTTTTCTATCCTCATAAGTGTGATAACCGTTTATCCCATTTTTTTTCATTCTATCGATTACATACTTTTTTGTTGGCGTATAATGCAATCCGTTCCACTCATTAGATTTAGAATTGCCACCATGGTATTTGTATGTTGATTCTTCACTATCTAAAGTTTTAAATTCTAATATTATGTTTTTGCCTATTGCAGCTAGCTTATCTAAACAAGCATCCATATTTGGTACACGATGTATTAAACCCAAACCAAGAACTATATCAAATTTATTCTTTTCGTCTAATTTGTATAAGTCAAACACTTCAAATTTAGTGTTTTCAAGACCATAAACATCTTTAGCAAAATTTGCTCTTTCTATTCTTGTATGATCGGGGTCGATGCCGTAAACCTTTGACATTTCTTTTTTCGCTGACATTATAGAAAAATATCCGTCACTGCATCCTACATCAATCATTGTCTTTCCTTTTGGAGATAGGCTTTCTACAATTGGATCTAATCTTTTCCATTTGTTTGTATTGAACCCAGGGCTGTTCACTTTATTGCTGACGGTTTTTATTCCCCCTGGAAACTCGTATAAATGATTCCAAGATTTTTCTAATTTAAATTTTTTTACTTTTTCTTTTATTTCTTCCTTTGTGTATTTAGACATTTAAATAAACCTCCATAATTTTTTGTGCCTCGGCAGATGTTAGAAATCCACTTCTGACGGACGCCCAAGACGATGCATCTTTACTATCGTATACTTCCAAAAAGTCACTCTTTTCTCTACCTTGTAACTCTCTTGGTTTTGCAAATTTTACGCTCTCATAAGATACAGGTAACTCTTGATCTGGAAACAAAGCAAAGAACACAGAAGTGCGATGATTACCACTAACAATATAAAATTTTTTTAAATTATTTTTTTTAATAAAGTATCCAGTGATATTTCCTTGTTTGCGATCAGGAAATTGTTTTGGACTATATCCGTTTTCTCTAAAAGAATCAATTAGTTGCTTTATCTTTAAAACTTGTTTATAAACAAAATCTTCTGTTTCAAAGCTTATAAACGCAATATCAGTCATTGTTTTTAAGGGTTTTTTGTAAATCCAAGGTAAAAATGGATTAGTCACTGTATAATTTTTCAGTTTATCAACCGCATTGTATAAACTATAAATTGAATCTGGAGAATATGAAATGTAATGTTTATACAGTGGGCTTTCCTTGTAATAAGAAGCGGCATTAAACTTAGTTTCTGCGCTCTCCATATCGATAATTTGTTTTGCTGTTCTATAACAGGGGTTTTTTTCAACACCGATCGGTATTCTACTTAAATTACAAACATCGGATTTTTTTATTTTAATTAATTGACTATTCATTTTTTTATTTTAGATAACTACTAAGCTTGTCATTTCTTTTTATAGAAATTGCGGCGCAAGATGGATATGGATTAGTGGCAGCAAAATCATTAATTATAATCCTCTTACTATGATTACAATTAGAAATAATTGTCTTGTATGTTATACCTTTTTCTTTTAAGTATTCTTTAACCACGCTTAAGTATTTTTCTGGTCGAGCCGTCATAAATATAATTTCGTTTCCTGTATCTGACAAGCGTTTTAAGATTTCAACATTTTCTTCTATAGGTTTGAAGTAGTTGGACCAGTTCCTAGAGCCATATTTGCCACAATTTTCCAGTATAACACCGTCTATATCAAAAACATATGTATTATGTTTTTCCATTTCTTTGTACCACTCATTTGCAGTTCCCCAATCTACATAACGATCAGCTTCAACATATTCAAAAATATGAGAATTACAAATTATCAAATAAGATATGACATGGCTGACGTATATTTCATTTTCATGCTTATATACATCACTGGAACATATATTTTCATATGCTCGAACAAAATCTATTGAGTCAACACAATATACACCCAAGCAAATTATGTTAGATACCATCTCTTTTTCTAGAATATCAACAATAACATCATCATCGTTTTTAATGATAAAACTCTTTTGTTGCAATCTATCCACCTGTACATTGTGATCTATAGTTAAACCTACAATGTGATCTTTTTCTGGTAGGTAATTTATTTCGACTACGCAGTCAGAGTCTTTTATTGTTAGCTGTCCAGATAGATTTGCCTGCTGAATGGTCTTATAAACCGTTTCAGCAGAGCAAGTGGTAGGCTTTTCTAGTATTATAATCTCAACCGTATCCCCAAAAGCCTGATTTAGAATAATATCTGCTTCATAAACATCACAGTGTTCTCTCAAAACCGTAATTATTGTTTTCTCATATCTTTGATAATTCGAAGAGGTCAAAACCTTTTCAATCATTAAATGTCCAGATGGATGTGTAAGCAACCATTTTGGTTTCATGTTGGGATACCTGCTTGACTTACCAGCGGCAGGAATAAGTAGGGTTTTTTGTTTTAACATTTTATGGTATACCAAATATCTTACCAAGATATTGTAATCTATTTTGTAAGTATTTTAAAGTTGTTCCATTTGAATATGGAATAATTCTAAGTAGATTTAAGACTAAAAGTCTTTTTGAAGCTTCAATCTCTTCAAAGGACATTTCTTGTAGCATCTTGTCATACAAATGTATTGTCTTTATTAAAGGCTTGTCCATGTTATGACGCCATGACCAATCTAAGACGACATCTTGCATTATTTTTGAATAGTCAACATACTTTGTCTGTATAAAAGAGTCAAGAAAATCAATGAAATATATTTTATTTCTATAGATTAATATATTTTCAAAAGTAAGATCGCCATGATTTTGCGATACCGGCGTTTTTGACCAGTCATGCTCTTTACAATAACTATAATATTTATTTGTATAAGAGGGTAGTCGAGAAGTTAATGAACTTAACTTCTTGTTTATTAGGGGTGTTATATCTTTAGTGTTGTCAACTTTTTCTTGTAGATACTTGTAGATTTTATCAAAAATAGGCATTATGTTATTTATGCTGCTCAAGGATACATAGTTGTGCATCGGTGCGCCGCGAATAAATTCCATATCGAAATAAAAAAGATTGTTAGTATAGCCTGATTTGTAAACAATTGGCGTGTGGAAATCACTATGATTAAACGATTGTTGCTTTTCCATCTGTTTGAATAAACGAGAATTGTATTCCTGAGAGGAAGATACTTTTCGAATAAACTTTTTTCCGGCTTCCTCTTGAAGATAAATGTGGCATCCAGAGTGCCCGTTCATTTTTTTTATTATCATCTGTGCCTTGTTTGATGCTATCTTCCTTGCGGTCTGTCATAATTAAGATAATTCAACGAATTTAGATCTAAATCTTTTTCAAAATATAGGTACCTTATTGCTGTTTTAACTTTTGATTTCTTAATATCAGGAGGATGGTTTACAATTTCATTACTCCAGTTTTTAATCCAGCCCTGCTTTTCAGAGGTATGAATAGGATCTCCGTGTTTCCAAGTGCCTTTCCATTTGTTATAGAAATAGTTCCAAGCAGTTTTTTTATATATACCACCTCTACTGTTATGCCATATTTTTTGTTGTTCTGCGTCATCGGGCTTTCTTTTTATGATGCTTTCACCCTTTTGTTCTACTGTAACAAAATTACGATCCTCAAAAGACTCAATCGGATAATCTGGCTCATGGTTTAATTTAATGCCATGGACTATATCGTTAATAGAAGATTTCTCTTTATTAAAGATCAACGCTCTCAAAAAATAGTCTGTCTCTTTGTATTGTGCAGGTAAGTTTTCATCCCACATGCCAATTTTTTTGATTGCCTCTGGTCTGTAAGCAGTGACCGTATCTCCACATAGCCCTGTGACAAAACTATAACCTTTTTTATTAAAAAGTGCATCTAGATTCGAACAAAAATTTGGGTGGACCACGGCATCATTTTGTAGTGTCACTAGTATCTCTGTATCTGGATTTTTTAAGTCCACAATGCCATTAATAAAAGCTTGATTATAATTCTCAGATACGTTTCCATTTGACCAATCAGGTCTTAGTACGTTATGAAGAACGTTAACTTTTTCTTTAAACTCTGGGTCTAGGTTAAATTCAGAGTGATTGTTTATGATATTAACTTCTGTATTTTTTACAGTTGAAAAGTCAGATTTAAACAATTTACGCAGCGTATCATTGAGCACTTCACATCTTTTGTATGTAACAATATAAACTTTTATTTTTTTCATAAAATATTACTATCTTTTAGTTGTTCCAAACAGCCACTCCAGTCAGAGAAACGAAAAGCTTTGTCGTCAATATAAGCCACCGCTCTAGGCTTTTCAGCAGTAACTTTTGCGACATATTTTGATGCATTATGTTTTTCTAGCCACTCCCATATCATTTGCGTTCCAGTTTTTCCATTTACCAAGCCGCGATCAGATTTCGCTTTGCAGGTATAAATAATAACATTATATTTTTCAGCCAATGTTGCTAACGCCTCTATCGCTCCGTCAACCGGTGAATCATAAATTGTTCCATCATAATAACCCTTTGAGCATTGGTGGACCACTCCATCAAAATCGACACCAATATTTACTTGCTCATCAGGATACGAGTATTCCCTGATTTTAGATCTCCAATGTTTAGCGTTTTTAATATCATCTGGAGAATTTTTGCCGATAGGAGGGCACACGTTTCCAGATCCATGGGTGAGTTCATATGTCAGCAAAAGAGTTAGCACTTCTGAGGTATGATAATATTCTGCGCCTAAGATGACCTGTGTTAAGTTTGGGATCTGTATTTTGATAGGTCTGCTAGTGATCATTGCTATATGCATATTGTTATCACCAGCCCACTGTAGGGCTTTAATAATGTCAGTTGAGCTTCCAGAAGAAGAAACACCCAAAACCAAAGATTTTTTCATTTGAGTTTTAGTTTTTGTAGTGGTTCTTGCTCTGAGCCAGTCAACCATCCACTGTTCAAAACTCGTATCATTAATTAAAGAAGTTGCGACGATAGCAGAGCCAGGGCAAATTGCGTTTTTTGTGCCATTTGACAATCTAGTCATATCTACTGCTGCGTGATCCGCAATGGCTAAATTACCGCCATGTCCTAATACATATATATCATTAGACGAATTGAATTTTTTTTGAAGCTCAGTCCAATCGCCTGAATTAACGACTTGTACAAATTTTTCTCCAATATTCTCAAAATCAAGCATGTTGTATTTCCTTGTATGTTTCTATTAAAGCTATGGTGTCCATACCCATAGCAATTATACCATAACCGGTATACTTTTTAATTTGTTTTTTAACATCTTTTGGTATGTGAACAGCCATTTTTTCTATTGGAATTTGCTTTTTTATCTTTTCTACTGCCGACATATATTTGGGATTATCAAAATCCGCAGGACAGCCTAAACTAGCTGAGAGGTCGTAAGGACCAATCATATAGTAATCAAAGCCAGTTATGTCTTTAATGTTTTTTACGCCGAGCGAAGTTTCTATCTGGGCAATCAATATTGGAGATTCAGAAACAATATCCTTGTTTAGACCCCATCTATTTTGTCTCACCAAACCCAAGCCTCTTAAACCTCCATATTTTGGGTATTTACACAAACTATGGATCTCTTCAACTTCAGATTTTTGTTCGACTGTGGAAAATATTATACCTGATGCTCCTGCGTCCAAACAATATTTTGCCATGAACTTATCTTGTTTACCAAGCCTAACGAAACATTTTTTATTATTTGAAGTTATAACCTGTATACAGCTATACAAGGTTTCTTTATTATAACAAGCATGTTCAGTGTCTAGAACAACGCCATCTAGATCATTTTGACAAAGAATATCGGATATAATTGTGGAGGGTATCTGCTGCCAAGCTAATTTCATATGTTCACCATAATATTTGCTAGCTTCCAATCATCTTCTATATCTATATCTAAACTTTCTTTTTGTTCTGTTGTATAGAAATATGGTTGAGATCCTATTCTGTTCCCTGTTTTTGTCATTTGACCAGCAAAAAACATATAAAATAAAGAGTTCTCCTCATAATAACAAGGAAGATCTTGAGTTTGCTCAAGTTTCATTGGATTATGATTTACAGGGCACATTCCATAACCTTCTTTCCTCCACAATCTAGTATGTAAAGCGTTGCATGAAACGACAGAATCATAATTACCATCTATTAAAATTCTTTTGGCATCATTTAGTGTATTTACGTTTAAAAATGGAGAAGTTACGTGAACTTGGCATATGATATCATTCTGTTGACAATATTTTTTTACAAAATTTGCTATCAAATCGCAAACTGGTGTTTCATCTCCCAAAAGGTGAGACTGTCTAGCATACGCGGTGACATGTTGTAGTTCTTTATCTGCTGAGACCTGTTCAAGTATTTCTTCACTGTCAGTGTCAACAAAAACTTCAAAACTTTTTAATTTATAGAGTGTGTGTTTATATAATGGTAAATCTTTAAATATTCTAAAGTTTTTACCAGGCACACGTTGTGAGTTTTTTTTTATAGGAATAAAAATTTTCAATTAACAGCCTCTTTAAATAAGCTCTTATCTAGATCTTTTAAGTTTAATATTTTTTCTAAAGTGCCATCTAGTTTTACAATTGGATGATCAATTAAGGTCTCTTTAGCGTGTTTCCACATATTTTTTTGATTGTGTCTTTTTGAAGAAAAAGCCATGTGTGCAAACTCATCTTCCGTAACTTTTTTTTCTTTTTCTATTCCTGACTTACACCCAGGTATAAAACCGTCGAGATAAAAACTAAATCCATATATGGACAAAGATTTTGGTTTAAAGCTAAGTAGGTCATATATTGCTAAGTAACCAGTATTTGGTCTGCTTTTTACTTTCTTAGCAAGTTTTGTATGAAAGTCATGTGATACGATTCTTACAGGCATAACTGATTGTATCTTTTTTACTGTTTTTTTATTCACCATGTAATGAAATTTTGTTTTCTTGGAAACACCAGAATAAGACGACTCTGGAGGAGCCACCAAAAAATCAACGCCATATTCATTTTTTAATTCGCTTGCATTTATTTTTCCTGCGTTCTGCGCTGTTTCAATCAAGCAAGAATATAGAATATCACACTTAACACCTATGTCATTGGGGTATTGTCTGGTTGTTTCTATACTCCTATTGATTCTAACGACTAAATCATTTTTATCAATCTCATCGCCTAAATTTTTACCCATCATATATTTGGCAGGACCAACAATAGCTATATTCTTATCGCGAACAAGCTCACTGAATTTAAAATTATTATCTTCGTTTGATATTTTCATTTTTTTTAAAAATTCCAATTTTGTTTTCTACCAATTGTCCAGAAATTAAATTTTCTTTGCCAAAGAAATGGTATGCGTATTTACTCTCAATATGTCTACCCATATCATCCATAACACATATGCCACCATCTTTTAATAAATTCCAAGCAGCAAAAATACTTTTCATCCTACCAGGACCCTTATAAGGTCTTGGTGGGTTATGACCTAACGGTCCATCTACGAATATCATGTCCCAGTTTTCTGATTTAATGCTTTTTGGTAATGCCATTTTTAATTTTCTTAAATCAAATCCTATTTTCTCATGGTCTTTTGCCTCTGTGTTGTATTTTACAGTATGTATCTCCAATCCAGATCCGTTGAATTTTGAGATCCACTCCTCATCATCTTCTAGGAAAGCTGTACGACCACCCTCATTTATCTTTTGCCAAACAAATGCGTCGTGTCCTAATCCAAAAACTAAAAAGTTACAGGGAGATAATAAATTTAACTCTTTTGCGACAGCTAAGTACTGATTTGTCGACATCAAACCATAACCTTTTATCTTCATCTGCTTAATTAATTGATTATAACTCATTGTTAATATTCCATAAAATTCTTTTTTACTACTTCTAAGGCTTGTTCTAGCGTTTGTATTTCATAAGTACCCTGGTTGATTCTAGTGTCTGCGTGCATATGATATATTCTAGGGGTTAGGTGCTCTTCGCCAAAAGTGTGATGAAACTTTCTTTGCTTTTCTCTGTTTGCCTTACTTCTAATGTTATATTCTACAGGAAAAACATAAAATTGAAGACCGTTTTGTATAGCCTCCCACAGTGATACTCTAAAGGATGGTTGATCCCATGGACAATGTTGATAATATTTGTAAAAATTTTCTCTCCATTTTTTAAACAAAGTGGTGACTTTATCGCTTTTATTAAACACCATAACACCAGTATTTACCTCAGAAAAAGAATAAGGAATGTCTCCATACTCTGGTATGGCTTCTGAATACTTTTTTCTTTTCCTAGCTAGATCATGAGTAGCCGCAAGATCAAAGTTGTCTAATAAATCATACATATCTTCTATATTATAATCAATAATCGTATCTGTATCCAGGAACAGTGTTTTTTCATATGGTGACATTATAATATAATCAATTTTAGGTCTAAGATGTTTTGCTCTTATTAAAACACACTTATCTACATATTCAGAATCGACTGGTTTATCTACAAATGCCGTAATATGTAACTCTGGATTGTGTTTTTTTACAGATTCTGCAGATATCAACATTTCTTTTAAAAAATTTTCTCCAAAAGCAATATACAATACGCCTCTTTTCATTTTTTTATGCTCCTAATGTTAAAATAAAGTCTCTCTGCCCAAGAAATAGGATTATATAATCTATCAAATTCTTCTTTTGCGTTCTTCGCAACTTTTGTTCTGACTTTTGGGTCTTTATATTTTAATATCCCTTTTATCCAGCTTTGCTTATTAAAAGCAATGGTCCCGCATCTTGGGTCTCCCAATATGTGGAAATTACTTGGGGTTAAATCAGTCACTATAGGTATTCCTAGTTGATGAAAAACAAATGACCTGCCGGCATTTGATTTATTTTTCATACGAATTACGTGATCAGTAGAGTGCATACCATAATGGTCATTTATTGGAAAGTTATGATTTTTCATATCAATGTAAGTTACATTTGGTACAATTCCAACGTCACAAGTCATTAAGTTTTGTTTGATTGTATCCAAGCCCCACTTCTTGATAGCGATATTTTTAATGTTTGGTCTGCCATATTGCCAATTTATATTCTCGTGAGTCGTGACGACTAATAATTCAATGTCACAAATCTTATCAATATACTCTAAAGCCGATTTTAAATGGGGCTCGAATTTACTTAGGTGAGGGTAATGCCCGTGATATCCAATTCTTAAGACATCTTTCTCAATATGTTCTTTTTGTTTACAATTTTGGAACATATTTTCTATGAGGGGAAATAAAAATACATTTTCATAAGTTGACAAACTATCCATTTCTTCTAATGAGCCAACTATGACAAAATCAATATTTAAATTTTTCTTTTCAGCAGATAAGTTAATAACGCCAACAGTTCTTTCAGGATATTTTGTTTTTATTTTTGAAGCAGCTTCTGCATCTTCTTTACCACAAATGATAATATCATGATCTTCAACCCTGCTATTTGGATTGGCTATCTCTGATTGTATCCCTGCTTGTTTAAAATAATTGTTTAAATCGTGAACCCATATTCTATACGAGCCAACATTTATGAAAGGTGTGGTGCAATAAAATAATATTTTTTTTTCTTTTGACATGATTTTATTTTTTAATAAACTCTTTGTATTTATTTGATACTTCTTTCATATCATAACTCACTTCATGTATATTTTTAATTTTTTTATCAAAACTAAGGACTGGTGGTTTGTATAATTCAACAGGCTTAAAATCCCAATCTTTTTCCTGTATTACAATGGCATCCAAACCAGCTATTTCTTTTGTGCCGCCGGCGGAAGAGCAGATAATTTGGCATCCACTAGCCCTTGCATCAACAACAACATTAGGGCAGTGATCAAGCCAAGCTAAATGCAGAAAATATTTTGATCTCTTGTATAAAGAAATTAAGTTAGGTACGGATATCTCTCCAACATAAAATATTCTTTCACTTTTTTGTATTTTTTTATCTGATTTTCCTGCGATTACTAGGCAATCTTTTTCAGAGGAGTGTTCTAAAAAATATCTAATATTGTCGTCTAATCTTTTATGTGGACGCCATGATGCGGCGCAAGACCAAACATTTTCGAATTTATCTATTTTTGGATGACTCAGAGGTGTAACAGTTTCAATAAAATCTGTGTCAGCGCCATTGTGGATTACAGCAGAATATTCATGCTCTCCGAAATATTCTGTTGTTAGCTTTTTATTAAAATTAGATTGAAATATAACACCGGTGGAATGGTGATATGTTTTTTCAATATTTTGATTTTGTATTTTATACGGTTGAGATAAATTAAAGTATATCCCATCTAATCTCTGAAAAAGAGGAATTTTGCTTTGAAAATCTCTTGTTTCTATAAAGCATAGTCTAGCATCGGCGGTAGAGGTTTTGTTAAATGTGACACCATTTTTTTTGCCATATTTAACTAATTTTGATGCGAAATGGTTAGGTCCCGAAGCGCTTTGAAGGTTTACGTTTTCTAGTTGTATATTCATATTCTTTTATATGGAGTTTTACTCCTGATTTTGTCTGCCAATTCAGATTGTTTTTTTGCCTTAATCTTATCTACACTTAAGGGGTTTTGTCTATTGTAAACATAAAGCGCTTCTGGTATATATCGTGATCTCTCTGCAGACATCTCTAATAGTGGCAACATTATAGCTTGATCATAAGTCATTTCGAAATATTTACCGCTCTCTTTAAGATCTTTTTGATCTAACTTTTCCCACAGGCAATATTTAAAAGTTCTAAGATGTGATGCTCGCCAACTGTCTTTTCTAAACGAATTATTTTTGATAATCTCCTCTGGGTATTCAGAAGGCTCTACGCCTCTTTGACCGGTTGGGTTATATATATAACTTCCATAAGTTAATAGTGTATCTGTCGTGTATTCATCACTTAACCTAGATAAAACCGCCGTAGATGATAACCAATCATCGCCATCCATCAATATTACGATATCCTGTTTTTTTATACTCTTCTCATTTAAGATGTAAGCAATGTTTCCCAAAGCATACTTTTTTTCTTTATTTTGTATTAATTCAAATCGGGTATCATCTCTTATCATTTGCTTGATTATATCTGAGGAGTTATCAGTCGACATATCATCAACCAAATAACACTTAAAATTAGTATAACTTTGACGCCTAATACTGTTTATACATTTGTCAATCCACTTTTCACAATTATAAAAAGGAACAACAAAAATAAATTTATCATTTTCAATATGTGTTTCCTTTGGCTCCGGTAAAGATAAATTTTCAAATGCTAATTTTTCTATTTGTGTCCAGAATATTTCTGTTCGTTTTCTCAAATAATATAAAGTGTTTTCTCTTGTTTGGAACCAAGGCTCGTCTTTGTGTTGAACATTTTCATTTAAAATCAACTCACAGTCCAATAATTTGGCTTCTATTGTCATCCTTGGGCAAGTATCACCAGCATTTGGAAAAAATATAATTCCTTTGGAATTTGCTAGCTTTTGTAAAAGTTCCTTATGACTCAAACCCCAAACCAATTCATACTCTAAGTTATTCTCTTCAGCATATGCTTTGGATTCGCTTACGCCTTTAATCCAAGAAGGTGAATTTAAAATTAAATATTTATTATTTTTGTTTTTTGTATCTAGAGAACAAATGTAATCCAATGTTTCATTTGAAAAAACAGAGCTTAAGACTTGACTCCTATCGTTATCTAAAAATGGAAATTTATTTCTATAATGATCAAATTGATTTCTAGACATCCACCAAGCCATCTTTGCATTGTTTAAAAATATTGAGGTTATTTTTCCTTGACTTGTTAATTCGCAATTACAAGTTTCACCCTCTAATATGTGTTTACCTGGGGATCTATATTTACAATATTTATAATCATACTCCAGAACAGAGTAATTTAAATTTTTAGCAGCAAATAAAAGGACTTGTTGCGATGCGTTGGCAAAATTGCCAAAAATCCAAAAAGCTTTGGTATTTTTTTTCATTAATGAAATTAAGCGTGGATCTGAGGACAGCACCTTATTGCAAGGAAAATAAGATGCTTTAATCAATGCTTCAGTTGTTAACTCGGCGCCTCCCTCATAATGTTCAACAAATAAATCGGATACAAAAAAAATCATGCGTAGTTTGAAATTTTAGAGAATAGATCATCTATTTCTTCATCTGAAATACTTTCGACAAAATACTCATCAATAATTTCTTTAAATTTATTAATTTGTTTTTCACTATTAAATTCTTCTAGAATCCAATCTTGAAGTTTTTTTGCTTGAGATTTAAATCGTCCATAATCTTTATAAACTTCTCTTAGCTTTATTTTACAAGAACCCTGCTGTGGATATGCCCACATAGAGTCTTTCTGTATCACTCCATCCCAAACAGCGTCTGGGGGGACCGGCTGAAGGTCATAATCAATTCTAGCAAAATGAGGTTTGTTTTTCTCTCTACCTTTTTTATCTTTTGTCGGTTTATAGAGAAAATCCAAGTGACCAGACCAATCTGTTGCTAAAACAGGTAATCCACAATATGCAGCCTCAAAAAGTGGTAGACCAAACCCCTCTCCGTGTGTTAAGCTTATTAACGCATTAATGCTCTTGTGAGAATACAAACAATGCATCTCTTCATCTGTTAGATCACCGTGAAGAAGATAAACTTTACATTCTCTATCTTTATACTGTGGTCTAGAAAGAAGTTTTTCTAATTCTTGAGTTACTGCATTTTTATCTAATATACTGCCGCCTCTAACAAATGTTTTAACAACTAGTCCGACCTCTGGATTGTCTATAAATTCTTCAACAAACCACTTCACCGTCGAGCCTAAATTTTTGCGTGGACCCCACTGTGCGACTGTAAGAAAATTAAATTTAGTGTTTAAATCTAGATCAAGATCTGAAGTTAAATTATTTAGAATATCTTCTTTTACCGGGTAATGAACAATATCAACTTTTTTAGCACATTTTAATATTAAAGGTTGATTTGTATTTCTGTCTATTGCCTCGTATATAGTATTTACTAAACCAGCTTTTGAATGCTGAGATATGGTGACTACTCTATCCATCTCATTGCACTTTTGTAACCATATCGGTGCTACTTTTGTTGTTTCAATGCCCGCTGTAACTCCAATGTTGATGGGAGCCATTTTTTGCCACTCATTTGGAATTGTAACCTGCACGGACATATCATATTGCCCTCTTTCTTGGCTATATAATGCTGTCTTTTTAATAATTTTATCCATCCAGTCTCTTTCTTCTGAATTTTCCCATATCCAAGAAGATTTGCCCCAGTTAACCGGGAGCAAATAGATGTCTAGACCTTTAATTTCCCTAAGAACGCGCAACACAAAACGACAATGTTCGCCGTATCCAGTTCGTGTTAATGCTGGTCCTCTTACTAGAACTTTCATTAGGCTACCTCCTTGATGGTCCAACGTTTTGAGTATTTTCTAGTCGACCAAGAGCCTTTCTCTTCATGTAATTTAGTCATTACATCAACCCAAGTTTTTTTAAAGTTTTCAAAATTATAATTTTCCATAACGTGGGCGCGACCAAGAAGACCGATTTGCTTTCTCTCTTCTTCAGAAAGGTTGTAAATTTTTTCCATCGCGGCGACCACATCATCACCATTAAGTCGATCCTCATATATCCAAGGAATTTGTTGAGATCCGATAACAGCCCTGGATGATGGGTAAAGAGCTACTCCAAATTCTTTTTCATCAGCTTTAATTTGTTCTTGGAGACCTCCTGTCATATTAACAATGATAGGAGTGCCACAGGAAAGCGATTCTAAAGTTGCCAATCCAAAACCTTCAGCATCAGAGATGTTCACCGTGCAGTCAGATATATTGTACATAAAAGATAATCTCTTTAAATCAACTTTTTGCTGACTGAACAGGATTTGACCCTCAGTTAGATTTAAATGTTCTATTATGGCTTGCAGATCTTGACCATTCGGGTCTTTTACATCAGTATGCATAACTAAACATGCTTTATCGTGACCAACTTTATCTAGAAATTCCTTAAACCAAAAAATTAAAGAACCAGATTGTTTTCGTCGCGCATTTCGATTATTCCAAAAGAAAACAAATTTATTGGGATCATAATATTCCCCAAATACTTGTTTTTTAAACTCTTCCAGTTCTTCTTGATTATCAACAGGAGCAAAAATTTCACTATTAACCGCATGTGGGATGTATTGAGATTCTACACTTGGTGCTACAGTTTTAACAATATCATCTGTCACTTTTGAAATTGTTGCGATAAAATCATTCGACTCGTAAAGTTGTTTATTATAAGTGGGATAAGGATAATTATCCCAAACATGGTAATAAACCATAGGCATAAGAGGACGGATTTCATTTTCCATTTCCCACAACCAGCCCCAAAAACGGGGATCAGTCATAAACCAAATAATGTCTGGCTTTTCTTGTCTAATAATCGAGCGGACCATCTCCTGATTGCCGTATCCATCAACAGGGAACATAAGCCAATCGTCTCCGTATTGTTCAGTCTTGATTGGGTCATAGTTTGGGTGTTTGATTGCGCCACCAAAAGAACGAATTTGGAACTTACCAGTTTTTAATAACGCTTCACAAATATACCTAGTTTGAGTTCCAACGCCACTAGGACTAAGAGGCATATCACTAAGAGTGAAGACCTTAATTTTTTTATCCATTTAAACCTCATGAGCAATGCTTTGTCTTGTAGTATTCACACACGCCATATTTGCCGTAGCAGGAAAGTCTATTTTTGACGTGGTTACTTTTATTAATATTATATACGGCTTTGTTCAATAGTTTAAGGGCATTGCCTATTTTCTTTTCGCCGTTAGTGACTTTAAATAGTTCAACATTATTTTTATTAGCTGTTCTTTTCAACAAGGCAAAATGGGTAGTAATATCATTATAATTCTTCTCGTGTTTTTTAGCCCAGAAATGTTTATAAAGGGTAAGCTGATAGGTTATCATTTTATCTGATTTTTTACGACTGTCCCAGCCCCAAGAGCAAGTTTTCCAATCAATTATGTGATACTTTTTAGTGTCTGGAGTGTAAACGACAAGATCTATAAAACCCTTAAAATTTTTATTTTTATTTTCAATATTTTCATAAAGCTGTTCTTCTACAGAAACCATCTTAAACTTACCAAAATATTTTTTCAGAGCGGGGAGAATAAACTTTATAATGTGCTTTCCTTGAGTTCGCATAGAAGCAACAAGTTCCGGTTTAAACTCAATCTTAGGTGTGGACTTTTTTACTTTTTGTAAATTTTTTACAAACTCTTGTTCAAAAAGTTTCTCTAAACCCTCAGATTTTTTATTTTCGTCGTTATCCTGTACAATTACTTCACAAACAGTGTGAAGAGCAGAACCGAACGAGGTGTGCTCGTTTCCTTTAAATTGCTTTATCTTGTCAATATAATTTAATTTATGTTTCCAAGCACAACCTGTCCATTCTTTAAGCTCGGAGTAAGATATGTGAGACATTTATTCCTCTGTTGTTTTTCTTTGGGCTCTTTTTCTTCTTGTCGTATTTGCCCTTGGGGTTGCTTTTTTTACCGGGTTTTTCTTTAAACCATAAGGTAAAGATTCCTTGAGTTCTGCTTTTGCTTGCTTTTTCACAGGAGTCTCTGTTACGGTTGCGGTTTTATCTATTTTAACATAATTGTTTGAAATGTCAATTTGTTTCTTTTCAAAAACATATACCCCTTTTCTTTTACTTTTCGACAAATTTCCACTGCTCTCTGTTGGTAAAAAAATATAATCTCCAAGCGTAAACTTGGTTTGTATTTTTTTTATTATTATATCTAATTTTACATCTATTTTTTTAGCCCTAGAATCGGAATAGATTTCAATTTCAAAAAATCTTTTGTTATCGTTTTTACTTTTTATTTCACTGACGTGCATATTGCTCCTTTTAGAAATCAAAAAATGAATCCAATATGCCATAAAGCACTGGACTCAACTCTTTGAGTTTATTCTTGTTTCCTAATAAATAGTTCTCAAATCCATTTGCCCAATATTCTCGTAAAGCAGTTATTGCATAGGGAGAATAAAATAAATTAGAAGAAATAGTCCTTAATTTATCATAACCAATTTCTCTATATAAGTGTTGATCGAAGTTATAGTCATATTCAGAATTTTTATAATCTTCTAAACTGTATTTGCTATCATCTAGCAAATGATACAGAGTGCTTCTTTTGGAAATAAATTCTCTCTCTAGTCTACCATCTCCATAAATTTTTTCTTTATTTTTTTTCTCAACTGCATGAGCTAACTCGTGAAGAATATCGTCTAGTAGGTCTTCCTCATTGTCCTGATCTGGTGACAGATATATTGCTCCGTCTTGAAACATTGCATTATATTCTCTGCCATCTTTAAAAAATTCATCAACATAGCCAACAAAAAGCCCATCAACATTATCAAAGAAATAATCTGGGGTTAGCATTTCTATCTTTTTTTTAACAAAATTAATGTTAATATCATTTTCAAATGGTTGTGCAAAAACAAGCGGCTTCCCATGGATTTTGTATTGTTTAAGCTTCTTTTTAGATTTTTCTACACCTTCAGAAATATATTGTTTCATTTAATCAACACTTCCAAACGCCCCATTTTCAGAGATACTAGGATTTGTCATTGTCTCGGAATCAACAAGCCCCTGTTTGTATCCACGGATGAAATTCTCTTCTGCAATAACCAAAACAAACTCAGGAAATTCACTTGCCATCACTTGAATAATCATTTCAACATTTACCTCATCATTCTCAGGGTTTAATTTGTCACCGACATAGTTAATTAGCCACTTTTTCATTTCATTTACTGGATTTACTGCTTGTAGTAGTTCTGGATTTTCATTATTTAAAGACATATAAGTCCTCCTTTTATGTAAATATAACAGATATTTGGCATAGTTTAAAGGATTTTAGAAGCGATAGTAGCTACTTTGGAGCGCTCACCCTTTAAGAGAGTTACATGTCCAGAAATATCATAACTTTTAAACTTTTCGACGGCGTGTGTGAGACCGTTTGATGTTTCGTCTAGATATACATTATCAATCTGTTCTACGTCACCTGTTAAAATAATTTTTGTTCCCTCGCCAACTCTGGTAAGAATAGTTTTGAGTTCGTGGGCTGTAAGATTTTGAGCTTCATCAATGATGATAAATGCATTCGCTATAGAGCGACCACGAATATAAGTTAAAGCCTCTACTTCTATTTTGCCTCTATCCATATAGCTTTCCAGAGTGGCTTTGTCATTTGCCATTAAATATTCTAAATTATCACGAATGGGAGCAACCCAAGGAGACATTTTTTCTTCCATTGTTCCCGGTAAAAATCCAATATCTCTACCCATCGGCTGTATTGGTCTAGACACCACAAGCCTACTATAAGTTTCTTTTTCTACAACTTGGCTAAGACCGGCTGCGATCGCCATTAAAGTTTTACCACAACCAGCCTTGCCAACCAGTGTAACAACATTGATTTTTGGATCTTCCAATAAATCCATTGCAAATATTTGCTCTTTATTTCTAGGTTTTAACCCCCAAAGTCTTTTTTTATTACCCGGGTTGAGTAACTTTATAGGCTTTTCGTAAGATTCAAATTTACCTAGAGCAGTCTTTTTTTCATTTTGATTAGAAATCAGCATGAGGAACTGATTTGGATTTAATCGTAAATCTTCTTCTTCGATATAAACCTCTTCGCCGGAATAAAACCGGTCAAGAACCGGTTCGTCTACCAAATGAGTAATGAAACCAGTGTATATTGTATCTGTATCTTTTACAACTTGATCTGAATCAAAATCCTCGGTCGTTAAACCCAAAGAATCGCACTTAACACGCATGTTAATATCTCGTGTGACCACGATTACTTTTCTTCTTGGGTTTTCATTTTTCTGGTTTAACGCAACGCTAATGATCTCGTTATCAGGAACAGAAAGATCAAAATCTTCTGGTAGACCTTCTCTTTTAACCATCTTCACGCATATTAGACCCTTACCCTTATCTATTCTCACACCTTTAGATAAACTACCTTTTTCACGGAGAACATCAAGATTGCGAATAAGCATTCTTGCATTGGTTCCGGCGCCGTCTTGTCTTTTTTTGTTGTTATCTATTTCTTCAAGAACCTTGAGGGGAAGAACAATATCGTTATTACCATAAGAGCGAATACAACTCGCGTCTGTCAAACAAACGCTTGTATCAAGAATATAAATTTTTTTAGCCATGTTAACTCACTTTGTTAAACACTTGATCTTCTTCATCAAAACACCCACTTTCAATAAGTATAATCTGAAAAAGCAGTCATTATAAATAGTCTTTTTGTTTATAAAAAAGGAAAAAGCGGTGCGGCGCCCTTATTTATTTATATGAGAGTAAAAATCTCAGAGACATGGGAGGATAAAAAAATGAGTAGGGTTATGATTGGTGCCCTAGCGTTCGTTATGCTGTTTGCTTTCTCTTGCGGCACGATGAATTCAAGTGTAAAAAATGATTTTCCAAGAGAAGGATTTGCGTTTATTAGTAAAACAGTTCAGTTAAAAAGATGTTTTGGTAAAGACAATTGCGCCACAATGGATTTACGATCTTCAGGTTCTGGTTACGTCGTTAAGCTTTCCGACAAGGGCGCATACATAGTTACCGCCGCTCACGTTTGTGATGGCGAAAAAGGTTTGTTAGAATCAGTTGAGCAAACTATTCACATGAGAGTCTCAACATTATCATTAAAAAGGTATGATGCTATTGTTCTAAAAAAAGATCAGTCAATTGACGCTTGTTTACTTTTTGCAGAGGGTTTAACTGAAGGGGTGGAGGTTATACCTCTAGCCACGAAACCTCCGAAAAGAGGTGAAAAAGTTTATAATATAGCGGCTCCTTTAGGTATGTTTGATTATGATATGGTTCCAGTCTTCGAAGGTAGATATGCTGGTGAGGAAAATGGTCAAGATGTCTATTCCTTAGCTGCTACTTTTGGTTCTTCTGGATCTATGATTCTTAATTCTAAAGGTGAGTTAGTGGGAATGGTTCACTCTGTTTTAGTAAAGTTTAGAAATATTGCTATTTCTTCGCCTTATGAAAAACTTATGGAATTTATAAGAAGCGGCTTATCTAAAGCTGAATTAGCCGAGTGGATGTGCATTCCTGAAGAGTGTGTAGACTATTAATATTTATATGTAGGTTTTTTCTTGTTCCAAACGGTCAGACCTAGTTTGTTTTTAACCCAGATTAGGTCTGTATATAAGTTCATATAATCTGTGTAGTTTTCTTCATCTGTATGTGCTTGCATAAAAGTAAACTCATCCATCTGAAAAAATGTTGTTAAATAAAAATTAACTTTATTATCAATTTGTTGTCTATTGTTTGCTATTGATGTTCTTGTATCCGGTAGGATAAATTCGTAGTCATTTCTATCGTGAACAACTGTTATTAGCAATCTACCTGTTACTAGTTGCACCTTTAAGCTTATGTGATCAATATTGGTAACATACCAGTGCTCTTGCTCATATGAACGAATTGAATTTCTTTTTTTACCATACTTAGATGCCATTAATTTACTGCCGATATTAAACTTGCTTGAACAAACTCAACTTTTTTATTTTTATTTTTTGGATCTTGTAAGGTTAGATATTGTTCTGAATTCCATCGAAGGTATTGAATATCTTCTAACAACCAAACTTTATTTTTATAGTAAACTGGAGATCCAATGTAGGCTCTTCTTCCGTTCCCGTCTAAAGTAAATCTTGTTGTCGACATTTTAAACCTCCTTTTAGGGGGTTTGTGACCCCTCTTCTGTTCGGTGGATAACAAAATCATCTAGTGCATCGATGCATTCTAGCGCTTCTGCTAATATTGTAGTCCATTTGTCAACTTCTTTTAAGATATCAGTATGTTCTCCAACCATAACAGTCTGAGTAAATAACATATCTAACATCGCTCTAGCTTCCTCTGCTTTGGCTTCATATTTTATTTTTGCTGCATTGAATAATTTATTATTCATATAACCTCTTTTTCTTCTTCTTCAAAAAATGAAATTGTATTATACTTTTTAATATAGCGGTTAAACTCCATATAGTCAACCCCTAAAAATCTAGCTGCTTCTTTTTTTGTTCTTGCAATGCTTAAAGCTGTCTTTAAAAGAGCATCTGTAACTGCATGGCGAGTCAATCTCCAGATTGGTAAGCCATAAAATTTTCCATACAGATATCTGGTTGATAATTCTAATTTAACTGCTATTAAGTCTTCTAAAGAAATATTATTAATATTATTTAAAGTATTATCAGTAATTTTCTTTTCAGATTTTAGTTTGTTTATTATACTATACTTTGAGTATTTTGTAACAGTATTTTTCTTTTTCTTATTTTTCCATGACATATATTAAATAATAATAGAAATAATGATATAATTTAATTTATATTATTTATTATAATCTGGAGATTCTGGTTCTGGTAGGGTTGGTTGAAGTTCTTCTTCAAATCTATCGAAATATAATTTAAGATTAGTTAACATATATTCTTTATAAAGTTTTCTATCTTTTTCATCAGCCAAAGATTCATATGCATCTTGAATTTGATTCTCAACTTTATTAAAAGTAGTTGAAGCAAAATTACGACCGGTTACATTCATACCTTGTAGATCTTGAAATTTTTCAGGCTCAGTTTCTTCAACTTCTTCAGGCATATCTCGATCACGAACAGGAATAAACTTATCTTCTTCAACATCCACATCTAAAGTAACTTCTTCTTCAAGTTCATTTTCTTCTTGACTTTCTCCAGCAATTGCTGTAATATCAACTGGTGCCAATGAGTTCTCGACAGCGTTAAGAATGTGCGCTCTAAAAGAATCTCTCTGAGACTTAGAGGTTGTTAGCCCTTTAAAAGCATCTTCGATAATCGGAATAATATTTTTTAAAGTATCCTCAAGGACATTTATCCCCGTTGATCTTTGAGGCTGCTCGTCTGGAACATCGGCACTTACTTCTCTGATAAGAGAACGAATAACACCACGGAGTCTATTCTCCTCAAGCATTACTTTGTCTTCTTTTTCAGCAAGGTAATTTTCTAGAAGTGAGCGAACAACTTTACGAAGACGCTTTTCTTCTTTTAGTTCTTTTAAAAATTCATCGCGATCAATCATTAATTTAGACTCCAAGTTTCTGTAATAAATAGTTTAACGCCTCATTAACTTCATTTTCAGTAACTTTTCTTTTTTTTCGAGGACCCATAGCGACTGCACCCGCCGATATTGCTGAAACTTCTTCTATATCTTCAGGCTTTTTTACTTGCTTTGTGGCTATGGCATATGCTATATCTTCACCTTCTTCTTCACCATATTGTTTTTTTGTGCTTTTCATTATCTCTTTAGCGTTTTTATCTCTTTTTCGAATTTCACTTTTAGTGAGTTTCTTTTTCTTCTTTTTGCGCTTTTCTTCTAGCACCTCATCAACTAGCCCACGAAAGATACCCAAGAAGGGTTCATTTTCCTCCTTAAGTTCTCCTTTTACCATATCTGCTATGTAATCCACTCGATCTTTTGAAGTATCTGGTAAGAATCGTTCGATATCTTCATCGTTTTTCAAAGCATTTCTAAAATCAGTGGCGCTTAACACTTCACCAACAGGCTTGAAAGCATAATCCATTGAATTTAGAACTTCAGCGTCCTTAACATATTTTTGAACATTTTTATCAAACCTTTCAGCAGCATCGCCATCTTTTGTCGAGGCACCAAGAATAATCTTTGTTCCCTTCATCTCCGGTCTGTTCCCATATTCCATCGCCGCTTGTACGGGTGTAGGAAAATCAGGAATCTGAACATCAGCATTTGTAATATTAGCGTCATCCAAATAAAGGTTTAAAATTCTTACAGCAGTTTGTGCTGTAATCCCATCTCTCTCTTTTGGACTGACCAGAACAACTACTCTATCAGCCAACCTAGCATAATGTTCAATCATGTCAAGGTGCCCACGATGAGCAGGCTTAAACTTTCCTGGTAAAATAGCAACAGTTTCACCTTCATTTCGCTCCATAAGCATTTCCTTTACCATCTGTGGGATTTTACCCCTTCCATACTTAAATAACCCCAAAAGTTGGTTCATTGGGGCAAAGTTTCCTGTAAACTTATACATCTGACCATCGTATTGGAAAACAAAACCTTCTACGACTGTATCGATATTGTCATGGTGCTTAAGTTTGGTAAGCTGTCTTACTAATATGTCTTGGGCTCCTTCTTGTTCTGGTCCTTCATAATCTTGGATAGCGCGAATAGCAGTCTCTGTTTCTTTTTTTAGTCTTTCGACCTCTGCTTGGTTATCTAAGATATATGAACTCTTAAGACCCCGAAGAAGTTCTACGGCAAAGTCATGTATTGCCATTTCAATTGGTTCAATTAATTTTTTTGATAAAATTTTGGAGTTCTTATTAAAGGCAGATACTTTTGCTCTGGTTTCTCTATCCATACCCTTTGTTATCTGTGAAGTAGTTGGAGCAGTTTTATCACCAAGCATTCGACGGACAAGAAGCTCTACTCTCTCGTCGTCTAGTTCTGGGAGGTTCTTTGCTGTAAAGGGTGTTAGTTTATCACGAAGATAATCATTTAATGTCATATCACCAGAATAACCTGTAGCCTGTATACGATCTAAGGTTTCTTGAACAAATGCTTCGTCGGTTATCTTATTGAGGGTAAGGAAAGCTGTTCTGCGAACGTTAAAGGCTTCATCAGCCGTTGCTTGTTCAAATCTATCAACCACGCTATCTAAAAATGCTGATTGTTTTTCATTTGCTACAACTTCTAGACTATTATCTTCTTTATTATATTTTTTATGACCCATGCGATGAATATTCACGACATTTTCGTCATAGTTTACAACATTCGGAGCAACTGGACCTTGTATTTCTGTGTTGTAGAAGATTTCACCATTAGGTCCAAAGATTTGGGCTTTTTCTTTTTCTGAAAGCGATTCAAGAGCACTTACATAAGCATTGAAGGCGGTAACATAGGCTCGTTTTGATTCTTCACCACCTCGGAACTCTCTATTGATAAGGTCATCAAAAGTCATCCCACCGCGAGACATGTCACCTTTGTTTCTTGCTGCGCGGGGCTTTCCGTCGACATAACCAAGAAAAATGTTGTAGCCATCAGTTTTTTCTGTTCCTACAAGTTCACCTTTTGCGGCTTTTTGTAGGATCTCTGCCATTTTATTAAAGGTGAGATCACGATTATCATAAAGATGTGCTAAATGTCCTGCTACGCCACCCATATGCTATCCCCCTCTACGATCTCTCATGCGAGCTAAATCTTGTGCAACAGATGCTCTTACGTCTTTTTGTCTAGCTATTTCTTTACTACCAACTCTTTTTTCTCGTGATCTTTCATAACTGGTGCGACCATCCTTGTCAACTCTTCCAACTTTTTGCAACAAATTATCACGAAGTTTTTTTAGCTTATCTTTTTCTTCTTGAGTTCCTTTTTTTCTTATTTGATTGCTTACCATATTTTCCAACTCGCTGACGCCGCTCTTCAAGTCAGTGGCAATGTCTTTAGGTAATTCAGGAGCCGCAAGCATTTTTTCTAACGCATCAATCAAGCTTGCCATTGAAAACGCACCTGGGGGCAATCCTATTTTTTGTTGTAAACTCTGTTCTTGTAACGTTTTTGATATCTCTTCTTTGATTATTTTTTTTAGAGTTGATTTATTTATTTTCATTTATGTGTCTCCTGTTATTTACCGGTTAGGAAATAATATCCTAAATCAGCATAATCTTTTTTATTCATAGCTTTTGGCTCTGAAACACCGGGGAACATTGTCATGAGAGAAATAAATTTTCTTCCACCCTTGGCACCACCAACTTTTCCAAGATCACTAACTATTAAGTTTAATTTATTTGTTGGTCTTAAAGGTCCATCAACTACAGCCACCGCTTGATGTGCAAAATATTTCTTTTTTGGATCTGCTTCAGAGGCATTCGACAGTTTTTTACTATCATCCGGCATACCTAAAGAGTCAAAAGGAAAATTGCCGTTCTCATCTGCTTCATAAACACCTAAACCTTGCTTCATTTTAAACGGAATTGCTTGGTTATTTGTAATAAGTTCTTTAAATTGAAAGTCTCTTGGCGATTTACCTGCAGCTTCGCTTTTATGAACGATGGAATCTTCACCTATGTCTCTACCCATATCCACATTAAACCATTTTAGTTTTGTAACATAAGGGTTTGATTCTATCTCGTCTGGTTTTGGTTTTTTCTTTAATAGGGTTGCTGCTAAGTTTACTAAAGATTCGTCTGTTGATAATGAGTCTGCAAACTTAGAACCTGGGAGATCTGATTCTCTTTTGTGAGAATGCTTTGCATGTTCAAAAGTGGTATTTGGTATATACAAGAAAACATATGGACCCATCTCTACAAGGTTTTCTTCTGTTAGATCGTTGGCATAACCCTTTAGGAAGCGATTCTTCAAGAGAAGTCTTTTTGCTTGGTTAACGACCTTTCTCGCTACCCGCTTTTTCATTTTCTCTTCTAACATTTCTTCGTTAGTTTCGTTTATAAACTTATTCCATCTTTCTAATATTAGTTTCATTCTTTACCTTCCTCCAGCACACGCACTTGTTCTTCTAGAAGTGATATTTTATTTTCAAGAGTTCTAACAACTCTTTTTATTTCAAGTAAGTTTTGACGAGCAACTGATAGTTGCCTACTTTCCCTTTGACTTTTTGGTCGCACTTCGTCTAGGATACGAAGAACAGACTCGACATAAGCACGAGCAGTAGGATTGCTTTTAACTTCTCCTATTAAAAAGTCTCTGGTCATCTTTCTTAGATCAACTTTCATTATTCGCTCTTTAGCATTTCGCTAATCATATCACGAACAGCATCTTGTAGCGCCGCTTCATCTAAATCTTCAAGGACTGCTTCTTTGGCTTCTGTTGACATTGGATGAGCTTCTTCTAGGGCACCTTCTTTCTCTTCTTCATCCAACTCTTCTGGTGCTTCTTCTAGTTGAGCAGTTGCATAGTCAGCATTGGACAGGTCATAAGTGCCCATACCCTCATTTAAAAATGATTTCTCTTTTGGCTTGTATCCCCATTTATCCATAAGCATTTCGCCAAATTCTTTACTTCTCCAATTTTTGTAAGACATTTTCTGTTCTCCTTTGGTGTCTTTATCTTTATAATTAGTTTCGTCAAGTCGATTCTTCAGACGATCTTCAAAATCACGAAAACACATATTTCCTTTTTCGTATGCCTCGCGTTCCATTTCACGCATGTGTGGATCTTTTTGAGCATAACCTGGACCAGTAGGACCCATACTCATTAAGTCTCCTCTTTCGTTTTGTAAGTGATGCACCAGTTCGTGAGCGAGAGAGCGAAGACAGTCTTTCATATGTCTACCAGTGGTGTAAACTGTTATAGATTGTTCTGCTGGATCATAGTGGGCAGTTTTGCCAAGAGGTTTCATGCTATTTTCTTTGTCTTGCGCGAATACTATGGTAGGCTTGTTCTGAAGTTTATATCGCTGATGAAAGAATTGTAATAAATCATCAGCATACGTGCGGATATCATTCATAAAATAAATAGTTAGTTATTTTAGTTTAGACTTTATGAGGGGAACGAGAAAACACAACAGACTTAACAAAAGGCACATTGTCCAATCTTTGTGTAATATATTCTTCCATGTGTTTAGCATCAATGAACCGTTTAAGAGTGCTGTTTTCATTAACAGCAAAGTGACCGACATTTTCTAGAACATCCATTTTATTAAAAACAACATGAGTTGCTCCATTAATATTAATGGCTTTTTGAAGAAAATTTAAATTCATCCAATTGACTTGCCGGACGCGTCCTGTCGTCGCTCCGTATTCTTGACCTTCTTCTTGTATTTTAGTAAACACCTCACCTGCAGGTTGGAACTTCTTAGACCCAACATACGTCTCGTAAGATTTAGCTACACCATAGATGTTTCTTACTGTTTGAGGAGGGACACCGTTCATCAAAGCAGCCGCAGAAATACAGTTTGATGAAGTAACATAAGGATATGAACCCCAATCAATATCTAAGCCAAACCCTTGGGCGCCCTCAAAAAGAATAATTGGATTGCCACAGCGTTCATGCAACTCTTCGTATAAATCCATAAGGTAAGGGCGAAGCTCGGGCACGGTTTCAGCCCTAACTCCGGTTCTAGCAAACTTATCGCGGTAAGCGGGACCATTACCTCGTTTAGTTGTGCCTATTTTTGTCTCTCTTGCTTCTTCTTCAATATGATTTTGCGTAATAATGTGAGCGTTTTTAGCGATAAATACAAGACCATCCGTATCAATACCGCCTGCTTTTAGTTCTTCAATCTCTTTGAAAAACTGTTCCACGTTGACGACACACCCCGGACCAATAATGGACCGAATGCCAAAAAATACACCGGCAGGTATGTGATGAGTAATAAATTTTTTCCCTCTATGAAAGATAGTGTGCCCTGCATTGCAACCACCATTGTATCTAATAACATGTGTATATTCTCCTGTTCTACAAAGGTGGTGTGTAACCTTTCCTTTTCCACAATCACCATATTGTAAATCTACAACAATATCTGAAATCATAAAACCCTCCAAATGAGGTTTTATTATAACATAAGGGAATAAATAGTTAAAGAGTTAGTTTTCGCCGCAGGCAGTTTCATCGAGGATATCTAGAAGATTGGAATACATTTGCTCGGCAGTGGGGACTAAATCAAATTTCTTTGCTTTTGGAAGCGCATCAACAATATCATTCCAGTAAGCATTTCCAAAGCCAGCACTAAAAACATAAAAACTAAATTCTGGCGCAGCTTTCATTGAGTCTATAACATCGCTTTGTGTTATCTTTGGAACCAAGTAGCTTTGAGGTTCCTCATCTGTAAAAACTATTATTACTCTTTTGGTCTCTTCTCTCCACTCTATATTCCAGTTTTCTTTTTCGGGTTCTGAAAGGTTAGCACCTCCCCAGTTTTCAAGCCATGCAGCAGAGTTAACATCAAATGTTCCGTTACCAATTAAACTTTGTAGGGAGAGGTATATAGCATCTAAACTTTGCTCGTCTCCACCGTCCATTTGTGTTGTATCTATGCTTGAAAACGAAGCCATGAAACTTTGAAAGTCAGTTAAATTAATTTCTATTTTTAATTTTTCAACATTTTTTGTTAAGCCTGCATCATACTCTTCAACAGCAATTAATACTAAACCCCACTTTATGATCTCAGAATCACTGTAATGGACAGCAAACTGACTTAGCGCTGAGAGCACAGCGTTGATATCATTTAGCATAGAACCTGACATGTCGACAATGAGAAGAATATCAGTAGGCTCAAGTTCTTTTTCTGTTATACCATCACAGTTTGTGTCTTCTCCGTTGCATATGTCCTCGTCCATCGGGACAACTTCATCCATACACAACTCGGCAACAAACGTGCCGTTCTCGAAATCACTGCCCCAAACTCCTTTATTACAATAAAAATTTCCAGGCTTGCATATGCCAACACCAAGAGTCTCAGGGGGTCCACTATAACAAATAGAAAACAAGTCCTCATCAACTAATTGATTACAGTTGTCATCATGATTATTACAATCCTCTGGCGCTACAGTTCCTAAATATGGATCGCATTTTGTGTCTGGTAGCGTTAGCTCTGGAAACCAGTGACAAGTGGCAAGGCACTCACTCATCTTAAAACTTGTGCATTTTTGGTCCTCGCATTCACAAGTTTTGTATCCCTCGCCGCAAACCAATGGAGATTCACCGCAGGGCGCTAATACTCCAACATCTTTTTCAGTACAAAAGCATTCTATACCCTCATCGATCTCACCATCACAATCATTATCAAGCCCATCACAAATCTCGTCAAAAGGTTGCTTTGCAGTGCAAAACCACTGACCTTGAATACAAAACTCTAAATCATCCTCACAAGCAGTTGAACAAGCTTGCACTAAATCTTCATCGGTTAAACCATCGCAATCATTATCTATATTATCACAAACTTCTGCCGGTACCGGACCACATAACCCACAGTTATTTAATTGTCCTTCATCTATTTCACCATCACAGTCGTTATCAATACCATCACAAATTTCTTCGGTGCAGTTAACAATACATTCAGTATATTGTATCAAACCTTTGACACAAACTTTATCTTGTATTCCTGGCTCGCCCTCTTCATTTAAACATGGCGCATCTTTTTCTATTAAATATTGAGTTGGGTTGCATTCAAGTTGTTGTTCACATTCGCCTTGAAATACTATAGTATTTGGTTCTTCACATTCATTAATACAAATTTGTTTCCGCCAAACTTCACTTAAATCTTCACAAAAGTACCAGTCGCATTTCACACACGGATCTTGCCATATGGAATACGTGTCTTCTTCAACTACAATATCAACTACATCTTTAACATCGGGGACTGCAGGCACAGGACTAGCAGCGACTGGTTCTTTTTTACTGGAACAGGAGGATAATAATATTATACTAATGAGAAGAAATCTCTTCATCTTCATATAATAAATATGTGTTTAAGGGGGCTAAGTGTATTCTTTATCTTGTTTTTGTGGTAGTTTTGTGATGCGAGTTGATATAATACGGTCGCCGTCCGCGTCTTTCATTGTTGATATTTTTTCTGAGACCAGTTGTAAATACGTGAGCGCTCTTCCTGGTTCAACATAAAAACGAAGGTAGAGATTCATTAATTTATTGTTTTGAGGATCACGCTGAATACCACCTTCACCGGCACGAATAACAGTAACGCCTTCGATTCCACGGATAGCTTCAAAAACGCGACCATAAAGTTTAGTAGCAGATTCAGCCTTTACAAGAAGTTCTGCTTCATAAACAGACTTTTGTTCGGTGAGGAAATATTTAAAATTTTCAAAAAGATTTTTCATTATCATAATTAGTCTATTTTATTACAAAACGTGCTCTAATGTAAATTCTAAACACCAAAAAGCTTCGCCATCTGCCCAATAAACTAAAACATCGTATATTCTTTCGTCATCTCTGTCGTCATCACGAGCAAACTCTGGGATTTCGTGAGTTTTAACGACAACGCCTATGCTATGTAATAAATCGAACCTTACAAGGTCCCCAGGTTTAAAGCTGCAGGACATGTTTTACTTTTGTTCGGCGGCTTCCTCCAGACTACCGCCAAAACCAGGTGGTGCCGACTTTGCCCTATCATATGATGGTTTAGTCATTCCTGGTGAAACATATTTATTACCGCCCTTTCCGATCAGGCGTATTTTCATTTTCCTATAGTTTTTCTTAACTGCTCTTTGAAAAGGTTCAGTTTGCTCTTTTCTTAATCTTTTTGTTTTTCGCTTTGACGCTTCTTTTCTTTTCTTTGCGTAATCAAAAGCTTTTTTAAGTCTTTTCTTAACTTTTGGATTTTTTGCATTTTGATATGCCGCTCTTACTCTTTGATGTATGAGGTTGATTATTTGTGATTGTCTTTTGTGCGACTTTGATTTAAAAGAAGCTTTTGATAAAGTATCTTTAATGTCCTGAACCGTGCTAAACTTTACACTTACAGTATCTTTTGGATTTTCGTCTGTATAGAGTCTTCTACCAGAACCTTTTGGTTTTTTACCTGTTCCGGTTTTGGGGTCTTTGCCTTCGTTTGTTCTCTCGCCTTTTTTAGAACGAGTTTTTTGATTTTTACAAAACTGCTTCATCGT